CAGACGAAGAGGAGGACATCGACGAGCGATCTCTCGCGATGTTCCATTTCGTCACCCGCGCCGCCTGCTCCGCCGTCATCGCTCACCTCTTGGAATCCGGCGACCTGGAAATCGGAGACGACTCATGAGCCAAGAATTCTGGTTGAAGAAGTTCAACGAGGCCCGGGGAGGCACACCCCCGCGCCCGCAGGCCGGCCTCACACCCGCCGGCACCCCGTGGTGGGCCCACCCCACCTACACGCGCCCCGAGACACCGCCGGCCGAGCCGGCGAGCGAACCGCAGCAGCTCCAGCGCGAGTACCAGACGGAGCGCGCCCAGTCCGCCAAGCACTCCGAGGTCTGCCCGTCCTGCTCCAGCGAGCACTACTGGCGGCCCACCCCCAACTCCCAGGCGACCTGCTTCGACTGCGGCTGGCCCGTCCAGAACTCCACCCAGGGCGTGGCCATCGCCAACAACAGCAGCGCGCCGGCCCGCGTCTCGCTGCATCAGGCGAAGGGCTCCGGCTACAACCCGACCACCATCATCGGCCACCTCTGAACCCGTCCCAGGCTTCCTTCAAGGAGATTCCATGCCTGCCGTCCTCCGCCCCCTTCTGCTGCTTCTCGCCATCTCTTTCAGCGCGGCCGGCCTCTACCTGATCGTCGCGGGAGAAAGCCACAGCAGTACACCCCGGACCCCTCCCCGGACTCCGGCCGCCAGCATCGGCCCCGACGGCGCGAAACCGGCCTGGAGGCACGTCTGCCCCGGCGAGAATAACGATCCGAAATGGTGCGAGGACATCTAAAAATAGGCCACCCGTTTGGCCCTGTGCGGTATTTTTTGCATTCCATACGGTGCAGGAATGCCGCTCAGTGATGAGACCCGCGCTCTCATGGCGCAGATCAACAAGAAGTACGGCTCGGGATCGGTTGTTCTCGCATCGAAGATGCCGACCGTTCCGCGATTCACCTCCGGCTCGCTCTCCCTCGACGTAATGCTCGGGGGCGGGTGGCCCGGAAATCAGTGGAACGAGATTCTGGGCGCCGAATCCTCCGGCAAGACAACCGTCGTCCACAAAACGATCGCCGCGAATCAGCAGCAGGACCCGAATTTCACCACTTTCTGGGTCGCCGCTGAGGGCTATGACCATGAATGGGCCGCCACGCTCGGCGTGGACGTGAGCCGCGTCATTGTCTTCGAGACGAACGCGATGGAAGACGCGTACGCGGAGATGATCAAGGCGGCCAATTCCCGCGCGGTGGACGCGATCGTGCTCGACTCCTACCCCGCGCTCGTCGCCGACGACGAGGACGCCAAGGACATGGACGAGGCCACCATGGCGTCCGGGGCCCGCGTCACCGGCCGCTTCTTCCGCAAGGTCGGGGCCGCCACCCGCCGCTCTCTCGTCGAGCAGGAAAGGCCCGTCCTGTGCCTGATCGTGAATCAATTCCGCGATCAGATCGGGGCCTGGTCCCCCAACGGCACCACCCCGAAGACATCCCCCGGCGGCAAAGCCAAGAACTACGCGTACTACACACGCGTCGAGGTGAGCCGGACCGAGTGGATAGACGAGAAACGGCCCGGCGGATCGGTCCGCGTCGGCCAGGTCATCAAGCTCAAGACCCTCAAATCCAAATCGGCCGCCCCGCAGCAAGTCGCCTCGCTCCGCTTCTATTTCGCCGATAGCTCGGCCGGCTTCCGTGCAGGCGAGTACGACACAGCATCCCAACTCGTCACACAGGGCGTCCTTCACGGCCTTATCCGCCTCGACGGCTCCTGGTACAAGTACGCCGATTACCAGTGGCACGGCGACAAGAAGATGACGTCCGCGCTCCGCGAAGACCTCGACCTCCAAGAGCAGCTCACCAACGACGTGATGGCCGCCGTGGGTCGGGAGGCGGCCTGATGGACCGCCGCATCAAAGCCTCCCGCCGCCAGGAAAAGAAGCTCGCCAAGGACATCGGCGGCACCACTACCGCCCGCTCCGGCGCCGGATGGGCCGTCAAAAACGACGTCCGCAACCAGGACTGGTCCATCGAATGCAAAACCACGGCCGCCGCCCGCTTCTCCCTGACCCACCGCGACCTCGTCAACGCCGAGACCAACGCGCTGCTGGATTTGCGGCAGATGGCCTTCGCGATCGAGATGCAGGGCCGCACCTGGGTCGTCGTCTCCAGGGAGACGTTCCTGCGCCTGATCGAGCGTGAGGAGGACACGTGATGGGGATTCGCGCCGTCGTCAACGCCCCCAACTGGTCCGAGACGCACCACCGGGGCGAGGCCAAATGCCGTGACACCTCACTCACCCCCACGCGGAACCGGGACGTGTTCTTCGAGGACGAATCCCTCGCCCTCGACATCTGCAACGGCACTTACGACGGCCAGGTGTGCCCCCGCCGCACCGAATGCCTGCGCGTGGCCATGTTCAACCGGGAGAACTTCGGCGTCTGGGGCGGAATGACCGCTCAGGACCGCCTCGAAATGCGCATGCGCCACCCCCAGATGCCCGAGCGCTGGATCTGGCACGCCCCCGGACAAACCGAAAGCCCCAGCAACGAGGAGAACCAGTGGCCAGCCGCGTCGTAAAAGCGGGCCCCGCGCTCACCCAGTACCTGAACGCTGCCAAGGCATCCGAACCGCTCTACGGCGACGTGCAAAAGCACGTCCTGGAAAAGGCACTGCGCCCCTCCGGCCGCCGCCAGGACGTCCTCCACCCCTCCGAGATGGTCAAGCCCGACTGGTGCCACCTCGCCGCGTTCCACCGCCTGCGCCTCGAAGCCGAGCCGGCCGAACGCTCACGCACCACCTTCACCCGCGAAAACATTTTCCAGGAGGGCCACGAAACCCACCGCAAATGGCAGCGCTGGCTCACCGAAATGAACCGCCTCGCCGGCGACTGGAAGTGCTGGTACTGCGGCGACGTCTTCTGGAACGACACCACACCGGCCGAATGCCACTCCTGCTCCGCGCCGCCGTCCTGCCTTGAGTACGCCGAAGTCCCCCTCAACGCAACGGCCTTGCGCATCGGCGGCAAGGCCGACGGCTACGCCCCCGACGACTGGGCTCTCATCGAAATCAAGACGCTCGGGCTCGGCTCCCTGCGCTACGAGCGCCCCGAATTCCTGGAGCGCCACATGGTCGAGACCGAGACCTTCGGAAATCTCCCGGACCTGACTCGCCTGTGGAAAGACTTCCGCCGCCCACTGCCCTCCGCCGTGCGCCAGACGCAGCTCTACATGTACCTGGCCAATCATTTCGAGGATCTGCCGGCCGAGCGCTGCGTCTTCTTCTACGACTTCAAGTCGACCCAGGAAACCAAGAGTTTCACGGTCACCTACGACGAAGCGTTCTCCGAGCCGCTCATCGAAGCCGCCACCGCGATCGTCGACTGCGTCAAAACCGACACCCCACCCCACTGCAACATCAACGGCCGGGCGGGCTGTCCTGCGTGCCTGGAATTCAAGGAGCCGACGAAATGAGCGCATGGGACCACGTCACCGACGCCGTTGAGCGCCAGGGATTCCCCCGTGAAGAGCAACCCGACGGGGTGCTCCCGGACTTCCCCACCGACATCACCGCCATGCAGAGCGAGGACATCAACCGGCTGTCCGCCGAGTACATGGTGTGGCAGGAGTACGCCGCAGCCCGGGTCAGCGAGGCCCGCACCCGCGAGGACGAATGCGAAGACCGCCTCGACGAGCAGCTCGCCACCGCGACCGCCTCCGTCCAGGGCGAGAAGACCGTCGCCGGCCGCAAGGCCGCAGCCGCCGCACACCCCGACGTCCGTGACGCGAAGACCGAGCTGCGCAACGCCGTCGCCCTGCGCCGGCGCTACGAGGACATCGCCAAGAACATCGAGTGGCGGCGCACCCTGCTCTCCCGCGAGATCACCCGCCGCAAGGACACCCAGCCCCTCGACTCCCGCGACGCCCGCTGGAGGCCGTAAATGGCCCGCCAGTTCATCGGCATCGACCAGTCCTACTCGGGCTGCGCCATCGTCATCTATCGGCCCTGCGGCACCGACTGGAACGCACGCGAAACCGTCTTCGACTTCTCCCCCAAGCGCGTCGGCAACGGAATCCCCCGCCTCGTCCACGTCCAGCACACCTTGCGCGAGCACTTCGCCGCCATCGAACGCCTCGGCACCGTCTCCCACATCTGCTACGAGGGCTACTCCTACGGCTCGAAGTACCGGCGCGAGGAGATGGGAGAACTCGGCGCCGCGCTCAAGCTGGCCCTGGCCCACCAGTTCCCCATGCATGTCCAGCGGCGCATGCACGCCGTCGCCCCGCCCAGCGTCAAGAAATACGTGACCGGCTCCGGCCGCGCCGACAAGGACAAGATGCTTCTTGCCGTATTCAAGCGCTGGGAGCACGAAGCCTCCTGCCACGACGCCGCAGACGCCTACGTACTGGCGCGGATCGCCGCCGCCCTGGCCAGCCCCGAACCACCCGAGCTGGCGTTCCAGAAGGAGGTGCTGGACACGATCCGCAAGGGCGAGGCATAACAACCGGTAATTGACTGCCCATACGCTCCCTGCATCAGTTCAAAAGCAGGGAGCGTAATTGCCGTGCAGAATCAGGACACGCCCTCGCGCGTGCGGGAATTCAGAGTGAAGTCCACCACGCCTCCACCGGAACTCGGCTCCGCCATTGCCCACGCCATCAAGGCCGGCGACGAAATCAGCCTCAAGGCCGTGGGGGCAGGCGCCATCAACCAGGCCGTCAAGTCCATCCCGATCGCGCAGAGTTTCGTCAGCAGCTTCGGCGTCGAACTCACAGAGAAGATCACGTTCTTCCGCAGCACGACCCCGGAAGGCGAACTCCTCGGTATCTCGATCCTTGTCAGGACCGAGAAATATCCGCTGGAAACTGCACGCCCCTAAACTCCCCGGAGCAGGGCCACTCTCTACCGATTCGTACAGCACTCGTGTTCAGCATCTCCCCACGGGCCCTACACGCGCCGCGCGGAGGAGAACATGAGCGAGAAGCACTGGACCCCGCCCAACAAGGGCAAGACGAACATCGTCAGCGCCCTGAACACCGGCGAATTCCCCACCATGGCAGGCGAGTCGCACAACGTCCATTGGGCCCGCCCGACCAACGGCACCTCCCGGTCCCGCTCGGGCCTGGCCAAGAGCCAGGACCCCACGGTGAAGAACGCCGCACACCGCTCGCACCGCACCACCAGCGCGTCCGAGACGTACGGCCCGACCGGCGTCGTCACCGTCGCCCGCTCCTACCACGGCGCCGGCTGCCCCTGCTGCGCAACCACCAGCTCCCGCCGGGTGCGCTCCGCGTTCGGTGAGCAGGAGAACTTCCGCAGCGGCGGCTCGACCGGCTACAAGGCGGGCTGAGCCGTGCTGCCCCTGATCGCCGGCATAGCCGGCAGGGCCGCACTGTCGATGGGGGCCCGCGCAGCAGCCGGCACCGCCGCCCGCTCGGCCGTCACCTCGGCCGCAGAGAGCGGCGCCATCCGCGCCGGCACCGCCGCATCCGCCGGCCCGTCCTCGAAGGTGCTCTCGGCCATGCAGTTCGGCAACGCCGCCTCCAATGCCCTGCAAGGCAGCGGAAGCGACGGGGGCCCGGCAGCCGCGCCCTCCGCTCCGCCGCCTGCCGACGACCTCGGGTGGGCGCGCTCATGAGCACTGGAGCCACCTCACCCAGCAGCCCGCGCACGGCCTCCCTGCCGCTGACCGGCTCGGCCGCCAACGGCTCCCTCGCCGTCGCCCCCGCCCGGCCGGACATGGACCAGCAGGCCGACACCGGGTTCGCCGCCAACACGGGCCTCGACCGCACATCCGCACTCAACGAGTTCTCCCACGGAGCCCAGTCCACCTGGAGGTGACATGCCTGAGTTCTCTCAGCAGTTCCGCCAGCCGGCCTTCTACGGGTACGGCGACCAGGGCATGGCCAAGCACCGTGTTGTCCCCGACGTGCCCACGCCCCAGGCCCCCTCGCCCGCGCCCCGGGCGCAGGGCCAGCAAGCCTCCCTGTTCTCCGCCGAGGAGACCCGCAATCCGCAGGGCCCCGGCGCCCCGACGTTCAACGCGTCCCAGTTCCGCACCGCCCAGCACGCGCTTCCGGGCATGAGCAATCCCGCGATGCGCTCGCAGCGCGTCACCCCGGCCGCAGCCCCGCAGGCACCCGAGACGACCGACCGTTCCGCCTCTGGGCCCCGATGGGTGCAGTCCCCGATCACCGGCCTGGGCCCCGCCCGCTCCTCCGTCCACGCGCCCGGCGCGGCCGGCCCGAGCCCCACCCGCTGGCACACCCCCGCGCAGGCCCCCAGCGACGAGCCCACCCGCGAGCCGCGCACGGTCACCATCAACGGGGCCGACTACCAGGCCGTGAGCGACCGCTTCGGTGCGCCGCCCGGCGCCAGGGGCACCACCGGCCGCCGGGCCTCGGACCCGTCACCCACGCCCGCCCCGGACACCAGCGGGCCGCAGCATCCGCCGCAGCCCTCCCAGCCGCCCGCCACCGGACCCGCGCGCACCTCGCAGACGCCGGCCTGGGTCGGGCGCACCGCCCGCTACGGCGGTCTCGCCGTCGGCCTGGCGGCCGAGGCGTCCGAGTCGATGAACAAGGTCGCCACCGACCCGAAGCGGGCCGGCAATCCCAAGTTCCAGACGAGCGGAGGGTGGGCCAAGTCATGACCTACTCCAGCCGTGCCGGCGCCAACTCCAACCTGTCCTACAACCCGCCCTACCAGGGCGGCCCGGTTTCCGGCGGCACCACCTACACCGGCGGCAGCGGCGGCTACCTGATGACCGGGGCCCGCGACATCCTCGACGCCCGCCGTCTCATGGAGACCGGGCACACCCCGAGCGCGGAGTACCCGGACGGATACCTCGGCACGATCGGCAGCAATACGCGGCGCCAGGACCGGCTCCTGGACCAGATCGGCAACCGCGCCACGCAGAAGTCCTACCAGCGTGGCGTGCACAAAGGGGAGCGCATCGACCCCGCCGATTACTACTGGACCGACGACGTCCACCCGAGCGCCGGGCTTGAGGCACAGGCGCGCGGCGAGAAGTGGACGCAAGCCGGCTCGATGATCGGGTCGCCGCTCGTCAACGACGGCAAGAGCGAGACCCTCGTCGCCACCCAGGCCCGCTTCGCCACCGCGCAGCGCGTGTACACGCAGGAAGTCACGCCGCCGTTCACCGCCGTCAACGAGCAGCGTCGCGCCCAGTTGCAGCGTTTCCGCCCGGCGTGGAGGTGAGCTGTGCTTTCCCAGGACTCGATATACGCACGTCGGCCGTGGTCGTCGCTCCAGGAACAGCAGGTCACCAACTATTTGCGTGAGTGGACTGACCTGCCGCCGGACGCCGCTCGCCGTATCAAGCCGCCGGTGCCCAACATCGGCAGGCTGCCGCCTCGGTTCGGCTACCGCCAGCACACCCCGACCATCGACGACATCGCCCGCCTGGACACCGTCTACCCCGGCTCCCGCGTCGACTACAGCCAGCGCCAGTCCGGGTATTCCGCGACCTCTTATCCCGCTCTGGGAGTGATCTGACATGCCGAAGGCGACCAGCCTCTCCGACCGACGCCGGCACGGCCGTGGAGACAACTCCAGCCGTGTCGTCAGCAGCAAGGCCAACCTCCAGGACCAGCGCACCAAGGGCGCGTACGGGCCCAAGGCGCCCAGCGCGAACTCGGAGTTCTCCGCAGGCGTCAACGTCGGCCGCACCATGGGCGCCGGCGTGAAGTCCGGCTCCTCGAAGACACGTGCCGCACCGGCCGTCCGAAAGCTCGGGGAGAAGAAGTGATGCGACTGCCCCGGCTCAACCTCAACTGGCTGCGCCGCTCCACGGCCAAGGCACAGCCCGTCGTGAAGAAGGCGGCGAAGAAGGTGGCCGCGAAGAAGAAGGCAGGTGGGACGAAGTGAGCTACGCGAACCCGCGCTCCCTCACCGGAGACCTCAACGAAGGCGTCACCGACGGCGCCTACAAGAAGGTCGTGACCGACCGGGGCGGCCAGGTCGAATCCACCACCTGGCACGCCCGCTCCGACCTCAACGACTGCTGGTACGGCATCCACGAAGACCCGCTCAAGCACACCCCCGACGGCCGGCCCGTCACCACACCCAATTACGTGGGCACGCCGGCCCCCACCGCGTTCGGCTACGGGATCTGATGTGAAGCGAGACTGCGGCGCTTACTACTACTACCCCCCGGCCCTGACGAAGAAGTTGCTGGGCGTCGGCCTCAGCGTCTTCACGGCTGCCGCCGCCCTGCAAAAGGCGCTGGGCTCGACACCGTTCTCGGTCGTGGACGCCCCGAACGACAGTGCCGCGTACAGCATCGCTCTCGCCTACACCACGCTCGGAGTCGTTCTCGGAGTCGCCTCCACCGTCTACTCCCTCAAGACGTCGAGCCTGCGCCTGATGGGATATCTCGCCGCATACCTTCTGGCTTTCGCTTCAGTTTCGCTTTTCAATTCGCCGGCCACACTGTGGATGCAGATAGCCAACGTGACGGCTTTTATCGGAGTTTCCCTGGCGGCATTCTCCGCATGGCTGAGGCATCTGCGGGAGCGGCAATGACAATGAGCGACGTGGCGGCACAACTGCTGTCCATTCTGGTCAGCGCTTTTGGCCTCGTCATTTTCCGGCTGATCGCCAAGTACCTGCCCGAAGACCCCCCGCCGGTCCGCCGCGACACCGGCACGAACACAGCCGAGGAAGGCCCCCCTGATGGCGAATGAAAAGTGGAACCTGGAGACGAACTCGGCGCTGACCGCAGAGCCCGGCTCCCCGGTCGCACTCGTCGATGACCCGCGTACCGCCGAGGAGCGCGTCGCCGACCGGCCGGCCGACTACGGCGAGAGCATCGTTCCCCCGAAGCCCACCTGGTACAAGACGGCAGACGGCGAGGACACCGGCGCGGGCCGCGTCCAGCCCCGCGAGATCCAGGTCTACTGGCGCTCCAACATCGGCGAAATCAGTGCGCACGCGAAGATGCCGCCGCTCCCGCCGCTGCCCGACCAGGGCGGCTACAACCTCGGCTCGCGCGGCCTGGACCACATCTACATCGCCGGCCACCGCGTCACCGTCGTCGGCGAAGGCGATGTCATCGTGCCCGGCTCCGAGGGCGACGCCCTGATCACCGGCTACTGGGACCGCACCAACGCCGTCCGCCCCCAGTGGGTGCGCATCACACCGGAGACCGAATACACGCTCACCGTCGCCGCGTACAACCACGACGACGTCTACGGCCCCGAATCGGCCCCGCTGACCGTGACCACCCCGGCCGTCGGCTACGACCAGCAGCACACCACCCTGCCGCCCACAGCCCCCGACAACCTCCAGTTCGGCGCCCCGCTCCCGGTCATCACCTCGACGGCCGGCGGCCCCATCGTCCTCACCTGGGACAAGCAGCGAGACGTCACCCTGTACGAGGTCTACACGAACCCGACCCGCGAGACCGACGTGGCCATGGACCCCGACCGCATCGGGCTCGACGTGGGCGACGTGAAGGTGGGCGAGATCAACCAGCCCACCGGCACGAACCCGACCGTCACCTTCACTACCTCGAACTTCACCGTCCCCGAGCAGCGCCTGGCCCTCAAGGTCCGCTCCGTGCGCACCGACGCCAACGGCACGGCCTTCAGCCCCTTCTCCACGGTGCTGCGCAGCCAGCTTCCCCCGGCCACGGCCTCCCCCGGCAAGGCCGGCACGCCCACCCTCACGGAGTCCCCGGTCGTCGGCGGCCAGGTCAAGCTCACCCTCACCCCGCCGTCCATCGGCCCCGTCAACGGCGCCCCCAGCTATTACGCGGTCTACGACGGCAGCCGGCAGGTCGCCTCCGTCCAGGCCCCGCTCCCCGCCGCCCCGCACGTCACCCTCAACTACAAGGCCGGGCAGGCGTACAGCTTCACCGTCGTCGCAGCCAACTCGCTCGGCGTCGGCCCGGCCTCGACCGCGCTCACCGGCACCGTGCCCACGCCTGCCGCCCCCGCAGCGCCGACCGGCCTCGCCCTCAACGGCGCCGTCGCCACCACGAGCGTCCCGGTGAAGTGGAATGCGATCACGATGGACCCGCCGGTCACCCGGTACACGCTCTACCAGGGCACCACCAACAAGGGCACCGTCGACCACCCCAACACCAGCGGCACGGTCACCGGCTACACCGCCGGCCAGAACTTTTCGATCACCGTCACCGCCACCAACTCCGTCGGTGAATCCGCGAAGTCGACCGCGCTGACCGGCAAGACGAACGCCGCCCCCGCCGCCCCCACGGCCGTCGCTGTCAACTCGGTGACCACCACCGGCATGAACGTCACGTGGACCACACCGGCCGGCGCCCAGCCCGCCGTGACCTCCTACAAGGTCTACGACGGCACCACCCTCAAGGCGACCATCCCGGCCGGCACCACCACCGCCGCGCTCACCGGCTACACGGCCTCCACCGCCTACTCCATCACCGTCGCCGCCGTGAACTCCGTCGGCGAGGGCCCCAAGTCGAGCCCGGCCGTGACCGGCACCACCCCCGCCGCCTAAGGAGGTTCAAGACAGTGCCCACCCCCACCCTCGGCCGCACCGTCCAATTCCGGGCCAGCGCCGACGACGCCGCACAGATCAACAAGCGCCGCAAGGACGCCGCCGAATCCCGCATCGCCAGCAAGGAGAACGGCGCCGTCGTCCACGTCGGCAACGAGGTCGCCGAAGGCCAGGTATTCCCGGCCGTCATGGTCCGCATATGGCAGGCCGGCTCCGTCAATCTCCAGGTCCACCTCGACGGCACCGACATCTTCTGGGCCACCAGCCGCTCCGAGGGCGACAACCCCGGACAGTGGACCTGGCCGGAGGTGGTGGGCTGATGTCCGACCCGCTCAGCCCCGCCGCCTTCCTCGCCGCCCTGCGCGCCGAGGGCCTGACCGTCGTCGAGGTCGGCTCCTGGCGCACCCACAACCGCAACCACATCGGACCGTGGGGCGGCGTCAACGGCGTACTGATCCACCACACCGTCACCTCCGGCACCTCCCGCACCGTGGAGATATGCCGCAACGGCTACAGCGGACTCCCCGGCCCGCTGTGCCACGGCGTCATCGCCAAGGACGGCACGGTCTACCTCGTGGGCTACGGCCGCGCCAACCACGCCGGCGGCGGCGACGGCCATGTCCTGGACCAGGTCATCGCCGAGAGCTACAAGACCACCCCGTCCAAGCCAACGAAGACCGACGCCACCGGCATCGACGGCAACCCCCACTTCTACGGCTTCGAGTGCGAGAACCTCGGCAACGGCAACGACCCCTGGCCCGCCAAACAGGTCGAGGCCATCGTCCGCGCGAGCGCCGCCGTCTGCCGCGCCCACGACTGGGGCGCCAAGTCGACCATCGGCCACCTCGAATGGCAGCTCGGCAAGGTCGACCCCAAGGGCTTCACCATGACCAGCCTGCGCACCCGCATCGCCGAGCGACTCAAGCACGCCGCGTCCTGGTCCCCCGGCGGCACCGCCACCTACACGGTCAAGAAGGGCGACACCCTCTCCTCCATCGCCAAGGCCAAGCTCGGCGACGCCAAGCGCTACAAGGAGATCGTCACCCTCAACAAGGCCAAGCTGCCCGACCCCAACAAGCTCAGCATCGGCCTGGTGCTCAAGCTCCCCCGAAAGTAGGCGCGTTGAAGCGCTGGAAGCGAAAGGAGGCACGGCATGACCTTCTACGACTGGGTCGTCTCCGTATGGCGCATGCTCGTCCCCGTCATCGTCGGATGGGTCGTCACGCTCCTCGTACAGATCAACGTGACCGTGGATGAACAGGCCCTCTCGAACGCGCTCGTGGCGGGATTCACCCTCGTCTACTACGGGATCTTCCGGACGCTGGAAGCCCGCGTAAGCCCCGCATTCGGCTGGTTCCTGGGCCTGGCCCGGCCGCCGTCCTACCCGACCAAGCCGGACACCGCCCCCAGGGCCACTCCGACCAGCACCACCTCCCCGTACGGAACGCCGCCCGTATAGCGGATACCAGCCTCAATTTCCGAGGCTCTACGGTGACAGGCGCCGGAACGCCGAAGGGATCGCCGGGGACCTGTCCCCGTTGAAAGGACACCTCGTGTCCCGCCCGAAAATCCCCAACGTTTCCTGGCGCCAACTCCGCATCGCCGTCGCACTCTTCCTCGCCGGCCTCCTCACAGCCGCCATCCTCGCCCCCAAGGCAGACGCCAAGGACCACCACCCCACACACGACAACAAGGCCGCCCTCACCCCCGCGATGACGCCACTGCGCGACATCCTGCGAAGCGACCACCTCCACCTCGTCACCGCCCTGGGCCTCCAGTCACAGGCACAGGCCAAGGCCCACCGCCAGGCAGCCGCCGAAGCCGCAGCCAAGCACCGGGCCGCCAAGGCAAAGGCCGCAGCCCAGCACCGCGCCCAGGAACAGGCCGCCGCCAAGCGCCGCGCCGCCCAGGCAGCCGAGCACCAGCGCAGCGCCCCCACCCGCAGCTCCCGCACACGGCACCGGGCAGCCCCGCAGAGCGCCACCGTCTCCGGCGCTCGCGCCTACGCCCAGTCCCGCATGTCCCCCGCCCAGTTCCAGTGCCTGAGCAGCCTCGTCAGCCGGGAAAGCGGATGGAACCACCGGGCCAGCAACCCGAGTTCGGGCGCCTACGGACTCTTCCAGGCCCTCCCCGGATCGAAGATGTCATCGGCCGGCAGCGACTGGCAGTCGAACCCCCTCACACAAATGCGGTGGGGGCTTTCTTATATCCAGGACCGCTACGGAAACCCCTGCGCCGCCTGGAATTTCTGGCAGGAAAATGGATGGTATTAGCGTCCAAGCATGACGCAGATCCGCCTACTCCTCTGCAAGGACTGCCATTCCACCGAAGTGCTTCCGCACTACGAGGGTGACCCGCGCGGAGACACGGTCCTCGAATACGCCGTAGCCAAGCATCAGTATCCCAATGGGGAAAGGCATTTCGGCCGGCTCTATCCGGTCGACGGCGTGGACGAGGACCGCTGGCATTCCGACGCCGGCGCCCGCGACGAAATCCTGCGCCGCGTGTGGCAGGAAGAAGGCGCCACCGGAATGGAGCCCTGGGTCTACCAGGCCGTCGACACCCTCAAGGCCGACGCCATGCAGTGCTGGCGCTCCCGCCACCGGCCCGAGACCTGCTCGGACTTCCACTCCGAAAAGAAGCTCCTCACCCCGCCCACAGCAGGCGACCGCAAGAGTGAGGGCCTGCCGAAGTGGGACAAGAACAACCCTGCCGGCCAGCGCTACCTCTGCGACTACTGCCCCATCCGCAGCGTCAACGAGCAGAAGGTACGCGCCAAGCTCGGCCTGTACGAATGAGCCCCGACCGCCGGCCCGCCCCGGGCGGCTGGGAGCGCCGCTTCTTCGACAAGGTCGACAAAGGCACGGAATTCGACGACTGCCACATATGGCTCGGCGCACGCGACGACTACGGCTACGGAAAATTCCGGCTCCCCAACGGGCGCGTCAAGGGCAGCCACATCATCGCCTGGGAAATGGCCAACGAACGGACCGTGCCCCCGGGTTGGCACGTCGACCACCTGTGCCGAATACGGGCCTGCTGCAACCCCGACCACCTGGAGCCGGTTCCGGCGAGCGAAAACGTGGAACGCGGCGAATCTTTCTCCGCCAAAAACGCACGCAAAACGCACTGCCCCAAGGGCCACGAATACACCGAAGAAAACATCCGCTGGCACTCCGGCCGCCGCGAATGCGTCACCTGTATCCGCGCCCGCGACAAAGAACGCCGCCGCTCCCGCCGGCTGGAAAAAGAAGACCTCTACTCACACGAACTCGACTAGGAGACCCCATGCCCAACGAGTCCACGGCCGACGGCCCTCTCCAGGTGCGCACCGCGTTCCTCGTCGTCCAGCATGAGAATGGCGAGTGGGAAGCCGTCGCCGACCTGGACAAGCCTGTCACGCCCGAACACCCCGCCTCGGTCATCGAGATGAAGTTCGGCGCTTCCGAGGTCGTCTCCGACATCGAGGCCAGCAAGTTGGCCGCGATCACCGCCCATCAGCTCATGGCGATGACGGCGCAGATGCAGCAGGCCGCCCAGAACCAGAGCCTCGCCGACCGCCTCAAGATCTGACCGGCAACGGCCGGCCCACATCGACCAGCTCTTCTGCCGTGAGGCCCTCGGCCAGGACGGGGCGGAGCTGGTCGATGTCGTAGGTCATCCCCGGCCCGTACGACGGCGCACCGCGCCCCGGCCCCAGCGGGATACCCAGGTAGGCAACGCCCGGCGTAGGCCACGTCGGGTCGACCACCGTCCCGTCGGCCGTCACACACCAGGCGTGCTGAAGAGGCAGCAAGTCCCCGTCGCCGAAGTCGCACACCGCGTACCCCTCGACATACGTCAACTCCTCGCGGACAGACGCCATCGCGAACGCATTCGCATAGCACTGCCGCTCGGGCAGACGCCGGTAGCGCCTGGATAGCGGGGCAGGGGTGAACAGCCTCCCGTGCACCAGCAGCAGCTCGTCGAGCGACCGGTACACCCACGCATCGCGATGACCCGCCGGCACCCGGCCAACGCGCTCCCGCAGCTCTCGAATTAGCAGGCTTTCCGCCACCACAGTTCCCTCCACTTCGAACGCACCATAACGGCCCGCCCGAGACGCCACCATTAACGGCTCAAAATGCCCCATTCGTACGCTTCTTGGATTCATCCGGGCGTATGGAGCTGATCGCGTGCTAGCCGCCGTCATGGTCGTCGAGGGAGTCCTTCGCATCCCCGACAGCGAAGGCCACATCGACACCGGCTGGGGCCTCTACCAGTCCCTCGCCAGAAACTGCCGCCTCCACCTGCTCTCCCACACCTGGACCGAGCAGGACATCGCCCTCTGGCTCACCAAACGGCAGATCAGCGGCCACCAGTCCTACCTCCACGCCCCCGAGCCCGGACCCGCCGGCCGCCTCGACGCCCTCCACCGCGTCCGCGCCTGGCGCATCGGCGCCCTCGTCATCGAATCCGACCCCCAGTGCGCCCTCGCCGAACTGGACGCCGGCTGGAACACCGCCCTGATCACCTCCGCCCACCAGGGCCCCCGACCGCCGGCCACCCAACCGCAGACGATCCGCCCCTGGGACGACCTCGCCCACGACATCGAGCGCCAGCACGAACTCCGCCTCACCCCGCACCCACCGGAGCACTGATGATCGTCCCCGCCCACCTCGCGCCCCGCCGCTTCCGCCTCATCCGCACCGACGACGTTACCGGCGTCTCCGGGCCAGGCCACGTCGCCGACGGCGTCCAGTGGCCCGACGGCACCTGCGCCGTCCGCTGGCGCACCCAGATCGCCACCCACGCCCTCTACGACGCCCTCGACCACGTCGAGCACATCCACGGCCACGACGGCGCAACCCACATCGAGTTCGTCGACCCGCGCCAGGACTGACCCATGGCCATGTCCCGCAAGCACTACCGCGCCCTGGCCCAAGTCCTGCGCCAGGCCCGCGAGTACTACCCCGACGACCAGACCTGCATCGACTTCGTCATGCGCGAACTGGCCGACGCCTGCGCCCGGGACAACCGCTCGTTCCGCCGCCAGCAGTTCTACGACGCAGCCACCCCGGAGCCTTCGACATGATCATGTACTTCGCGGGCGCGGAAATCCCCTCCCACCGCAACCTGCTCGCGGCCGAAGACGTCCCGCACGTCGGCATGAGCTACATGGGGCTCCGCCGCCGCGTGAAGTTCAGCAAGCCGTGGGCCATCGCCGAGCACTACACCCCCCAGCAGTCAGTGTTCCTGGACAGTGGCTGCCACACACTCAACCGGCCCGGCGTCGAAGTCACCACCGGAGAAATCCAGGACATCGCCACCCACTACGACGAATTCGTGGAGCAGAACCTGGACCGCGTCCAGGCGTACGTCGAATTCGACGCCCTGCCCATGGGCCGCGACTGGATTGAATCCCGCCGCCAGCACCTCGACCCCGAAAAAGCCATCGTCGTCTGGCACGAGGAATGGGGCCTCGACGTCCTCAAGCAGATGGCCGACCAGTGGCCCTACATCGCGGTGGGACAGGGCACCTGCGGCGACCGCGACATCATCCCCACCCTGCGCTCCATCAGCCGCACTATCCGCCTGCACGGCATGGGCTTCAGCTCCCCGCCGCTCATGCTCTCCGCCGACTGGTACTCCGTCTCCTCCACCACCTGGCTCAGCGCCGCCCAGCACGGCGAGACCTTCATCTGGGCCGGCAACGAGATGAAGCGCTACCCCGCCCGCTACAAGGCTCAGGCCCGCAAACGCCACCGCACCCTCATCACCGGCAACGGTTTCGATATCGACCGCATCGAAGCCGACGACGCCACCGAGAACCTGCGCCTCTCCTTGTGGTCGTGGCGCCGCCAGATCGACCACATTTCCCAGCGCCAGGGCAACGGAGTAACTGACACCACCCCACCCCCCACACCCGGAAGCAGGGAAAGCAGTGCCCCCACAGTTACGGCGACCTCTCCAGGAGAGCAGCACGAGGGGGTAACTGAACCGCCTGCCACACGAGTGAAGAAACTCCTCCCCGGCATCGAAACCGAGGAGTTCACCCACCGCTACACCGACCCCGACAGCGGGGAACGCCAGACCCGAACCGAGCACCGCATCAACGCCGTCGACCCCGGCGTCCGCGTCTGCGACGGCTGCTTCCTGGCCCAAAAATGTCCCGAGTACCAGCCCGGGGAATCCTGCGCGTACGAAATGCCTGTGCGCGTGCGCACCAAGGAGCAATACATCGCGCTGCTCGACTCGATGATCAGCATGCAGGCCATGCGCGTTTTCTCGATGCGCATGTCAGAGGAGGTAGAAGGCGGGTACGCCGACCCGAATCTCTCTTCCGAGATGGACCGCCTCGCCAAGTACGTGAAGTTGAAAAGCGACATCGAAGAGGCCGGCTTCAGCTTCTCGATGAAGATGCAGACGAAGGACAACGCAGAAGTCGGGCTCATCTCCCGCCTCTTCGGCCCCAAGTCGGATGGGCCCCCCGCGCTGTCCGACGCCGGGACAGTGTCATCCGAATCCGCCCTGGCCCAGATGGGCATCGTGGACGCGGAAGTCGTCGAGGAGCCCGAGCGAAGGGAGTAACCCCCTCCCCGAGCCCCACGACTGGAAACGCGTTCGTCTATGAAGTGGCGTGCACCCGGACGATCATCTGGGTAGTGAACTCGCACTCCACGCCCTCGCTGTCCACCGCGAGGAAATTCCCGACATCATCCGGCTCACTTGTCGCCACACATTCACGCTCTGCGATCGTGTCGAAGAGCCCGCCGACCGGAGCCACCAACCGCTCGCCCCTGCCAGCCCGGGATCTCCGCGCGTGCTCTTGCGCACAGGGCACGCACAGAGGGCCGCCGTCAGCCAGCCCGTCAGGACACCACAGACATGGCGGGTCCTTCAGGTGTAGCCGCTGCCCGCTCACAGAAGCACCTGGTCGACCGGCTTCAGGCCGACCAGATCCTGAATCTCCTGCTCCACCGGCTCACCGAGCTGAACCATCCCTTCGATCAGCTTGGAGAACGCCTCCTGGTCGACGTCGTGCAGCTCCCGCAGCGAGGCCGGCATCTCGCCCTCGCACACCTCCTCCAGCCTCACCCACGCCTCCGCGAGCTGCTTCTCGACCTCCTCCCTCGGCCGCACGGTGACCATCCGCTGCTCGCTCATCCCTGCTCTCCATTCGTCCCGAGCCCGTTGCGCAGGATCTCCTCCAGCACGCCGAACCGCTCGAAATCGACCTCCACGGTGACGCGCCCAATGACCCCCGCTCTCGGGTGCTCCTTGGCGTAGAAGCGGACGCCGGCCGCCACCCGATCCGGCACGTCCACCCGCTCGTGAAACCGCGTCAGCAGCTCGGCCAGCGCCGGGTAGTGCTTCGAGAACACAGCACGCTCCGCAGCCTCCTCGGCCGCGTACCTGGCCTGCCGTTCCTCTTCCTTCTTCTGCTGCTGGGCCGCCTTCGCGGCCTGCCGCGCCAACGCGTCGTCCTTGATCTTCTGGAGACGCTCCGGCGACACCACAAACTTGATCTTGCTCATGGCCGGGCCAACCTCGCGGTGCTCCGTGACACGGAACGTGCCGCGCTTCACCTCGCCCGCCACCCACACATCCGGCGGGTCCGTCACCTCGGCCGGCCACTCCAACAGCAGCCGCCGGCCCGCATGGGAAACCTCCAGCAGCGCCCCCGACTTGATTACCGCCCGGAGGTACTTCAGCGCGGCCGACTCGGAGATGCCCAGCACCCGCGTCAATGCCCGGCTCTGTGCACCGATCGACAGCAGCACATTGTCGCCTGCCGCCTCCCCGCCCCGCACCGCAGCAATCACATCGGCATGCCAGCCGGGCACGTTCTCTTGAACCATGGGCATCTGTCTACCACCCTGACTGGCCTCCTCGGGAGTTTTCACCGCCTCCGCCTCCTTCCCCGCGCGGGCTTCTCCCGCGACATCCACCATGCCGATAGGGCCAGCGAACAAACCGCCAGCACGACCGCCGTGAGCGCCGTCGAGAGCCTGCTCTGAAACAGGAATTCCAGGACTGCCAAAGCCCCTCCTCCAGACATGACGAAGCCCCCGCTCCGGCTGAAGCAGGGGCGAATCTCGTGAACTAGTCCCTGGGGCACCCCTCGTGCGGCTCCAGGCACGCGTGAACCCCGAGATGCGTGATCCCACCCGGCTGACGCGCGCCCAGCGCGATCGCGGCGGCCAGCGCCGACAACACACCCGTGGGCTTCTGCCCCTCCTTCTGATGCTCGAAGACGTCAGCCTTGTGCGCGATCAAGTCCTCCGACTCCTCGGCCACCTGCCTCAGCCGCTCCTCGGACTCGCCGGCCAGATCTGCGCTCCAGAAGGGCACGAGCCCCAGCAGGCCCCAGCGCACGTTGTCCCAGAAGTCGTCGTTGTCGACCACAGGGTCAGGCACGCACGTCACGTACACGCGCGCTGCCGCCGCTTTCGTCAATTCCTTGGCCACAGGCCCCTCCTTATTGATTCCGGGCATGCAAAAAGCCCCGGCCTCAAGAGACCGGGGCTCGAATAAGTGGGGGTGAGGGCTACTCCCAGACGATGTGCGTCGGCGACTCGGGTGCGCTCCCGCCCTTGCATAGATACGTGCCGTACGTGTCCTTCACGCACCGGCCTGACTCGTCGAACACCAAGCCATCACCGCACTGCCGGCACATCCCCGCCGATCCACCCGGCACACCGGGCGCCACCAGCGGGACGGGGAACATGCCAGCCATGTCCGCCTCATCCAACGGACGCCAGCCGTTGGAATAGAGACTGGCGGTCATCACGAGCAGGCGGGCGTCGTCGTACTCATCGGCTTCGATGCGAACCCCGCCAGCGTCGACCTCGACGACCGTGAAGCCCTCCGAGTAGCCGGCCTCGCCCAGCTCCCGAACACAGCGGCGCTCCAACTCCGTGCCGGCAGCCGTCAACGCCTCCGGCTGCTCGGCACCGACCACGTCTCGGCCGGCCCGAGTGATGAACGAATCGAGAGGGCCGTGCCGGTGCCCAGGCCCGATCCGGTGCCCGCAAGAGTCACGCCCGACCGCCAGGCCGGCGTCTCGCAGTGAGAGGGTCGTGGCCACCGGCGTCCCGCTCGGAAACCGGCCCAGCCGATCCGCCGCAGCGGCTTGCAAGGCCCGCAACTGCGCGGGCGAGACCTTCCGCGTTTTAGCCACGGCCTCCGGCCCCCTTCAGTGTCTCCAGGTACCGGTCAGCCATCTCGTACGGCATCTCACCCGAGATAAGCCACATCGACTCCGGATCATGGTCCTGGACGTACGCCGCCGCCTCCGCCGGGTTCGGCCGGCTCGGCACCGACCACACCGCGAAGATGTCACCCGTCCAGGACCCAATCCGGTTCACCGCGTCCTCGACCTTCACGGCCACCTTTATCTCGTCGGTGACCACCAGCTCGTCCCCGCCGGACTTCTGCGCCACCTTTGCCACGATGTGGTGGATGGTCATGCTGTCCTCCCCTTCCTATCGCCAGCGTGTGCCGACTGCTCGGTCCCACATGCCTCCACCCCTCTGACTGAAGGCATGGAGTACTTCCAAAAGCCCCCGCTCCCGAAGGAATGAGGGGCCCGCCTCGACGGTTTACTTACTCGCCGTGCTTCCAGCGACGGTCGAGGAGGTCTGCTTCCTCGTTCAGGACAGTCACCCGCGCGTTTCGGTTGAACTCATTCAGGTCGGTGCTCCGTCCAACTTCAGCAGCCCGTCGGCGGAGGTACTGCGCAATGAACTCGTCCCAGTCGGACTCCTCCTGAGCGGTCGCCGCCTCCCGCAGAGTGCGCTCCGCGTCAGCAGCCTCCCTCTCAAGCTGCACACTCAGCGCGTCCGTGTCGGACTCGCAGTCGTTCTCGATCAGCTCGGCAACCCGGTCAGCCGCGTACCGCTTGTTGCCGATCTCTCGCGACGCCAGGCACTCGCCGCCCGGCGGGTCGAGGGCCTCCTCCCCGAGCGGCAACAAGTCCTCCAGCCACCGCTTGGCCTGCCGAGTACCGCTGCGCTGAAGAATGGAACGCAGCGCCCGCACATCCTCCAGCCCCGCGTACAGGGTGAAATGCCCCTGGGCCGCGAAGTGGACCCTCATACCGTTGTCCCACTCGGTCAGCAGCGGAAGGATCTGCGCCATCAGCTTCTCTGTCGGATTGGTGGTGCCCTGCGGGAGATAGTGCAGCTCGGTGTCCGTCTCCATCAGCGCGTCGAAGAACTCCCCAACCAGTACCGAACTGTGCGGCAGCACCTCCCGGCCGCGCAGCAGCACTTCGTGCACCAGCCCCGCCGAGATCTCAGCGACAAGAGCCTTGAAATCCGCCCGGCCCTCCCCCGTGTCCACGAACCACCGGTCGGGCTCGCGGCCGTCGCAGCACGAGATGATCGTCTCCTTCTCGCTGGCCACTTCCTGCGAGAAGACCGCCCCCAGGTACGCCGCCGTATAGCGCTTACTCACCCTCATACACCTCGTAATCGTGTTTTTCCTCGGTGCCGGCGAACGTCAGAAGCGTCAACGGCCTACCCCAGTGCTCCGCCAGCTCTGCCCGGAACCCCGGCCTGTACGCTGTCGCGGCCACAACCAGGTGGTCACCCTCCGGGCCCACCAGTTCCATGAACGGGCTGCCGTCCCCCGGCCCCAGTTCCTGCGGCATGACCACGAACGCCCAACGCGGTCGCGCCGTGACGTAGATGCGGTGCGCGTAGTTACCCACGCCCTCCTCGATCGTCTCGCGCTTCCCCAGACGGCGATGGACGTTTGCCAGCAGGCCCGCCCTCACCGCCATCAGCGGCGCTTCCCCCTCCATGAACCGGCTCGCGACATTCACGAAGGCGCCCATCGCGGCTTCATCACCCTGAAGGCTCCGCACGGCCTCTACTGACACCGGCACAAAGCCCGTGTACGGCTCACTCGCCACTTCCCTGCTCCTCTTCTTCCTTTGAAGCGCTGGGGGCGTGGTACATCTGCGCCAGCTCATCGCCCGATGCGGCTGCCGCCTCCCGCTCCAGACGCTTTTTGACCTCGTCCATCTCATCTGACCGACGCCAACTCGCGGTCTTGAAGTCGGTCAGAATCCACCACTCGGTGCCTTTGTCCTCATCCGGGCTGGGCGCTGACGCCAGCTCGAACGCGTGCCCGTTGCCCTTCAAGAACGCGGTCGCAAGCATGACGTCCGCGTAGGTGACGCCTTCGCCGTCCAGCACGTACGCCATCTTCCAGTGGGAGTCGACGTCGGCCATCGGACCGGGCTTGTCGGGGTCGTACGTCTCCAGCACGTTCTTGAAGTGCTCGAAGTCGAAACCGAACGACGTGCCCACCAGAAAGTTGAAGTCCCGCTCTGTGATCGTCATCGGAACGGTCACCGGCGGTGCCGGCTCCGGCATCGGAACAGCCGCCACCTCCGGTCGCACCGGCGCGGGTTCGCTCAGCGTGATCAGCGCCTTGCCCGCCAACGCCTCGTCCAGCGCCTCGGCGAACCCCTCCTCGAACTCCGGCGCGGACACGATCCAGTGCACCTGATCCGTCAGCCCGAACTCCGATGCCATACGCGGCACATCCGCGACCGTCATGGGGTGCCCGTAGTAGAACGCGACCACCACAGTCTTGTCGGGCGCCGCGTAAAGAAGCACCTTCGCATGCGCATGATCCCGCCAGTGCAGGTCCAACTCGTCGTCAAGCAGCAGCTCCTCGAAGTCCGCGCGTGCCCCCCGCACAAAGTGCACCCTGGGCGTGATCATGAAAATCCCTCCTTGCCGCATGCGCTTCGCAAAGGCTAGGCGCCACCACTGACAAAGGCCCCCATCTCCCGCAGGAGACAGAGGCCCATTCACCACGGCCGGCCTATCCGAACCGCGAGTCTTTGTCCTGCGCAACGTCGGCGCAGCCCTGCACCCAGTCGGCGCGCACGATCTCCTCGCCGCCGTACATCCGGGAGAGCTTGCCGTACAGGCCGTCGCACTCCGCTTCGATCTCGTCGCGGCTGCCGTGCAGGTAGATCGCCGCCCCGCCGAAGGCGTCCCTGTAGCCGAGCGTGTAGCTGCGCTTGTCGAGGCCGCCCGTGTCCGGCCCGCCGTGCGATGCGGCGAAGGCGATGCCTATGCCGGCGAGCACCACGCCCACGACGACACCGATAACGATCTGCCGTAACTGCGCACTCATTTCCCCTCCCATATAGGCATTTTCAGAAATAAATACGACAACCCATTTGGCCGCTGGCGTCAAAAAATGCGCCCGGTGAAAGTCGATGGCATGCTCAGCCACCACCACTCACCGGGCGCATCTACCCCACCAACCGAGGACGAATGCTGGGTCGCCTTCTGGGACATCATCGGCCGCATCGCACACCGTGTCTGGCTGGAGGATCACCCCGCCAGCGACACCTCCGCCGAAGCCTCCGGACGCTTGCGCCGCCGATCAAAGTAACGCTCCGACGCCGGGGCCCACTTCGGCACGACCCTGGCTACGCGTCCTGAGCCCACGCCACCCGGCCCGTCTTCGACACGAATATGGTCGACCACCTTCTTTGCCGCCATCTGCCGCTCCTCCACCGTGGCACGCTGCCACACAGCAGAGAGCCCCTGGAACTCCTCCGCCGGCGGCACCACGTGCGCGGAGACCTCGGCCTTTAGGCGCTTCACTTCGGCCTCAAGATCCGCGAGTTCGAAGTTCACCTTCTCCATGCGCACCTTGGCCTCTTCGATCGACGTCAAGCCTGCCTCGTACCCCTCGTTGATCCGGGCCTTCCGCTGCTTCAGCGCATTAATCAGCGCCTCGGTCTTCGGGATACTCGACTCTGCCTTCTTCACCTCGGCGGCACGCTCCATGCTCCCCTGTGCCAGGTGCTCGCCCTTCGCGCAGCCGAAGAGCCAGGCTTCGAAAGCCTTCCGGACCCGGTTCAGGTCCATGGAAGCCGTCTTTCCACTGGCGTGCTTCTCGCTCCGGTCGCACCGGAACAGCTTCAACACCGGGTACCGCGTGCCGTCGCTCTTCTTCGTGCCACCCCCGTTTACGACGGTCATGATCTCGAAGCAGACAGAACCGTCATGGCAGATCTGCCCGCACCGCGCCAATGACGAGAGGTCGTAAGACGGCTTGCGTGTACGCGTCTTGGGCGACGTCTGCTTCAGTCGCCGTTCTACGTACGCGTCCCACAGGTCCATCCCGATGAGCGCCTCGTGTGCGGCGTCCGCCCAGATGTCGTATTCCGCCGGGGAGGTGGACGAAGGTTTTCCGCCTTCGCTACGCGTCCTCAAGAGCCCTGCGGCGAACCCGGAATCCAGAACGGTCCTCCACTGGTTTTCACGCATGATGGCGCCACGGGCAGACCTCAGACCGTCACGGTAGGCGTCCTCCGCGATTCGCCAGAGGGTGGCACCTTCGGCCCACATTGTGTACGCCTTCACGTACCAGTCGGACCGGAAGACGCTGGGAGGCTCCTCGTAGGGGAAGTCCTTGTCCGGGATGAGGATTCCGCCGCACTTGTTGGCGCAGTAGTAGAACCTCTCCCCCGGCCTCTTCTCGCACCCGGGGCAGCGGACGTACCCAAATCGTGGAGTTCCGCTGTGCGGCAGCCCTTCGCGGAAGCGGCGGGCGTGGGCTGTCATCCAGCTCGCGCGGATGGTGTCGAGTTGGTATTCAGCGAGGCGCAGGAACTGGTCCCGCATGTACCGGCCGGCGGGTGTCGTTGCGTCAATGTCCTGTGTGGCGGAGAGGAGTTCGCCACCTGCACGGGTCAACTCGTTGATGTAGTGGAGCGATCCCACCAGCGTGCGGCCGAAACGGCTGTATTCCCAGACGACGACGGCGTCAGCTTCTTTGTTCTTTACGCGCTCGATGCATTCGGAGATGCGGCGCTTAGCGAAGTCCGCGCCGGAGAGGTCGAGATCCTGTACAGGCTCTCCGACTATTTCGATCCCCTTCATCGCGCAGTAGGCCCGGCAGATGAGGGCCTGTTCGTCGTGGCTTTTCATGTTCTCGCGGGCCGTGGATACCCGGACGTAGACGATCGCCCGTCGAACGACTCTGCCGTTCGCGAGCGTGAGCGCGGGGCCCTTGTGGGCGGGGACGAGTAGGTCACTGTTCACCGGTGTGCTCCTAAGCGGCTAGCGCGACCGACGTGCGGCTAGCCCCCAGGTTCTGCCACCTGAGCAGGGCGTATGTACCGCTGCCCGAGTGGTATGTGTGAAGTATGGTCGGTGAACACAGGCTATACGAACCTGATACGAGGGCACCATCCTCGACCTGACCTGCACTGATGCCGCTGCCGGTGTCCTCGAAGCGCGCCGGAACAGGCGGCCCGGCATGCGGAACGGCAGCCTCACGGGCCAGCTTCTCGTCGAGCAGCGGAAGGCCACAGGCGATGCGCAGGGCGTCCGCTTCGAGGTCTTCCTTGTCGCCCAGGAGCGTCTCCACGTAGGCGAGGAGCGCGGGCGTCATGGCGACGTAGGTGACGCCACTGGCGGGCTCTTGAAGCTCCTCTGGGACGGGGAGTCCTTGTTCGACGCGGGCAGCGCGCATGCGTTGCTGAAACCGTTCTGCGGCTGGCTTGCGCTTGTCGTCACGCAGGGCCTTTTCGACCGGCGACAGCTCCATATCCCCACCCCTGGTTGTGGCTGCTCCAAGGGGGTGAGCGTATACGGCTGCGGCCGTGTCCAGTCGGCCAACGGGGCAACTTCGTTGGGCTTGGACATGGGAAACCCCCGGCGGCTGGGTCCAGGCTGCCGGGGGTGTTCAGGGGAGGGCGCGGGGTCTATGCCGCGCGGCGTTCGTTGGCCGTCTCCCGGTCCTTCTTGCTGGCCGCCGGCCAGTGCCTGCACTTGGTCTGGTGCGCACGCCGGGCGTCCTCGCTGAGAAATCCGTAGCCGCCATTTTGGGCGCACACCGCGTGGTCGACGCAGAAGTGGGTGAACGTCTGGCCGTCTTGGAGTTCGAAGCCAATGTCCGGCCCGTCGTACGGTGTGCCGTCGTCTCGATTGTGCGATTTGCCGTGCTGCGTGCGGTTGCGCAGGTCGACGTAGTACGGGTCCGGGCTGCCGGCGCGGTGCTTTAGCGGGCAGATGACCTGAATTACATCGTCGCGCCAGGCTCCGCCCCTTACCCCCTTGCGTCGCTTGGGGGCGTTCTCGGGCTCCGGCGCCTGCTCGCTGGCGTTATCGGGGGCCAGTGCGAGTTGAGCATGGTCATTGCGGCGAGGGACGGGCTTTGTTTCGCGCGCCGAGCGCCGGAGTGCGTCTAGGACGTCCGGCTGGAGCCGTGGCAGAACGTCGTCGCGGCGGTGGTAGACCGTGTCGAAATACCAGCCGCACGGGTCGCACAGGTCGACTACCTTCCCGTCGCCAATTGAGCGTTCCTGCGTCGCCGGCACGCGGGGGGCCTCGGGGAGCGCTGCATGCCAGTCGCAGGTCGTGAGGTCAACGATCGCCTTTGCCATCAGGCGGCGCCCCTGCGCGCCGACTTGCTCTTCGCGCTGCGCAGCGGGATGGGCGCTTCCCGGACTTCGTCCCACAGCGCGCCCAGGCTCAATTCGTGGCGGATGCTGATGCCTGTCTGCCGGACGCCGCGCGGGCTGGCGAGTGCCTCGTTGCGCTGGGTGTAGGCCCATTTCGTCCTGTCGACGGGGCCGCGACGCCCCATTGTCATCGTCGTGTGACGGAGCTGGTCGCAGCGCGCGCAGCGCTGGGTGATGTCGATGTAGACCGCGTTCTCCGGCTTGCGGACGCTGTGGTTGTTGGCGTTGAACCCATGCCAGTCGTAGGCGACCCACGCATGCTTGTCGGCGATGCATGCCTTGAGTTCGTCAGGGATCGACTCAACGTGGGCGTAGACCTCAGCGACGAAAGCTTCCACCGGTGACTCCTTGTGACGACCTAATTTCGTTCCGGTCAAGCTATCGGTCGAAACCAGTCGTTAGGAACGCTGCGGTGAGAAATGTTTATGCACCACTCGAACGGGTGAACCCGATCGGTCGCGGGTAGCTGCCCGCAGCCGTGTAGGCTGCGGGCTTCACAAACCGTCCACGAATTGTCCTGGCCTTAAACACGTGTTACTTCGTCGACTCGTTGCGCACTTTGTAGGCGTACTCGCCGAGCTTGGTCAGACACCAACCGTCCCGTGTACCCGGTGCTGCCTGAATCATTTCCAGGTTTTCGAGCCGGATATCGCTCGTCGCGAGCCCCGAGATGTTGCCGTCCTTGTTCCTGGTGCCGGCGGCCATGCGCCCCAGGACGGCCAGGTTGAAGGGCGTGAGCAGCTCGATGCGCTCCACGAGGCTCAACTGCTCGACCTTGTGCCCGCTGGCTGTCCGCCCCTTCCAGGCGCGGGAGTCCTCGAATCCCTCGTCGAGGTTTGAGTGCTGGGTGTTCGGCACGTAGTGCTCGCGTGCCTCCTTCTCGGCCGGGTCCGCTTCCTCTTCGCCGGCCGGTTCCTGTGTGGGTGTGGCGTCCTCGGTGCGGGTGGCGCTCAGTGGACGTCGCGGCGCTTCCGCCGCCTTCTCCCGGGCGGCCTTGAGCGCCTCCTGCACGTCGCTCTGCGGCACCGCGAACTCCGGCGTCCCCGGGTCGAGCCTGCCTTCCTGCTCATTGAGCAGGGCGTCGAGGCGGCTGCGGTCACCGAACTTGTCGAAGCTCCTGTAGGCGTCCTTGATTTTCTTCGGGATTCGACCGCGCGGAGGCACGTCCAGGCCCTGCTGTCGGGCCCAGGCGCGGGTGGCCTTGGGGTCAATTCCTCCCTGGTGCCGGTTGAGGGTGGCGCCCCGGCCGGCGGGCTCGGTCATCGCCCTGGCGGGGCGCTTGCTCTGACGCTTGATCGCCCTGCCTGCCCGCATGAACTCCGCGAGCTGGGTGCGGAGTTTGGTGTAGTTGTGGTCGCTGAGGTCGATCTCGTACTCGTCGCCGTCGAGGGAGAAGGTGTGGGTGCCGGCGGCTTCGGTTTCGCCGGTGGGGTCGAGGTCGTCGGTGAGGATGATGGTGATCTGCTGGGACATGGTGGGCTCCTGTTTCTGGGCATGAAAAAGACCCCGCCAGGAGGCGGGGTCATGTGGCTTTCTGATGAAGGTTGCTTGAGAGGCCTGTAAGCGGGGCGGATACGGGTTCCGTGCAGGATCAGGCGGACAACGCAGGCTGTCGCAGGCGCACCCAGGCGTGCCCAACTTCCGTTACGTGGAAAGAATCGTCGGCCTGTTCGTAACTCATGACGCCACGTCGGACGAGGGCTTCGTAGCTCCGTCGTTCGGACGTGTCTTGCGCTGTGGCGGTTCCGTCCTCGGCACATGCTTCTCGCAGGAGTCTTTCCTGAGGGGCAGACAACTTTCCAACCTTGCGTGCGCAGCTTTCATGCCGGGCCTCAACCGTATGTACTGCCTTGTTAATTGGGACAACCCTTGCCGGTTCGACCGGAGGAAGGCTTGGGTCAACGTTGGCCTTTTCCAGCAAGAGGTCAAGCCGCGTGCGGTCATTGTGCCGGGTGTGGTCCAACCAGGCTTTCCGTGTTGCGAGCGGGATGCGGCCGAGCGGCTTGACCGGCAGATGGTGGCGAGCACACCAGGCCCGGATGCTGGCTGCCTCCTCGCGCTGCTGAGCCTGCGTCAGGGGCGGCGGCGTCGCGTCTGCGTCCACCGGCACTGTGGCGGCGGGGACTCCCTTGGCTGCGATGTTGTCCGGCGCGGCCGGCCGGCTTGCCGTCATGTACGGCTCCAGCAGCTCCCTGAATTTCGCCGCATTCTCGTTCGACAGTTCGATTTCGCGAGGCTTTCCGTCCAGCGCAAACGTCACGGTCTCGTCTGCTTCACCCCCGTCCAGATCATCGACAAGTCGAACCTTCACCCTCTGCGCCATGTCTCTTCCTCCAAGGCGAACGACTTTATGCCTAGGACGGAACTGTAGCCTCCAGAGGGCGGCGACCCCTTGGGATGAAGCGTTCTTGAGGTTTTTTAGCGCCCAGGCGTGTAAACGGATGACCTGGAGGTTTGGCTGCATATGCCAAGGCGCCGGGCGCACCTCTGGCACACGCTGGCGCATTTCCTGCTAAGCACTCGTCAAGGGCGTTGGCAAATACGCTGGCGTCACCCATTCGAGTGATGTTTCAACGGTTCCCTGATCGCCCCACGTGGGGTAAGGATGGCCGCTCCGCACGTCTGGCGCGAGGAATGTAAAGGCATAGCCCGGACAGTCTGTAGGGACCGTGGAGACTCCATGGCAGGAGCGCCGGCCGCTCCTCAGTGCTCGTCCGTCCGCTCGGCCAGGCGGGCTGCGGCAATCTGCCCGTCCTCGAAGTACTGCACCGCCGTGTGGATTTCGCCGTAGTCGATGACCCGCCCGGACACCTGCTCGGTCGGCGCCGTGACACCTTCGAGCAGCTCGCCGGCAGGGCTCGTCGGCAGCGTGATGCCGGGCTCGTCCGACTGCCACCAGACGATGCAGCCGTTTCCGTTGGTGGGCTGGTTGCTCCAGGCAAGAATCCAGCCCTTCTTCACGAACTCAGCCATCTTCGAGAACACCCAGCCCTCGACCGGGCGTCCATCGAAGTCCTGATCCTCGTCGTCGAGCAGCCCCATCTCGGCCCCCGCCGTCCGGGCCTCTGCGCGGATGTTGAGCAGATCCACCAGGCGCTCGGCGTACTCCTCACAGACCGGCACATCTCCGCCCGGGAAGACCAGAGCCATCTCGTGAAGGTTCACCTGGAGGTGCGGAACGGCGGAGTCATGCAGGAGGTGCGCGACGAGGGTGTGTCCGCCGACCAGAGCCTCGTGCAGGTACTCCTCCTCGTGGTCGCCGACTGCGCGCCGGATGGAGTGATGCGTGTGCCCCCGGTGGCCTACCACCTCGCCGGGACGCTCCTCGACCAGCAGATCGCTCTCGATCGCGCCGAGGAACCGACCCTGGTCCAGGAGGCGGAAGCCGGCGTCTCCGGTAACGACCTCTTCGTCCTTGTCGGGCAGGCGCAGCGTGAAGGAGATGTCCCAGTCGGTGCCGTCCGCGTTGTCCTTCACCGACCAGCCCTCGGCCACGAGCCGGAACGAGGCGAAGTAGGCCAGGCGGCTCTCGATGAAAGCCTGGCGGTGCTCGGAAGGGTACGGCTCGCGGTTGCGGGCCATTTCCTGCTCGTGCTCTTCGTCCGTCATTTTTCAGTCCTTCGCATCTCGTGCGGATTGGCGCTTATTCCAGGCATTGAGGACATTGCGCCCAAATTCGGTGAGGCCGGTGATAATCCACCCACCCTCACGCGTCTCCTCGTCGCCGGGCTCCACCCAGTCCACTGTCCAGAGGCCGGTGTCCTGCATCTTCCTGACGTCTTGCACGGCCCAGGCCCGCTGCCCGGGTGTCTGAAGCCGTCCGACAGGCGCGTTCTCCTTCACATAGGCCAGCCTTTCGGCACCGCTGGCATAGAGAGCGCGCACGTGTCCGTCCTCGTCGACGTACTTCAAGCTGTAGCGGCTTTCGGGCATTTTCTACTTTCCTCAGGGATTAACCGATGACCCGGCCCGGCATGACGCACCGGGGGTACTTTCGGCTGCGATCCGCTCCAGCCCACCACCCGGACCTGCGGGATGGGCTGGCGAAGAAGGCAGCAGATCGGCGCCGGCCAGCGCGTTGCTGCTGTGCCCGTGCTCAGGTCGTCACACGGGGAATTCTTCCATCGAGGTCTGACAGCGGGAGCGAGAGCGGCCCGACCCCCTTGACTCACGTGGAGCCTAGGGGGTCGGGTCGTGGTCCAGGAGCGGTGCTACTCCACGCTCTTGGGCGCGCGTTTCCGACGGATGACGACTCCGCCGGCCGGCACCGTGCGGGGCGGTTCGACGGGAGTAGGCGACTTGTACGGCCGGTGCACCCGCTCGTCGGTCGTCTCCATGACTTCGGACTTGCAGGCGTCGAAGCCGACGTGCCAGAGCACATCGTTATCGCCCTTGAAGTCCAGGACGCCGTAGCCGCTCGGCTTGAACTGCTCCCCGGGCGTGAGCTTTTGGCACGCTTCCAGCAAGCTGCGGGCCTTGACCACGCCGGTCAGGTGAGTGGGCCGGTACACGATGACGTACTCGTGCTCCTCCAGGGTCTCCGGCTCCCCTTCCCCCTCGGCAGGCGCCGTGGTGTCCGCCGGGGACAGCGGCTTCACCTCTGGCGTCCTCATGAACTTGCGCAGCGCATCCGACCACGCCACCAGGGCGGCAGCACCTTCACGTACCTGCCGCTGCTGGTCCGCGTTGGCGATCATGCCCACGGTGATCCACTCGTCGGCTTCGCCCTCCGTGGTCTTCGTCTTGTACACCGCATCCGGCGGCGCCTCCTCGGCCTCCGCCTGCGCGCACACCCGCTCGACGAACTCGGGGCCGAGCACACCTCCGAGAGCGTGGAAGGCCCAGACGTACGGGTGGCCGTGCCACTGTTCCGGAGCGGCCGGCAACGACATGGCGATGCCCTCGGGCGCCTCCAGCCGGGGCCTGTCATCGGTCACGGACATCACGTGCCCTCCAGGATGTTGTGCCGGGTGGTGGTCAGCTCGTGCACACGGTCGAGCACCGCGCCTTCGTCGGGCTTGCCGACCTCGACGAGCGTGATGCGGCGGCCGTCGTGGACCGCACCGAGGAACAGCGGTGCGAGGTCGGCTATGGCGTCCCGGTCCGTGACGATCTTGCCGACGTAGAACCGGCCGTCGTCGATACCGGGAGTCGTCTCGTCGTCGCCGTCCTTCGGGTCGGCGTACACGTACAAGAAGCGGGCGCTCATGAGGCTGTCACCGAAGCGGGCGCGGCGGTGTCGAAGCCGCCGAACACCAACTTCGCCATCTCGCTGAGCAGGTCGTCGTGAATGTGCTGCCCGAGGTCCATTTCGTGGCTGGCCTGTGCGTCGTCGTAGGCGCGCTGGTCCTTCGCGTCGCCGTCCTCGTTGAGCAGCTCGTCCCGCTGCTGCTCCCACTCGTCGTCGGTGTCGAGAGCGGAGGCCAGGGCGGGAAGAATCGGCTTGCCGGGGACCCGCTCGAAGCTGGTGGAGCCGACCGGATACCGGAGGAACTCGCTCTCACCGTGGCGGTAGAGGAATGCGATGCCGTCCTCGATCTTCACCAGGAGACCGGTGGCCCCCTTCGCGTTGGAGAAGACATTGATCATGGCGCCGGCGAGCGCCTGGCGCTCCTCCTTGCTCAGGTCCACCAGGCAGCCGCTCGTGGGCGGCAGCGTGCGCTCTTGAGTCTCGGACATGGTTACTCTCCTTCGTAGTGCGGGTGCAGGTCGCACACCGGAATGTCGTTCAGCTCCTGCATGAGGGCCTGGTGGATGTCGATCAGGCCCACTTCCCATTCGCCGCGCCGACGGTCCCAGTTGTCCTGGTCGCTGATCGGGGCCTCGCTGTCGCCGCCGCGCAGGGCCCGGTCGGTGTCCTGCCACTGCCGCTCGTAGGCCACCGCTGCGGCGAGCGCGGGCCGGGGCGTCTTGTCGAGGTGCCGTATGAAGGTCACGGCACTGATGCGGAAGCGCTCGGTACCGCGAAGTCGCGGCTGGTAGATCTCGGCGTACTTGCCGTCGACCCGGATCAGAAGTCCGGTGTAGCCGTATGTGCCTTGAAGCACCTGGATGTGGTGGCCGACGAACGCGGCCAGCTTCTTCGGTCCGATGCCGCGCATGTGGTCCAGGCGGGGCTTCTGGTCGACCACGGAGGCCATGGGGTCACCTTCTATATCGAGGGATGATGCGATTACGTCCGGCAATGACCGCGCGCGCCCCCGAAGGGGCTCCACGGACGCGGCCGGGTCGGTGTCAGTGCGGGAGGTTGTTGTAGAAGTTGCGCAGGGCCTGCCACTTCTCGCGGGGCAGCTCACTGGCGCGGGCCGTGTACCACTCGCCGTGTGGTCCGCCAGGCATACAACCCAACCTGCGCTCGATGATCTTTCCGGCGTCCGTGAAGTGGATGAAGGCGCTGCCGTAGTGGTCCTGCTGGGTGCGGCGCGGCACGAGCAGACCGACGATGCGGGGCGCTCCTGCCCACCAGTTGCCGTGATAGGTAGCGACCATCCGGACGCGGGAGATGTTGCGCAGAGAACTGTTGCGCAGGAGCTTGCACTTGAACTCGTCCTGGGGCGTCTGCTGCGGGCGGCCGTTCTCCACGTGCGGGGCGCACTCACCGCACGGCTTGTCGGATTCATCGGCGCCGGGTGTCTCGTGGTCGACGCCGTCGGGGTACTCCTCCGGGTCGGCCTCGATGACGTACTCGCGGCACCTGGGGCACTTCAGGTTGCCCTCGTTGACCATGACCATCTGACGTTCCTCTCGGGGGTGTTGGAGACGTGGAAGGGCCCGCTCGCCGACACGTCTGTGCCGTGACCAACGAGCGGGCCCGAATTGAGATCCTCACTCGTTCGAGTGAGGCAATAACAGTTCCTTGGTAATGGGGCTGACATGAAAAAGCGGCCCCTTTGTGTGGGCCGCTCGTGTTGTGGTGGCGTCCGGGCGTCAGTAGTGCTCGTAGTGGCTTCGGACCAGGAAGAGGAAGTCGACCGAGAGGGTGTTTCGGGCGGTTCCGAGAATCTCGCCGTTGGCGCGGTCGATGATGATCTCGTAGCCCGGCTTGGCTGACGATGCCAACACAAAGCGGGTCCCGTCGCGTTCGGTGTAGACGCAGGGGGCGTCTTGCGGGCAGTTACAGATCGGCACCACGTCCAGGAGCTGGATCTCGGCCGCCGTGGTGGGGACGAACGAGCGGTGCACGAGCATCTGGCGCAGCATCTCGTCACGCTCGTGCTGGTCGCCGGGGCGTTTACGGTCGGCGTCGTAGATGGCGCAGTTGACGGTGCGCTCTGAGTCGGGCTCGCCCTTGACCGCGAACGTGACGCGGTAGCGGGTGCGGCCGTCGCCGGGTTCCGGCTTTTCGTGCTCCGCTGGTGCGTCACTGTCAGCGGGGGCCTCCGGCTCTGCCTGATGCTCCTCGAAGTGAAAGGTGTAGGAGTAGGCGACCTTCTCGCGGTCGGCGTCCAGGAAGTGCAGGGTGTCGCCCTCGATGCGGACCGCCAGTGCTTTCGGCCAGTCGGTCCACCACACGCCGTCCTGTGAGCGGGTGGCCAGCTTCTTCGTCTGCACCTTCTCCACCGTGCGCTCACCGGAAAGGTGCGGGTGCACGTTGTTGGTCACGCTCACGCGCTGGCCGGTCTTGATACGTCGCTTGAATGCAGCGAGGCTCATTCCGATTCCTCCTCGATCTCTTTCAGTGATTCGGGCCCCTGGTGGGATTCGTTGGGGCCGGCAACGTCGGACCAGTGACCGTCCCAGCGCACGTGCAGCGGCCAGGGACACGCGGACGCGGCTCGGGGAAAGCCACACTTCGCGTGCCCGCACTCCCGGCCTGGACCGCCCTCGCCGACCTGCTGCTGCCACTTGTGCCGCTTGCACAGGCACACCACGACCGTGCCTATCCAGGTGCCCCAGTCGGTTTCGACGTGTGTGACGCGGGTGCCGGGGACGAGCCGAAGCGCGGTCTTCACGACTTGGTCGTGATCGTGAGGCTGTACGTGGTCTCTTCGGCCTCCAGGGTGCCGGAGCCTCCGGGGGCGCAGGCCACGCTCTCCGCGATGCCGGCATAGGCCGCGTCCTCGGTCTCCGCGCGGACCTCGACCGTCACGTGCACCCAGGAGTCCTTGGGTGCGTACCAGTCCTGGCACCGGTCGGTGATGCTGGGCGGCTCGAACCAGAACAGCGCCGACGCGGCGCCCTCCTTGGACTGGAACTCGGGCATGGCGATCTGCTGGCGGGCCGGGTCCGTGGTCCAGTCGGCAACCCAGCCGGCACCGGAGGTTTCGTAGACGTGGCCGAGGAGCTGGTCACTGGTCCAGTGCGCGACGCGGGCGTGCACGGCGTAGTGCTCCCGGCCCGGCTCGGTCTCCGTGAAGATGAAGTGGGGCTGGATGGAACCGCCGACGGGCGGCAGCGACTTGATGGGCATGGGTGTCTACTCCGTTCTGCCGGTCTCGACCGGCTTGTTGTAGCGGTGGAGGAACTGGGCGGCCCAGGTGCGGGAGGCGAAGCCGGGAACGCCGCCTCCGCTGCCCGGGTGATCGCCGGGGAATTCGGCGACCCAATGGCACACGCCGTCGGGGTCCTGCCACACGACGCCGTACTCCGTGCTCGGTTCAGTGCGGTCGATGACGCGGTCCCCGAGCGAGCCGGTGTTTCTCGTGAAGGCGAAGGGAAGCTCGGGCACGGTTACTCCCCGCTCGGGTACTGACGGGAGGAGAACTGGACCGTGGCCAGGGCGCCCCACTCGTCGATGACGGCGGCGAGCAGGTCATCGAACTCGATGCCTTCCGCCACGGTGAGACGGCCCATCTCACTTCCCTCGGCCGAGTACAGAACTGCCTCGGTCGCCTCCCGGTGCCAGATCGCGAACGGCATGCTGCCGCTGTCGTTGACTCGGTGGACGAAGTGGAAGACGAGCTGGCGGAAGTCCTCGCGGTATGCCAGGTCGATGAGTGCCGGAATCCAGCACTCGTGCTCGCGGAAGTCGGCGACGCGGGCAAGTCGCTTGCAGTCCACGCACCGGAACAGGAATGCGCCGTGCGGGTTGTTGTTGTATCCGCGTCCGGTGTTGGCGAGCCGGTGTCCGGACTCGCGAAGGAACCGGTTGCGTGTCGGAATCTGCGCCTCGTGGTCGGGCTTGTCGGCGGCCCGGTAGGTGGCCAGGATCTGATGCAGCCCGTCCGCGCCGAAGAGCCGCTCCATTAGGCTCCAGACCGGTGCTCTCTCCCCGTCACGGTCGAGGTCGGCGAGGACCGTCGACCACACCTTCCATTCGAGGAGCTTGTCGCCCGTGAGCGGGTAGTGCGGGTGGTCGTCGGGCTTGTTGACCCCGGCCGCCAGGTCGTCGCCCACATGCAGCCTGATGACGGTCTGCCGGTCGACGTCGTTGAGTGCGAACAGCTCGACCTCGAAGAGCTGCTTCACCACGCGCCGGCCGGTTTCCTCGTCATCCACGTGCGTGGCCCCGGCGTACCGGCCGAGGTGCAGGATCTGGTGGGTGCGGCGGATCTCGTTGAGGACGTCGATCATGGAGTAGCCCCCGGTTTCAGAGTCGTGCACTTCCGCGCAGAGTTCGCAGATGTACCCGCCCGGCACCCGGTACTTCCGGGTGTTGGGAACGGGGCCGTGACCGTTGCCGAATGCGCTCGGGCATTCGGCGTTGGCACAGTAGAAATGGCTCTGCGCTTCGGGCTCGGGGCCGCCGTCCGGCCACTCAGGACCGACGTAGACGCTGCGCGTCATGCCGTCTCTCCGGCGAGCCAGTAGGTGTTGTAGCCGTACTCGAACCGGACCGGGCCGCTTGCCTCCCGGACCAGCTCGACCGCGCCGTGCCGGTCGACGGTGATGCCACGGGTCAGATGCTGCTTGGCGCCCATCTCGGTGCTGCGCAGGAAGTGCAGCAAGTAGTACTTCGCCTGGTGGAACGGGAGCGGGGTGGTGTGGCTGCCGACAGGTGCACGGTGGCCGGCGTCGCTCTCCTGCCAGCCGGCCGCGAGCTTCGGGGCGCCGGCCACTTCGGGCCCGGCCCAGTGCCGGTCGATCGCTTCGCCCACGCGCTGCTCGAAGATCCGGTCCCACACGTACGTCTCGTAGGACATCTCCACGTACTTCTTCAGCGCTTCGTCGGCGTTGTCCGTGCCCTTGGGCCCCTCGAACCGCGTGCCGTGAGCCCACTCGCCGTCGCGGAATCCGTCGTCCACGGTCTTGCCGTTGTACATGCGCCCGACGTACCAGTTGTCGACGCCGTCTCGGCCCTCCCGGACTCCCAGGAACTGGCCGTAGAAGCGGTCGTCGTAGTGCTTTTGCCGGGCCTGATGGACGATCTCCCAGCCTTCTACTCCGACCTTCTCGTTCATGCCTCCTCCTTACTGACCGACTGGTCGGTCTGCTGACGTGGTGTGTATGGCTTCAACTCGTGCAGAGGCAGCCGCTTGGGGTTGCAGGGCGTGCCGCTCGGCGCGTAGTCGGTGCGCCGGCAGATTGCGTAGCCGGTGAGCGAGCCTTCCTCGGAGTAGCCATCGGAGTCCGCCTCCAGGCTCTCCACCCGGTAGGGCCGGCTGCGGAAACTGACCACCGTGCCGACCAGGGCTCTGAACTCGGAGGCCCACAGGTCCGTGGCCACCCACCGCAGAGGGAAATCGATGATCTGCTCGGGATGGCTGTAGCCCCCGATCGCGTCCGGCGGTCCGACCCGGTTGATCACTGAGTCGATGACTCGGTACGAGGAATTGCGGGGGTTTTTGCTGGTCAGTTGAATCTCCAGCATTTCCGCCTGGCCCGCGCGGATTTCTGCTGCGTCCTTGGGCTCCAGGTCATCGATCGGCATCCGGCCGTCGGTGTAGGCCCCGGTCGGCTTGCCCTGCTTGATGATGCGCAGCCCTAGCAACTCCGGCCGCTCCGGCAGGCGTTCGCGCCTCATGCGGCCACCGCCTGCTGCTGCGCGGCCTTCCACTGCTCGTACAGGGCGGCGGCGGGGGCGGGTACGAGCCAGGCGAACAGGTCGGCCCACTCCCGGTAGATCTCGCCCTCCGACTTCTGGTAGTACGAGTCGCTGGCCGGGTCGACGATCAGTTCCGGATTTGCGGTCAGCTTCTCGACCGTGTCCTGGCACATGCGCTCGGTGCACACGACCTCGTAGCCGAGGCGGGCCATCTGGTCGGAGCCGTCGCCGAAGCACTCGTCGCACACGCGCACGCGCTGCCCGCTGACCTTGTGGACGAGCATCACCCTGGCGCCCTTGTACGTGTAGCTGGCGCAGCGCAGGCAGTAGAAGTAGCCCTCCTTGTTCAGCGCGCCCCTGTGGACGTCCGACCACTCCCGGAAGACCTCGAAGTCGTCGTGGATAGCGGTGACTTCAGAGATCTTGGCCCGGTAGGCGTTCCAGTGCTCCAGCTCGATGTACGCGAAGGCAGGTCGGGTTGGCGTCCCCCGGTACCTTCCGCCGTTGGTCTTCTGGAAGTGGTCGATGCGCCCGTAGTGGTGCTCCAGGCGCCCGTCCTTCTGCTCGACCACGACGCGCACCATGTCGCCGACCCCGAACGGCCGGCGGTGCGTGTCGACGGCCTGGCGCCACTTCTCCTCGCCGGCGGCCTCGAACCCGAATCCGGGCCCCAGGTCGTAAAAAGCGTCACGCATGATCCCGGCGAGGTTGTACGCGTTGGGGTTTCGCCCCTCCTTTTCCAGCGTCGCGATAACCACCGCTCGCACAGCACGCTTGCTTCCGTATCCGTTCATGTTTCCCCTCCCTGATCCGCAATGAATGACGTGAGCGCCCAGCACGGGAATTTGTACCCGCCGATTACCGACTGGGGGAGAGCAGTAATCGCAATCATTTGACCGGGCCTGTTTCAACTAGCTTTGCCGTACTACTCCAGGCCGACGCTCACCACGCCTCACCGCCCTTGATGGCGTCGAGCTGGGCGGCGGCCAGGCCCGCAGATTCACGACTCGGACCGAACCACTTCGCCCCCTGGTCCCACCGGCACACCCAGAACTGGCGCCAGCCCCGGTAGGCGAGCAGCCGGTACACCCTGCCGTCGTCGGCCGTGTACGTCTCCAGTGCACGGCTGTTGACGTAGTACTCGCGGTCGGGCGTGACGCCGGGCTTGTGGTCGTGGAAGCCGAACGGCGCGTTCGTGATCCACGTGCCCTCGTGCGGCGGCTCGTCCTGTAGCCGGATCTCCCGCACCGCGTAGATGCGGTCGCTGGCCGTGGCGAAGCGCTGCTCGCCGTTGCTGAGCCGGAAGGCGTAGCGCGTGCCGCCGTATATGGAGGCCGAGCTGCTCGGGAGGATCGAGACGTCCCAGATGGGGATGAGTTCCCGGCCGGGCTCCATGTCGACGACCTCGCGCGGCACCCGCATGCCGGGCTTGATCTCGGCGGGGTGTACGGGCTCGATGAGTTCGGTCATGCCTCGAAGAGACCACTGCATGATCAGCTCTCCCTGTTCTGTTCGATCGGCTCGGTTGCTGCGGCATCCGCGCGGGTCAGCGGGACGCCCATGCGCGCGGCTTCCTGCTCGGCCACGACCACCCCGGCGGCAAACTTGCCGCCCTGCCACGTGCGCGGGTTTAGGCGGTCCAGGAGCGTGTGCAGGTCGCCGGATGCCTCGGTCAGCGCGAAAGGCCAGGTGTACCCAATGCCGATCACCTGTTCGCGCTCGATCACCAGCACGTCGCCGTCACGGATCTCGTCCCGGCACTGGACCGCGCCGTACGCCTCACCGGTGCTGTAGAAGGTCCACACCTGCGGCACACGCGTGTCGCTCATCACTCAGCCCCCAACTTCCGGAACTTGCCCGTGCACTTCGGGCAGAGCAGGTCCCCGTCCCCGTCCTGGTCCAGTTCGTAGAGCCGGATGTACGGCCCCTGCGGGCCGTCGCCCTCGACGCAGAACTGCCACCTGTAGGTGTCTGCGGTCTCGTACAGGTGGCCCCCGTCGCACTCGATCCACGCGGAGCTGAAGCCCAGGAAGTCCTCCGGCTCCGGGGCCGTGATCTTGAAGAACTCCGGGTGCTCGACCCTGCGGGGCCCGCTCGTCGCGACGTAATGGTCCTCGCCGAGCTGGAACACCGTGTAGTGGAAGTCCTCGTCCAGCCACGAAACGGTGTTCTGAGTGTTCTCGGTCTTCAGAGCGCCCCAGTGGGGCCCTTCGACCGGTACGCCGCGCCGCTCCAGCCAGGACAGGAACTGCATCGGCCCGTACGGGAACTTGCCGTGGACCTCGTACCACTTCTCGAAAAGCTCATCGAGCCGCACACACGGCTCGGTCTTGTCGTCCATCCACGCCTCGGTTTCGCCGATCACGGCTTCCGAGTCGATAAATTTCAGGTCGATTCCCATGGTTACGCACCGTCCAATTCCTGGAATCCGATGCGGCCGTGGCAGGCCGCGCAGTCGCACGTCCACACGTCGTGCAGTTCCTCGGGCTTAAAGACCCCCGTCGGCGACCAGGGCGCCGAGTCCGTCTGCCAGTCCCAACGGACCTTGACCATGTCCGCGCCGCTGGTGCCGATCACGTACGCCTCGAACGTGAACGGCGACCGCGCACGTGTCAGGCCACCGGGCCGATCCGGCACCGCGTAGAACGGGCGTGCCCTGACGAGCAGACCGGCGTTGGCCAGCGTTTCTGCTGCGTCCTTGGCGTGGGTCACCGGCGGACCGATCGGGCGCTCTTCGCTGCTGAACGCCACGTACTTCGTGTACGTCGGGCCCTCGTCGGGGTGGGCGAAGGTTTCGGCCGGCACTTCGGCCGGCGCCGCCTCGGCCGGCTCGCCCTTCTCAGCCTCAGGATCGGGCTCGCCCTCGGGCTCGTCGTCCTCCGGATCGTCCTCGGGCTCCGGCTCGGGCAGCACTTCGACGTCGACCGACACCCACTTGAGTCCGCCAGCCGTGAAGCTCTCGGTCTCGCCGGGCTTCATCTCGTCGACGCGCTTCTCGACCCACTCGCGCACCGACTCCATGTGGTGGTGGCGGCAGTCCCCGTACGCACGGCACCGCAGCGAAACCGGGTCGAGGACACACCCGCCCTCGCCGAAGTCCTCCATGCCGGAGAACGTGAGCTTCGGGTGGGCCTCCAGCAGAGACGTGATGGAATTCGCGACCGAGTCCGGCCACTCGAATTCCTCGGTCTCCCCCTCCAATAGATCCTGGCTCGTCTTGCCGCGAACGGTGCGCTGCTGGCGCCATTCCGTCGTTACACGGATCATTCATTCCCCCTCGGAATCGCGGCAGTACTCGCACGGCTTGTGGTGCAAGTTCTCGCAGTCCTCGTCATCCTTGGCGTGCTGGTCGATCAGCCACTGCACGTTCTCCTCGTAGTAGCCGAACTCCCGAGCCAGGGCCGCTACCGCTTCCACCTCCTCACAGGTCAAGAAGCAGTCGTAGTCGCCGGGAAGAGACCACAACACCTCGTCGCACTTCTTGAGGAAATTGCCCGCCAGTTCAGCTCGGACCTTGATCCTGCTGGCCGCTTGCCGACGGCGGTACGCCTTAACTTTTCGCGCTTGCCGCACTTGCCCCCTCCAGGGATTGAGCCATTCGATTGACGGGATAACAGTTCTCATTTGCGCAGCGAAAAGGGAGCCGACCGGTGCAACACGCGCGCACCGAGGCTCCCTTTTCGCTCGGTTGATTCAGTTGTCGTACCGGTAATGGCTCACGTCGGCGTACTTGTCCTGGACCCGCTTTACGAGTCGGTCCCAGGTCTCGTCCCACTGCCCGCGAACGTCCTCCGGAACGTCGTCGTACCGGAGAACACGGCCGGGCCAGATCTTGACCCACTTCTTGTGTCCGTCGTCGGCGGCACCGTGGCCGGGCTCGTCGATGTACAGATCCACGACCTCGTCGCCGTCGTTGTCGGTTCTCATCGGCCATGACACGACCGCCGGTATCAGCTCCCGACAGATATCGATCACGATGCGCTCGTCGGCCTTCAGCTCCAACGGCTCACCACTGGCACGCGATGAACGCGTGGACTCCCACCAGTTCTCGAACTCCCATGCGCGGTGATCCTGCGGGTACTTGGAGCGGAACGCTTCGGTGTACCGGTCGACCTTCGCCGCCCAGGTCTTGCGCTCCGCATCGGTGAGTTCCCGTGTGGGATTCGGTGGGTAATTCCACTGGCCCGCTTCTCCGGGCCGACCCACGCGCGGCGTGCGGTACTTGTGGTTGTACTCCCGGACCGTCATGCCCTCCGGGTAGTCGTTCATCTGGCTACCGGGTGCGGCGTAGCCCCGGAACGCTCCGATGGCGTGGCGGAATGCCTCGGCGCTCATGAGGTCGATGTCCGCGCGCTTGTCGGCGAGCTTCTGCTGGATCTCGGGGTCCTGGCCCAGGTGTTCACGGGCCAGATCACGGATCGTGTTCATGCGCGGCACGTCGAAGGTCCGCTCGACCACCTGCACTTGGCCGCTGTAGAGAATCCAGGCGACCGGTGTCCCGTCGACCGTGACCGTGCACCGGAGCGCCGTGGGAATCACCGGCGAGCGTCCCCAGCTCATGTAGTCCAGGGTCCGAGCGTCAGCCGCCGCCACGTGCGGCGCATACTCCTCATCAGTGAGCAGGCCACGCGGGTGCTCGCAGGTGAGCACGGCCTGGTGCTTGAGCGTGAACCCCTTCACCTTGTGGTGGGTATTGAGTGTGCGAAGCGCGGCCACCGTCGCGCCGATATCGAGCTGCATAAAGCCCCCCATTGTGTGTGCCGAGTTGCTGCGGCATCCGGGCCGACCCCACGGCCGGCCGGAGCGCAGACAGGCGTGCAGCGGGTCGCGCACAGCCACGGCCGGCCTGGGTACCGAACGGCACCGAGGCCCGCTGAAGCTGTCTACGCGTCCACCGGCCGCTCGTCGTCGATCGGCCGCTCGCTGTCGATCAGGTCCTGGATCTCGTCGAGCCGGAAGCCGAGGTGTCGGTTCGAGCGGTCGAGTGCGCCGGGGGCACGGTGGTTGGCCAGCTCGTCGACCATGCGCCGCATCACTCCGGCCTGCTGGGCGAGGTCATCGGCGAGCGCGAGCAGCTTGCTGCTCATGTCCAGCCGGTCAAGGGACTCGCGGAGGAACGCGAGCGCATTGACGTCGATAGCGCCGGAGTTGGCGAACGCGTAGGCCAGGCTCTCGACTTCGCTCTGCACGAGCGTGATCTCACGGCCGACCGGACCTTCGAGCCGGGTAAGGGCCTGGTGCTCGGACTGGAATGGGACGATGGTCATGCGGACACCTCTTTCTGGATCTCGTTGGGAACGAACCCCGGGCGGGCCGCTAGGCCCTCGTACATGGGGTCGAACCATTGCGGGTGAAGCAGGTTGGGCCAGAATTCGACCCCGTCGATGGTTTCGATCCGCGTGATCGCGAGCGGGTGTTCCTGAGCACGCGTGCACCGGAAATGCGCCCCCTGCCGGGGCGTGGTGTCGGTGTAGTCCTCGCGCAGACAGGCGAACTCCCTGCTGAACTCCAGGAAGTTGACCCATTGGGCCGCTACCGTGGCGTCACTGTCACCGAACTGCGTCGTGACACCCGGGACGTACCGGAATTGTGCGGCGCTCATACCGCGACCTCCTGTCGATTGGTTAGCGGACGTACATGGGCTCGGAGTCCCGTCCGTACATGCTGGACTTCCGGTTCGTGGCGTCGAATGCGCGGTAACGCCGGTTCACGCGCTCGACGCGCGACTGGGGGCCGAACCGCTGCCGGGGCTTGACCCCGTTCCACAGCGCCTTGCGCTCGATACGGTGGCGTCGGTGGGCAGGTATTTCCGGGGCGAGGATCTTGAAGTGCGTCCGCCGGGCACGCAGCCTTTTCGCGTTCAGCGGGGGCCGCTTCATCGAGCGCATTTCGTCTGCAACGTCCATGCGACTGAGGCGCCGATTACTGGCGATGACCATGCGCCCGATCACGTACGCGGTATCGGTCATCCCCGACCGCTGTGCGCGCAGGTTCGCGAACCGGCTCTCAACGAACAACCCATGCCCGTAATGCACGTGGTGCGTGGAGTCGAGATTCAGAGAGCGCCGAGCCGCAGCTCGGCGCAGATTTTCGTGCTGCATAGTGCCTCCCGGCGTTGTTGCGGCATCCCGGACGATTCCCGGGATGTTCCTCGCGCTGGATCAGCAGGGCTGTTCCTCCACGCGCATGTCGCATGCGCGGCACGTTCGGCTGTCGGTGCAGCACTCCGTGAGGTCCGTGTTGGCTCCGGCCACGTGCATCTCGTATCGAGTGGCGATTCCCGCCCGGTACAGGACGACCTCAGCCGCCTTTTTGGCTATGGATTCCGTGCGCGCCCACACGTCCACGGTGTGCACGATGACCCCGTCCGCATTCCGGCATTCCACGGTCATGCGGGTCTGGACGTTGACGTGATGGCCGTTCATGAGCCAGCAACCGCACGGGCGTTGAGAAAGCCCGTGCGTCAGCTCCTTCGTACGGAGTTCCACGACCGCATCGATAGCCGTAAGCGGTCCAGTGGTGATGGTCATGGGCTTACCTTTCGGGCATGGAAAAGGGCCGCACCCCGTGACGATTTCCCGTCCGGAATGCGGCCCTGCTGTGTGGTGGTGTGGTTACGCGGGAGTGGTCGAGTAGCGGACCGACGCACCGTGCTTGCGCGCGAATACGTCGAGTCTGGCGCCGTCGCGCGTCATCGAGCCGACGTGTTCCCACATGCGCGGCGCGGCTCCCCACGTTATGTACTTGACGCAGTCCCGCACGTCCTGCGGCAGCTCAGCAGCCTTGATAGATGTGTAGACGCGCGTGCGCAGGTTCGGCACGTGCGGCGCCTTGACCGGCTTCGGCGGCGTCTCCGGCTTACCCATAGCGGCTTCCCACAGAGTCTTGGGAGTCGGGGCCGGGCACCGAGTTTCAAGCGGCGTGAGCGGCAGGATCTTGGGGGAAGGCTTCGCCGCAAACGTGGCGGACACCGTGGCGTGCGTGCGCGCGAGATTCTCTACTGCCTTCACACTCAGCGCGGCGTGCGTGCCCGTGGCGCCCATTTCAGCGCCACGCATGTGGTCGAGAAATGCCAGATCCTTCCGGCGCTTGTCTGCGACGCGTGCGCGCTTACGGGCGCGATTGGTAGAACGGCTCATGATCCTTTGTTCTCCTTTTCCAGGGTGCGGACGATTCGGCGCAGATCCCGAGCGATGTTGCCGTACGTGTCGCGCGCTATACCCTTAGCGGAGCGCTGCATTTTCAGCGCGTAGTCACGTGCCGCGCGCATTTCACTGATCACGCGCGTGTCGTAATACGGGCAGGCAGCGTCAACGCGTACGAGGAACGCGTAGCCGTTGTTGTCCCCGTGACCCATGCCGCGCGCAAAAGACCCGGGCACATAGGTGGGAGAGTTCCCCAGTTCCTTGGGCGCGTCCGAAAGGACGTGACGCTTAGGCGTGCGGAGGTTCTTACCCGTGTGCCGCTTGTGGGGCGCGTTTACCTTTGCGCTCGTACGGTCCCCACGGAGATTGATCTTGCCCTTGTAGTTCACCGGGTAGTTACGCGCTTTGTGACTGTTCGTGTTCGGCGCCATTCGCGCCTGAGAAACCGGCGGACCGAAAGCAACCGTTCCGGCCCCGTAGTGACTACCGCTCATGTGTGCCACCCCCTTACGTGTGTGTGCTGTCAGGTTCGTACGCGCGCTAGGTCTTGCACCTAGACAGATCACCCGAGAATTTCCGAGCGTCAGAGCTATATTCGCGCGTCCCCATTTCCGTTTAGGTTTGTGTTCGCTTAGGCAACCACCCATGACCCTGTATCCACATAGACCATTGGGGGAGGAAATCTCGGCACGTGTGGCACTCCCCTTTCCACAGGGGGCGCCTACGCGGTAGCGGTTCATTTCGAGAGGATTCCTAGCGCCACTGCCCCAACGTTCAGAACAGTGTTTTAACGGACATTGAGGCCAACCCCACCTAGGAGGTTCCCGCCCCGTACCCAACCACCGCTTACCGGCTTACTCACCCTCACGGGCTTTCCTCGGCAGTTCAGCTGTCGTTCCGTGCTACTGGTCCCCTTGCCGATGCACGTTTCCGCGCACGGCCGAAGATTCCGTTGCAATGTCTCGTGACTTCGAAAGTTCATGGGCGCGAAAAACCGCGCGGTGAAGTCACCGGAGAGACACTGCGTCCCTACACAACTACCTCTCGTGCCAGGAAATCGCCGCTCAGTTCCCAACCCCTGCCAAGGGGCTTAACCGCTAGGTGGCCCGATCGCTTCACAGCGTCGAAACTGACCTAGCAGCCGTCCAGAGGTGACGCGTCCGTAAAGGTAGGCACTGGCGTGCGCGGACTGACGTCACGATGGGACGGGAAACTGGCAACCAAGACCGTAGAGGCTTAAATGAGGCTCTCTCCCCTGTGCGAGCAAGAGAGGGCTTTAGCCACGGTCACGCGTGGCGAGGAAATGAAACGCCACGTGTGCCAGGAATACCGGGATAGGACCGGCGTCACACCCGCTAGACGCACGGGTGCCATAGGGCACGGCGAGGGAATTCCCCTCGCTCTGATCACCCCCCTTTCGCGCCCCCCGCCCGCCGGATTGGCGAGCTGCGGTGGGGACAGACACGTTTCTACGGCATCACGAGGGTGTTGTGATGCCCTATTTTGTAATCACTCAACTGCGTTCCGTGGTAACACCAGGTCAGAGGTGGCGCCAGAGGGCTAAAGAATCTTGAAAATAGGGGGGACATCTCAGCATGCGGACGATCAAGCTGTCGCGATTGCCCGGGTGAATCTGGACAAGCTACGCGTTGTCGCCTAGTTCCTTACGAATACCCCTGTGTCCGTATTCAGGAGGGCAAAATTTCATGATCGCTCCCCATGGGGCGTCAAGCCCCTAGAGGTGCCGAAAACAGCCCCTGACCTGCGAAAACACAATTTTTCCGCGATCATGGAAAACGGCCGTTCGGAGGGGCCGCCCGCGCCGACGTGGGTACCAAAACGGCACAACCGGGACAAAAAAATCCCGCGCCCCTGTACGCCTCCCTACGGCGCTCCCCTCCCTTGGGGGCCCGACGGTCCGACCGTGGCGTTTCAGGCCGGTACAGGGCCGCTGACAGGGGCTCTTGCCACTGCCCGCGCGCCGACGGGGGGTGCGTAAGGGGGCGCCCGTGGCTCTGTATGCCTCTGTCGTGGCCTAACTCGGCGTCGGGGTCCCCTTGCCTCCCCACGGGGTCCGACGCGTCAGGACGGCGCTCAGCGACTCGCGCCTACCTGTGGGTAAGGAATTGCCCGCTTGTGATTTAAGCGGAGGTCGGCATCCGTTTAATTCACAAGGGGGCAGGATCTTTCCGTGGGGTAAGGTGACGGCGCCTCATATGGATTACCTGAATCCATATTCAAAAACTGACGGCGCGTCATGAGGACTGGCACGCTCCACATGACAGGGCGTCAGGAAATACGGGCTAATCCGACACGCCCCGGAAAATGCACGGGCGCGAAAATTCGGGGGTTCTCATGCGGTGTGCCCCCACTTGCGGCAGTACGACAGGGTATGAGGTAGAGGATCACGACACGCCCGCGCTTGCCCGGCTATGAGGTAGCAACTCCCCTATGCCGGTGAAATGGCTAATGCCAGGGGTGCGGCTTAGGTCCGCATACGTGCATTTTAGGCAGTACCTCACACTCGCCCCGTTACCTGTTGATACGTGCAGACATGAGGCGGATAGGCATTATGCCGGTATTTGCAATGCAAAGCGGAGCGCAGGTTCCGCTAGCATTGCGGTACGCGCTGGTAACGTCACGATGCGCTCAACATTACGCAAGGTAGCTGGAACTACCGTGCGTAACATGGGGCATAGGGCATGTTACCGGGAGTACGGGGCGCATGGGTGCCTTTCGGGGCAGACCCGGGGGTACGTGATTTCCAGCCCTATAAGCCTCACGAGTGCCGCAACCCCTCGAAACCGGACAAATAGGTGACGAATCCCTGCAAACCCGGACCCCCCACCATTAAACGCCCAAAATGGACAATTGGGTGCCTGGGCCTCCACACGCTTCTCAGCGGTAGGCCGGCGGGCAGTGTCCTCGCTGCCGGCAGTGGCCGGACGCCAATATTCCGTTTTATTGCGGGTGGCCGAGGGCTCAGGGAACCGCCCGGGGCCCTCGGCCCGGATTCGGACCCACCAGGTGCCGAACTCCAGGCCACGAAGGTATCAAACGGCATACAGGGGCTGTCTGTTGCTCGTCCCGCGAATTGGGTGCGGGGCCGCCGGAGTCTCAACGTCACGCGATGGTCTGCCGTAAGGGTCACCCCTCGTGGACGCCCACCAGACGCGCGCCAGAGCAGCGGACGCGGCCCCGCAGGACGAGGATAGCGATCGGCCTGCGGAGCTTCTACGGCGCCGGCAGCACATCCGTTTCGACGTTCTCGACGAGCCGCACGATGTCGGCCGGCCGGATCGGGCGTTTCTCGCCAGTGGCTTCCCAGCGAGTGCGCGGGCCGTGGAGGACCAGGAGCGGGGACATCTCCTCGCCGTCGTCGTACACCGGGAACTCCCGCTTGCGCACATCGCCCAGGGCAAGTGACAGGGCGTATGCCGTGATGGTGGACAGCGGGAGGCCGTTCGGTCCTCTTACGGGCTCGTGCCGCCGACCGGCCCACCGGCAGATGGCGTCGGCTTCGGCCTGCGTGACGCGCTTAAGTGTGAGATCCGGGCTCATGCCTCAACGGTAGGCCGGAGAGGCGCCGTTCAAGTGCGGTTCGTTCGACCCCAGCTCGACCGCAGAAAGGCCGGCGACCCTCGACGGGGGTGGCAAGGGCCGCCGGTGTGTGAGGGCCGGCCGCCCAGCCCCGAAGGGCCCCCACGAGCAGCCGACAGCTCCGACGGTACAGCGTCACGAGTGGGTCAGGATGGCCGTATGAACTCAGAACCCGGCCCCAAGCCCGAGGGCCTGCTGCTCTCCCCGAGCGACGCCGCCATGCTCGCCTGGTTCGTTATCGACGACGTCGAGCGGCTCACGATCGAGGAGGCCGCCGGCAAGCTGGGCGTGAGCCCTGAGACGGCTCGGGTGATCATTTCCAGGGCAAAATCGAAGCTGCGCCGCTACGCGGGCACGCACTGGCCGCTCCCGGCGGGTGACCCCACAGAGGTGGTCGGGGATTTCTCGACCGATGCGGGGCCTACGCCTTAAGCCTTCTTGTTCTTCGCCCTGGCGGCCTCAAGCTTGGCGGCGCAGACGTTGCACAGCGGGCTGGACGGCCGGCCGGCGGCTCCGTACTTCGGCGCCATGTTTTCGCACCGGGCGCTCGCGCAGGGGCCGGCGCCCTCGCTGGGGCGGACATAGAGGACGACCGGGTCGGGGGCAGGGGTGCTCAAGGCGGTGCTTCCTGTTCAGTTCGGGATTCAACAGGAAGGGTACGTCGGCCGGCGCCTTAGCCGGCGAAGCCCAGCTCGGTGTCCGTGCCGCGAGCAGCGCCCACGCCGACCAGCAGCTCCAAGAAAGCACCGAGGAGCTACAGCCGGCGTGGGCCTCCACACAGCTCCAAGAAAGCAGCGAGGAGCTGCTGCCGGTGGTGACCGCCATGGGTAGCTCCAGGTTCCAGTCAAGGAGCTAGCGGTCCCGCCGACGGAACCTCCAAGGATCAGCCGAGGAGGTTCCGCTGGGGAGGTTAGCGCGTGCCCTCTGCTGCGGGCAGGGCCGGTGTCTGGGCGACGCGGCCCTTGCGGACGCGGCGGCGGTGCCGGCGCTCGGCTCGACGGTTTTCCTTCGGGTTCCATCCGAGAGGGTGGTGCCACGGCTTGCGGACGTTCACGCACTCGTCCGGGGCGTAGTAGCGCGGGTCGTCGGGCCGGGTGCGGGGACGTCGTGTGAGGCAGAGGCGGCAGGCGCTGAGGTTCTGGTCGTCGAGGTGGGTGCGGGCCCTGTCGAAGAAGTGGGCCAGGATCTCCGCGTCCCGCTGGGCCTGCTGTTCGGGGGTGAGCGGGGGGTGGGCGGCTCGGTATGCCTCGCCCCAGCGGGTGAGTAACTCGCCGACGGTGATGGTGTGTTGGCTCATGGCGGCAATGTAGTGCGCACGCAGTTGCGTACGCACTACATTGCGTTGAAGTTGGCCTGTTGCGGGTTCAGGCGGAGCGTTGGGAGCTGGCGCGGAGCTGGGCGACGACCAGCTCGTGGGCGGCTTCGGCCTCGATGACGGTGCAGGGGTGATGGCCGGCCCACTCGTCTCGCCAGCGGTTGTTGCGGCAGACGCCGGTGTGGAACATGCTGCCGGCGCCTACCACGCCGGAGTCGATTCCTTCCCACATGGTGCGCACGAGGAGGTCGTCGACTTCGGTCTCGGCCACCAGGCGGTACTCGATGTCGGCGAAGAGAACGGCCCACTCCATCACGGCCAGGGGCCGGCCCTCCTTGTCACGGTGGCAGATTCGGTCGGTGGTCTGCTCGTGCACTGCTCCTCCTGGCTGGGATTTTGCGTCGCGTCGCCTGCCGGGGCGCAGGCTCCGCCGGCCCCATGTTGGGTGAAGTGCCTGCCCGTTGTCAGTCGTGCGTGCCATAGTGGTTGAGCCGTCGGGAAGTTGGGCGGTCTCCCCGCGCGAGCGGGGGTGTACCGGTTGAAAGGCACGGCCGCGCTGTTGCCTGGATACTTTCCCCGCCGACGCGGGGGTGGTCCTTCTTTGTGTTTGATTGCAGGTAGGGATCTTGATTTGACCCCGCGCATGCGGGGATGGCTCGATTTCTAAGGGCATAGCACGATGTTCCCCGCGCAAGCGGGGATGGCCCCGCAGTTGAGAGAGCCAGTACTTGCTCCCCGCACACGCGGGGATGGTCCTGTAGTCAAGAGGGCTGGTATTTGCTCCCCGCGCACGCGGGGATGCTCCGCTTCGGCGGAGGTGGATCGAAACGGCATCTCGTGAGAGGTCCCTGAAGATCTCAGAAAACCGCTCCGCACACGCGGAGGTACGCGGAAGGCTCGTCTCCTGGGGAGGCGGGCCTTTCGTCTTGCCTGGGATGTCGGGGGTGTTGGGGATGCGCGGTTTGGCATATGCCAACTCGTGACTGTGCGTACGCAGTTGCGTGCGCAGCCACTACCTTCGTGATACGCGCCACATCGGCCCGGGGAGCGGTCCCGGCCAACGGGTGCGCGGCGCGGGGACGGTCTGCCGGAGTGCGGGCAGGTCGTGACGTTCGGCAGGAGGTTCCCGATGGGTTCGGTAGACCAGCTCCACAGGATGCTCGGTGAGGTCAACCGGTTGGAGGGTTACGACCCGAGAGCGCCGAAGCTGCCGGCGGTGCCTGCGCACTGCCGCCGGCACGGGACACCCTACTCGCCGCAGGACACCATCAACGGGCTGTTGTGCTGCGCCTCGTGCCTGGCGGAGTCGGATCTGAAGCGGTACGAGGAGTCGAAGCATGAGCGAGACGGTGATGAGCTGGGAGGCGGCGCGGAGGCTGCTGAAGCGGGACCCGGAGGCGGTGGTGTCGAGCCTGTCGTGGGCGCAGCCGGGCAAATGCATTTTCAGAGCCAAGGCGTTCGTGGTGGTGCCGGCGGCGGCGATCACCAAGGAGGAGCCGGTGGGCGCGATGCCGATCAGCGAGCAGGAGAGCATTCCGGCGCTGTGGTTCCGTGACCAGGCGGGGCGGGTGGGCCCGTATGCCGGTTCGGCGTTCGGGGATGAGCGTGATGACTGGGTGGTGGGGCCGTCGGTCGGCGATTCCTGACGCGGTGCGGGCCGCAGCCTCTTTTGTGCTGGCCCCGCAGGTGTGTCGTCCTCCCCCGGCCGGCACGCCTGCGGGGTCTTTTTGTGTCTTTTTTCGCGGTGGGACGATTGCGGTCAAATGCCTTGTAAGGAGACCGGTATGGCCGTGACGAGTTCCGCGACGTTGTCCGCTGGTGAAGTGCCGGCCGAGGTTTCGGTGGAGGTTGTTTCCGATACGAGCGTTCGGGTCTCCTGGACGAGTGCGGAGGACCCGCTGGGCTTTGTCGTGGCGTGGTCGGTCGCCGGCGCGGAAGCCTGGACGGAGCGGCAGGTGTCGGGGGGCGCGCGGAGCCTGGTGGCGACGGGGCTGCGGCCGGGGACGGGGTACGTGTTCCGGGTGCAGTCCGAGTCGGTCTGGAGTACGGAGGCCGGCGCGGAGACGACGGGCTCGACGCTCGGGGCGCCCACGCTGCTCGTGGGCGACATCCTGGACCGCAACGCGAGTGTGAGTGTGCTGTCCCCATTCCTGGTGAGCCAGGCGCGTGTCGTCGAGGCGCAGGTGCGGGACACCCGGACGGACAGTCCCTGGTATTCCGTCTCGGATGTGCCGTGGAATCTGGCGGCGGTGGGTCTGTATGAGACGGGGTTCGGGCTGAAGGGGCTGTCGACGGGAACCACGTATGCGGTGCGGGCCCGGGTCACGGCCGGCGAGGTGGTGTCGGAGTGGTCGCCGGAGACGCGGTTCACGACGACTGGGACCAGGAGTGGGAAGCCGAGCCTGTCGGTGGTGGCGGACTCGGCGACGTACAGCTCGGTGAAGCTGACGTGGGGGACGTCGCTGAAGGCGACGGTGCGGATTCACCGGTGGGTCAGGTCGACGTCGCCGGGCTCTCCGTTCCTGTCGCAGCAGGTCGGGTATTCCACGGACCTGGCGGGGACATTCACGGACTCGGGTCTGTCCCAGGGGACGGACTATTGGTACACGGTCGAGTGGGTGCGGGATTCGCGGACGATCAGTGTTTCGAATCCTGTTGCTGTACGAACGCGGGGCTAGGGGAGGCTGGTTCGGGGCGGGTGCCGCACTGTTATTCAGGTGATGGGGATAACGGACGCGAAGCGCCTGGACTTTCACCTCGCGGATAAGGCATGTGCCCGCGTAGAAACTGTGCTGTATTCGTGAAGAAATACGGCAGACGACAGTTGCCGGTGATACCTGGTGGGGCGTATGAGTGTTCGCCAGCAATCACGAACCCAGGCCATACCCCTTACCGGGGGTGACCGTACTGCCGAGTAGTCTCGCTATTCGGGACACCATCTCCGGCATTTCGGATGCATTCACCGAGCGGCATATGCCGAGCACGCATCCACCCGGAGCACAAGGCCGCCGTCACTCATTCGAGTGACAGGCCAACAATTTTTCAATTCCGCCGTGACTGACCCCGGGGCGTGTGGGTTGATAGTTCTGCGGTGGACACGGCGGGCCCCCGAGCCTCTTCCATTTGCTCTCGGGGGCTTGCTGTCCGCCAAGGCCGGTCCGGCACAGAGGCCGCGCAGCAAACCCCCCCTGCCTGCGCCTGCCTCTGTGCCGGGCCCTTCCGTTTTGAAGGGAGAGAAACTGTCGTGTCAGTTAGCGAGTTGGTCTCCGCCCCTACGGGTCCTTCACGGCTTTCTTTCGCATTCGGCCTGGACGGCAGGCCGGCTTCACGCCACGAAGCCGCTCATCTGCTCGCCGATATCGAGCACAGGACCCTGCATAAGACGGACCTCAGGCTGGCGACGGGCGATTGGGTCACCGTCCGCACGGTCTGCCTGGTCTTCGACCCGGACTTGCAGGCCGGCGAGCTGGTCTCTGCCGATTACCGGCCGCGTGTGTGGGGCACCGCCCTCTACACGCCGGCCCCGGAGAATGCGCTTCTGGAGGTGCTGTGCGGCTACGACGACGCGGACCAGGCCGTCGAGGAACACAAGCAGGCCCTGGCGATGGTCGCGGTGGGAGCCAACAGCCCTGGCAGGGAACCGAATTGGGCTGCTGGGCTGTCGTGGACGGGGCCGGGCCAGTGACGCTGCCCACGCTGTTCGTGCCGCATGTGCCGGACGGCGACCAGGGCCTGGTCCTGCGAGTCAACGGTGTTGCGCCGGAACCGTGCGGGCGTCGCTGGTACGTCCTGACGATGGAGGGCGTCGCCTACCGCTTGCCCCGGGCGCTGTGGCCGTGGGCCATGGAGCTGGACGCGCAGATGCGCCGGCGCGAGCGGCGGATGCCGGCCTCGTTTGCTTTCCGCCGTACTGGCGAGACGCTCTCCGCCGAGTCGATCTCGGCGTGAGACGAGAGGAGATGGGATGCAGACGCCTTTCACCGGCGCCAACCTTCAACGGCTGCTCGCCGAGGTGCGCGCCGCGCGGGAGTTCCGCATCGACGAGGGCTACACGCGCCGACGAACGGAGCTGAAGGCGGTGTGGGCCGACGAGGCGACCGGCCTGGTGTGGATCGAGGCACACAACGGCACCTGGCGCCTGCCACGGGAGTTCCTGCCGTGGGCCCTGGAGGTCGACAGACGCGCGTATGCGGTCCTCGGGCACGGCGAGGTGTTCCCGTGCGGTGCGGTTTTCGAGCGAATACACAATGGCTCTTGGGAAGTGGAGATTTTCCCCGATGTACTCGCTGTTCGATGACGCAAGAATGCCGCACTCCAGGCACCCGGAGTGCGGCATTCTCATGCATGGACTTCCTCAATCCGCCAGCCAGTGTGGCACGTTGCGCGATCGGGGCCATCCGCCGTTCGAGGGAGGGCGCTGTCGATGTCCGCCGGCTGGTTGCTCCAGCGCCAGCGCGCCCCGTCCCACACGACGAGCTGGCCGTGGGACGGGCACACGCAGCACTGCCCCGGCTGGGTCTCGGGGTCCACGGCGAACACGGCCAGGGCCTCGACGATGCAGCGGCATGCCGTCAGGCCGCTCATGCGGCCGGTTTCCCGTCGCAGGTCGCCTTCGTCCAGTGCCAGTAGCCGCACGGGCACAGCCGCATGCCGTGGGCGTCGTCCTGGAGCTGGTAGACGCACCGCACGCTCTCGCCGGCCGGCCACGGCGGACGGTGGTAGACGGCCCAGGCGCGAAGCGAGGCGCCGCAGCAGCGCATCCACCCCCCGCCCTTGGTCTGCGGGGGCGTGAAGGCGTCCGGGTCGGCGTCGAAGACCGCCTGAGCGGGATAGAAGTCGTGGCAGTCCCCGCAGTACCCGTACTCCATTTGGGTGGGGCTCAATTCATTGTTGCACTCGGGGCAAACGGCCCCGGTCTCGTGCCGTGAATCCATAGGGGGGACAGTAATGGCTACGATGCCGATCATGCCGGAAGCAGTGAGTGTCGGAACTGACTGGCGTCTCCTCGGGTGCGCCTATGTTCAGTTCTTCGTCACCAAGGACAGGACCAACCAACGGCTCCTGGAATCACATCCCTTCGACCTCTCGGCGAGTGTCGGCCGACTGGCTTATGCCATCAGTGAGGAGGTGTTCTTCCCGAAAGTGTTCGGGGTCGAGACCGACAGTTCCTACCGTGCCGTCGAAAGCCTGCGCCACCACGATCCCGCCTTCGGTGCCGCGTGGCTGCGCCGGGCGCGTTACCGACGCCAGGGCTTGGGCCTTACCCTCGCACCAAAGCGCAGGTCACGGCACGTTGCGGCCGATATTGCCCGCATGCTGTGCGCCTCCTGGGCGCACGCCCACGACCCGCAGCAGCATGCGTTCCAGGTCTGCGACATCGTGCCGGTGATGCTCGATGAAATCCGCTCGGGGCTACGCCATTCGAGTGAGTACCCAACAGATCCGTAACCGATCAGGAGGCCACGCGTTTATGGGTTTGTACGGTGTCTATCTGGGCGCCCGGCCTGCCCTCGTCGGCCGGTGTGCATCCCGGATACCTGTGCACGGGAGTCCCCTGGTGCCGCATCCACACAGGGGGCTCCCTTTTTTGCCTGCTTTGACGCCGAACAAGCGAAGGGAGTGCCATGACTGAGAAAATGCAAGTGCTCCAAGCACTGTCCCGTACAGCAGACGCCAATATGTGGGACATCTCCGAGTCTCTCGCCGTTCTGCCGGGCCGCGTCTTCGCCGCGCTCCAGGCGCTCATCCGGGAGGGGATGGTCACCAGTGACCGGCCGGCCGACGACCTCCGGTACGCGCTCACCGATGCCGGCCGCGACACCGTTGTCTCCTGGGAGCCGGCCCTGCGGCGCGAGGAGGCAAGCCGTGCCTGATGAACCCACCCTCGACCTGCGACCCGACCGGGCCGCCGAACTTCTTCAGAGCCTGATGGAAGTGCTCTACCTCTCCACGGCCTGCGCGCTGGGGCACCACTCCATGTGCCGGGGCGTGGAACCCTTCCGGGGCCTCGTGTGCTGCTGCCTCGACTGCGAGCACACCGACGTCCACAGCACCGGGCCGACCTCGGCCGGCGTCCCCCTGCTGCACAAAGTACTCGCGGAGGAAGAGCGGCTCGACAGCCACAGCTACCTCGACGGCGACGATCTCGGGGTGCGCACCGACCTCGTCGAGGCCCTGGAGAAAGACCTCGAAGAGGCCGACCCACACACGAGCCCCGAGAAGCGCCGGCTGCTGGCCGTGCAGCTCGGAGTCACCGCGTGCCTCATCTTCGCCCCCAGGGGCCTTTGACACTCAGGGCTCCGCCGTTCGGGCGAGACAGAAACAGTTCCACAACTGCCGTGATTCCCCGGGAAATGCGCTTCGGAAGTGAGGCGCAGTCCTTTCACCCGTGCGGCCGTCCGTGTCGCCGGCAACAGTTGCTGGCTGCTCGTGACCATGGGCGTCATGCACAGCGAGCTGGAATCCGGACTGACCGTGTACCGCGAGCGCGCCTATCTGCTGGGCGGCTATGTAGCCATGTTCGGCGGTGTGTTCTCCCACACCGACCAACAGGCCCCCGACTACCCGGTCCTGTACGTCGAGACCCCGAAGGGCCAGGTCTCCTGGCACATCCACCCCGACGACCTGGATTGCTTCGACGGGCTGAACATCCCCAGCATTGACGCCTACCCGTGGGACGGCCACTCCACGGAGGAGAAGTACTTGCGCGTCCAGGCGCTCAATCTACTGATCCCGAAAATGACCTACGCACGCCCCCGTTACGGAAACCCGTAACCCCCGAGCTGAGGCCCGCGTTCTGAGACATTCCCCGAGCCAGGACGCGGGCCTCACCCCAGCCACGATTACCACGCACAATTTTGCGGCGGCCACCGTGGATTACACCCCACCCGAAACGAGGTGACCGTCATGCCGCTCGTCAGGCGCCCCAATCCGTCGTGGCAGGCGTTCCAGGAGGTGCTCCCCGGCACCCCCACCGGCGGCCCTCGAAGCCAGCTCGCGGCCGGCTGGCCCACCGAGCTGCCCGACCCCCGGGCCGGCGCCACCCCCGCCCTCGAAGCCGCGTCCCTGCCGCGCCCCACCGCACAGCCCGGCACCACCCCGGTACGCGGCCGGCCCACCCGCTCCCAGCTCGGCCTCGGCGCCTCCCCCACCGGAGCGCCGGCCACCACCAACGGCCGCTCCAGCATCTTCTCCGCGCCCACCTACTGACCCCGGAGGTCCCCATGTCCGCTGTGCTCGATGCCCTCGTATCCGTGTGCGCTCACGTCGGCGTACTCGTCGGCCTGTAGCCGCGCCGAAGCCGTCCGCCGGCGGGAAGGCGAAGTCCCGCAAGCGGTCATGAGAACGGCCCGCTCCCCTTGATCACGTCAGGGGAGCGGGCCGTTCTCAGTCGGCTAGTTCAGATACTCACTTCTTGGGGGTCAGGCCCTGCTGTCCGGCCTTCACACCTCCGCAGAAGGCCGTGTACTCGCCATCCGTCAGCCAGATCTTCTGGTCCTGGTTGATCGAGTGGCGCAGCACCCAGCCGCCATCGAGCTGTGCGACCTCCAGGCAGTCACCCGAGCCGCCACCACCGGAGAGTTCCGACTTGGTCCACTTGATTCCCGTGAGGTCCTGCGCCTGGAGGGCCTGGAGGGCTTGTTCCTTAGTCACGCGACAACTCTTTTCTGACTGCACGAATTTGCTCCAACGATTCCAACGGTGAGAGAGACAACTCCTTGGATGATTCGAGGAGTCCTCGGATGCCCCGAACCTCCTTGGCTCTCTTCTCGAAGGACATCCCCGTCACGCCGTCGAACGCCGCGATCGGGCTCTCGCTTGCTCCACTGAACTCGAACAAGTGAAAGAAGTAGGTCAGCGTCGCTTCCGCGCTGAAGGGGATGATGCGGACCTTCACGCCTCTGTCTGTGATGTCCGCGATTAGCGAGTCAAGCTGCTCCAGCATGGACGTCCTGCCGCCCACCTGTTGCAGCAGGGCCCCCTCTCCGATGATCGCTTCCACGGCAGGCGGCGTGCTCTTGTCGAACACGCGGCGCCGGTTCTTTCGCAGCTCGACGGATCGCTCAACCATCACGGTACTGAGCGAATCCTTGGAGAGGTGACTGGTGACCGCCCGACCGTAGTTGGGGGTCTGGAGGAGGCCGGGGATCAGGTTGCCGGCGCACGTGGTGATCGTCCGTGCCGCGTCCTCGTAGGCCACGAACGTGATGAGCGACTCCGGGAAATCCTCGTCGAACTCGGTCCACCAGGCGCTGGCGATCGACATGCCTTCGCGGCGCATCGTGGTCAGCGTGACGCGCGTCTCCGTGTCGAGCTGGAGGCACTTCACTATCGCCTTCCACTCGGCGTCGGTGGGCCACGTTTCGCCCCGTTCCATCCGGGAGTAGCGGTGGTAGCTCCTCTGTCCCATCGCCTGCGCGACGTGAAGCTGCTTCACTGTGCCGCCTGGTGCGGCGATGCGCGCCCTCTTCAGCTCGTCGCCGAACCGCTTCCTCGCGAACATCGCTGCTGTGTTGACGGCCATCTCCACCCCTCCCTGAGCCCTGTCGGCGGTTGAGGGCAGCGTAACGCGGGGGCGCCCAATCACGGCACGTCCGAGGGGAATTCTGGCGATGGGGTTGCGTACGCAGTTACGTACGCACCAGACTCGTCGTCACGCACCGGACGATCCACGTCGCGGTGTGTGACGAAGCTATGCGGCTGGCCGCAGCCGCGTGCCGGAGGCTGCCATGCCCACATTAGGGCAACTGCAAGGGCCGACATCCGTGTGCAGAACTTTCACCACAGCTCCGAACACCGTTGAAATGGCGCGGAGTTGGGCCTGGAAGCGATGCGCTGAGTTCGGCGTCTCTGAAGAACTAGTGGACACCTACAAGCTCCTCATCAGCGAGACCGCCACGAACGCGGTCACGCACAGCGGTGGCGAGGAGTACACCGTAGTGGTCTGTCCGGATGGCTGGATCGAAGTCTGGGACGACAGTCCGAAGTTGCCCAGGCAGAAACCGCATGACCTGGACTCACTGGGAGGCCGGGGCCTGGAGCTGCTGGAGCTTTTGGCCCCTGGTTACCTGGTAGTTGAGGACGCCAAGCGCGGCGGGAAGTGCGTGCGCTTCCTTCCGAAAGAGATCGCGTGAGCGTTCGCCTGACCGTCTTGGACGAGCGGACGCTGGACGGCGACCTGACCCCGGACCTTCCGGTTCGGCTGCACCTTCTGGGCCACTACTTGGCGCCGGTGGACGGTGTCGAGGTCGCGGAGATCGAGGTCCGCCTGAACCCTGCGACCCTCACCGATCTCGTGGCCCAGGCGCGGGCGGCCCAGATGGATCTCGCACGACGTGCGCGCCGCGATGCGGACACGGTGGCCTTTGCCGCCCAAGTCGCTTTCGGCTCACGAACGTTGGCCCGCAACGACCCAGCCGTGCTTCAACGCGTCCATGACGCGCTACAGGCCATACCGCACCAGGACTTGCCGGTACGGGGCGGCCCCCGGCCGGCGAGATCGCGAACGGGGAACCCACCGGGGGGTGCCGATCGCGAGTACGGCAGGGAGACACCGCGAACCTCCGAGCCGTACAAGCCGCCCTTGCCGCGCCGCCAGCTCGGCAAGGGCGGCCCATAACTGCGGCGGAGGGGACAAGGCGCGACAGGAGCGCCTCGGGCCGGCTGTCCGGGAGTGCGCCCCGGCCAGTCCCCCTCCGCCGCTCTGACGGGCCCGGCCGGTGCACTGCGCCGTACCGGCCGGGCCCTCCCATCGAGGAGACCTACCGCAATGAGCAAGCTGACCGGCAGTTGCGTCACCGACATCTGCGCCCTGGCCAGCATTTTCGTCGTGACGATATTCGTCGGCCTCTTCTCGATGATGCGCGCGGTAACGCGACACCCGTCGTGGTGTCCCTGCCACGCCGAGAACGACGAACTCGACTATCTGGAACCCGACTTCGGGGCTCCCTCCAAGCGCACCGCTCCGTAAGGGCGGTGCTGCACAGCCCGCAGCCGGCCTTCACTGGGTCCGCTGCGGAAGCGTTGCGATGGCGGGGCCGGTGCCAAACTCCCCGCGTCCCGGCCCCGCCATCTCAACGGGAACGTCACTTCGGACAGAGGAGCTCCCCGTGAGACATTCCCTTGAGTTACCGGGGCGGGCGGCAGCCTGCTGCCGCCGTATAGCGGTGCCATTGGTGCGTGCGTCGTGAGCGGATTCTTTTTGACGGTCGACGGTCCCAAGGGCGTCGGCAAGAGCGCTGTCGTCGACGAGGTCGCCGACCTCATCGAGGCGTCGGACGGGCAGGCCCTGGTCACGTCGGAACCGTCGAAGACCCCTCTGGGCAATCTGCTGCGCGTCAGCACCGAACGGTACCGGGGCTACAGCTTCGCGCACCTGATGGCCGGCGACCGGCTCGACCACGTCGGCACCACGGTCCTGCCGGCCGTCCAAGCCGGCATCACGGTCGTCTGCGACCGGTACGTGGCCTCCTCCCTGGTGTCCCAGCGCCTCGACGGGATGCTCCTGGAGGAGACCTGGAACATCAATCAGCCGCTTCTTCTCCCGTCCCTCTCCGTCGTCCTCACGGGCACGGCGGAGGTCATCGCGGAGCGGCTGACCAAACGCGGCTACCGGTCCGCTCGCTACGCGCTGACGGACGGCTCTACAGCCCGGGAAATCCACTTCTTCGCTGAGGCCGCCCACTTCATGCGCTGCCAGGGAGTCCACGTCGTCACGATCGACTGCACCGAGCTGACCGTGTCACAGGTCGCCGCGCATATCGTCCAGGAAATTGACTCCATGCAAATGGCCGAAGGACTCACGCGGTCCTGAGCGGCCTGCCCTGTTGCAGGCCCCGGCCGCTGCTATGCGCGGTTCCGGAGCCGCTCGGCGAGGGCCTGGGCGTCGGAGGTGTCGCCGACGAGCGGCAGGCGGGCGGTGATGTTGCTCAGGCCGTCGTCGATGCGGACGGACTGCACGCCGTCGGCGCAGTCGAGGAATTCGTTCCAGGTGGCCAGCGCGGTCTCGATGTTGCCGCGCTTGAGCTGGACCTGGCCCAGATCGGCCAGCACGATCGCGCGTGTGCGTTTGCGGTCCAGGCCGTGGATGTCGAGGGCGAGGTGCAGGTGGTCTTCGGCGGCGGCGAGGTCACCGAGGCGCGCGTGGATCATGCCGGACTCGTGGGCCCACCGGCCGGGGCTGTAGTGCGAGGCCCAGGACTGTCCGGGCCGGGCGGGGGCACGCTCGATCGCCTGCTGGGAGCCGGCCAGCATTTTCGCCGCCGTCGCCCCGTCGCCGTCGGCAGCCGCCGCGCGGGCGAAGGTGTTGCGGTAGTACGCGAGTGCTTTGAAATTGTCCAGGCGCCGGCCGCGCTGCTCGCATGCTTCCGCGATCCGCACCGCCACCGGGATGTGCCCCAGGTCGATGGCCTGGTCCGCCAGGCCGCGCAGTGCGGTGGCGGCCAGCTCGTTCTCGCCGGCTTCGGCTGCCAGCCGGTACGAGTACAGGTGGTACTTCTGGCACAGTCCGTCCAGGCCTTCGTCGCGGGCCATCCATCCGATGAGCTGGACCAGTTCGGAGGTTGCGGCGAACAGGTCGCGCCCGACCGGGTCGGTGAAGCGGCCGTTGAGCCAGCGCTGGACGTCGACCGTGAGGTAGCGGACGGCGAGGTGTCGGGCGTGCCCTCCGCCGAGTTCGGAGGCCGCGTCGCCCAGGGTCGTGGTCATGGTGCGCACGGCGGCGACTTCGCCCCTGCCGACCGCCACGGGGCCGGGGTTGCTCACGCGGCGGGTGACGGCGCCGGCATCGGGCAGGTCGAGGGCCGCCAGGCCGACTGCGGCCGAGGCGGTCACAAGGAACTGCCTTCGGTCCACGTCGCTGCCTCCCAGTCGCATCACTGCGGTCACGGTATCGACGAACTCAGGCTTATTGTCGCCGGATAAATCGATACCCAAGACACGCTCGATGAAGGGCAGCCACTCCGTGGGAATCCGGGTACCCGCTTCCCACCGGTAGACCTGCTGCCGGCCGACGAGACCGGTTCGGCCCCAGCGCATCAGCGACAGCTCGCCGGCGAGCTTGGCCTGACTGCAATGGGGCGTACGGGCGGTGCGTGCCGCGCGGATGCGCTCTGCGATCGTCATGTCGGGCCGTTCTCGGTCCTGGTTCACAACTGGCAGACATCTGGCAGACATTCTGGCAGCTTCCCGCAGGGCAGGACAGCGCGTTCACTCAGGAACGACAGCACGCAACACCCCGTCTCCTGGAGGAAGTTGTGACTCTCACCCTGACCCGCCCCACCCCCGAGTCGGTCGCCGAACGCGCTCGGACCATCCACGGCGACTGGCTCGCCGACCCCGAGATGGCTGCCGTCCTCGACGGGTGCGCGAAGTACTCGTCCGACTGGGACGACTTCTACGGCGGCCCCCTGATCAGCAACTACAGCGTGGCCCAGGACGCCGGGAACTTGCTGGCCGACGCGGTGAAGGTCATGGCCATCAAGTCGGCCGTGTACGAGGTGACCGGTGACGAACTCGCCTCCGAGCTGCCCGTGCCGGTCCCGGTCGACGTCACCTGCCACGCGCTGTGCGCGCAGATCACCGCCCTGTCGCGAATCCAGACCCGCACCGGGCACCTGTTCGTGCACTCCACCGTCAACGAGCACGTCAACGACACCCCGTGGACCAGCGGCGACTACACGCACCAGGCGTACCGGCAGGCGTTCGGGCCGGTCGACGAGCGGTACTGGTTCGACGCTTCCGAGGCCGAGCGGCGCCGGAAGATCCTCGACGCCAAGTACGCCACGATCGGCATCACCGACCGAGGAATGACCAGCGCGATTTCCTTCGCGCCGGCTTCGTAGCCTCCACGGTCTCCTGAGGGGACTCCGGCACGGACTCGGGTGCTTTCCGGTCCGGCTCCAGCCCGATCTTGTGCGGGTGGACGCATGCCGGGGTCCCCTCCGCCGTATAGCGGTACCCGTCGGCCTCGTTGAACTTCGTGTCGCGGTTGGGCCGTTCGTAGATGACGAACGCTTCGCGTGGCAGCCGCTTGGACGGGCAGATCCCGCACACCGGCCGTGCCGGATCGTCTTCGTCAGGGTCGATGTAGGGCTTCGGAGAGTCCATAGCGCCGCACCATATCGACACTCAGGGCACGCTCAGGCGGAACTTGGCCAGCTTTCACCCGGCCCGGCTGCCGCCGGTCCTGCGGGCACATGTGTGTGGGGCGCGGTGGCGCCTCCGTCGGCAAACGGAATGCAGGCAACACCGCGCCCCACGTTAGAGCCAGGCGCCCACCACTATCAGGGGTGCTCCGTGGCGGTTTCACGGTAGAGGGCGCTGCCGGTCCGGGGCCAGCGCCGCAGGGGTTTTGGGACGGTGCCGCATCAATGGGGCGCGGGCTTCACGGGGCGAGGCGTTCGCGTACGGCCTGGAGGGTGGCCAGCGCCATGTCCCACTCGCCGAGGTCGTCGTCGAGGTGCTCGCCGGGGTTCTCGGCCACGCGCATGCCGTATGCCCAGACGCTGACGGCGTACTCGCGGGCCGCGTCGGGTGCCATCTTGGCGATCCGCCGGCGGGCGTCGTTCAGGTACGGGTTGGGGGATTCTCGTCGGGTGAACACGCGGGCGTCTCCGGGGCGGTGCGGCGGTAGTTGGGCAGGAGCTGGCCGTCGGAGCCCAGGAGGGACGCTGGGCGGGCTCCCAGTGCCTGTGTGAGGGCCTGGTGCTCGTCGGGGGCGCGGGAGGTCCAGCGGCCGATGACGAGGCCGAGGGTGCCGATCCTGAAGACCGTGGCGGGATCGGCCCGGCGGAAGGGCGGGCTGGTCTCCTGGAAGTAGGTGCGGTAGCGCCAGGGCCAGGTGCGTTGGCATCGAGTCGTTGTGATCAGCATTACCAGGTCGCCGGTGTGTAGGGCTTTCCATTGAGGGTGGAATTGACGTAGCGGCCCGGCGACCAGTTGTCGCGGAACTTCGCCCACTCCTGCGGGGTGACGTTGTAGTACTCGTAGCCGACCCCGTCCGCGTACTGCTCCGGCCCGGTGCGCTGTCCCCGGAAACGTACGAACAGCGTCTGGGACTCGGAGTCGTAGCCGGCCGCGAGGGTGCGCGGGCGCGGCGGGTAGCTCGTGTTGGTGGGGCGGGTGGTCAGGAGCTGCTCGTCGTCCCACAGCCAGTGCGCCCGGCGCAGCGCTTCGCGCCGCTCGGGGCTGAGGTTCTGGGAAGCCTCGTCGATCGCGGTGTTGATCTGATCGCGGGGGTAGGCCGGCTGGGTGTTGATCTGCCGGGCCCGGTTCGCGATCGGCGGCTCGACGCCGGCGCCGAAGTCCCGCTGCTCCGTTATGGTCCGGTACGGAGTTGTTCCGGCCTGGCCGCGATTCTGTGCGGCGCGGGGGTTCCGGTTTCCGATTCGCCTTCGCCTGGGCGGCATGAGAAAACCCTCCTCTGCTCGGTATCAAGACCGTAGGCAGGGAGGGTTTTTGCGCGATATTCGCGTTACGGCGCCTGCGTCTTCCAGTCGACGCCGTAAGGATTGCGGTGGGAGCCGGCCGGGAGACGGTCGGCGTTGCGGTAGCCGAGGGTGACGTCCAGGTCGTGGTGGTCGTAGTACGTCATGACGCGGTCGATGGACGGCTGGTTGGGGTCGACCAGGGACAGCGTGATCGAGGTCGCGCGGCCGTCGTGCGGCGAGATGTTGAAACCGCAGCGCTCGCCGGCCTGTTTGACCATGCGCCACAGCCCGGATGAGTCGAGACGCGTGTGCTCCAGCTCGCCCGTCTCCTTGTTCCGGGTGCGCCGGAGGGTGGACATGACGAGGGGGCCGCTGGTGCGCCCGTCGATCAACGCGTCGATCAGCGGGTTCAGCGGCTCGGGGATGTCGATGTCCTGCCAGCGGGCCTTCCCCTTGCGGCGCAGGTGCAGCATCCGGCCGCGCGGGACCCGGTAGAAGTTCTCGACGTCGATGCGCTCGACCTCCTCGCAGCGCACGCCGGGCCCGAAGAAGAAGGCGGTCGCGACGGCTGCCCGGATGGATTCCTCGCGGGCCGCTGCGACGACGTCGTAGATCTCCCACGGGAGCAGGATCATGCGCTTCTTGCGGGTGCGGGGGTCGAGCTTGATGCCCTTGACGGGGTTGGTGCCCCGGAGCTGGTGGACGATGGCGTACCCGAAGTAGCTGCTGAGCGCGTCGTACTTCGCCTTGAGGCTGGGGATCTCGTAGGGCAGGGAGCTGCACTCGCTCACGCAGGGCCCGGGGTGGTTGTCCCAGTGCTCGGACTTGAGGTAGTCGAAGTAGTCCTCCAGCTCCGCCAGGCCGGCCTCCTTGAGGACGTCGATGCCGGAGTAGTCGGTGTAGCGGGCCGCCCAGTCCATGAACAGGTCGGCGTATCGGCGGTACTTGCGGGCGGTCTCCCCACTGCTGTGGGTCTTCGCCCAGCGCTCGTCGAAGGTCTTCAGGTCGATTGCTGCGGTGCGGCTGCGGCGGTTGCGGTCGGCCCAGGCCGGCGTCGTGGACATGGGGGCACCCTAGACACACAACGCACAGGTAGTTGGTAGCTACCTTGCATTGTTACGAACGGTGGCATTATTCGCCCCTATTTGCCCGACTTTAGCTTCGGCGCATGGGGACCCCGCTCGATGCCACTGACCACGAACTCACCCTCGGGCTGCCCGAGGAGACCGACACCGGACCCGACACCGCCGGCGCCGACCCGGCCGTGGTCTCCGACATCATCGACAAGATCGTCATCGTCATCGACGAGCTGAGCGGCCACCCGCTGCGCCCCTACCAACTCCCGTTTGCGCGCCGCATCCTGGAGTCCCTGATCATCGAGGACTCCGCGAAGCTCACCGCCCTGTGGTCGAGGCAGTCGGGCAAGTCGGAAACCGTGGCAGACGTGGTCGCCGGCGCGGCCATCATGCTCCCCCGCCTCGCGAAAGTTTTCCCGAAGCTGCTCGGCAAATTCCGCGAGGGCCTGTGGATCGGTGTATTCGCACCCACGGACGAAATGTCGGAGACCTTGTTCTCCCGCATCGTCGGCCGCCTCACTTCCGAACGCGCCCAGGACATTCTTGCCGACCCGGAGATCGACGAAAAGCTGGTGGCCCGGGGAAAAGTCATTCGCCTCAAGCGCTGCGGCTCCCTGATCAGGAAACAAACCGCACACCCCAAAGCCATGATCGAGGGCCAGACATACCATCTCGTTGTTGTTGACGAGGCCCAGGCTGCCGACGACAAGGTACTCAACAAGTCCATTGCTCCAATGCTTTCCAGCACTGCTGGTCTAATCGTGATGACCGGGACCCCGACCTATACGAAATCCGGGTTCTACGAGCAGATCCAGCAGAACCGGCGGAACGCCAACCGCAAGGGCCGCAAGCAGGACCACTTCCAAGTCGACTGGAAGCTGGTGTCCAAGCACGTCCCCCGGTACAAGAAATTTGTACAGAGCGAGATGGACCGGCTCGGCGAGGACAGTGACGAGTTCAAGCTCTCGTACCGGTTGGTCTGGCTCCTGGACAAGGGCATGCTCGTCACTTCCGACCGCTTCGACGCGCTCGGCGACACATCCATGCGTGTCGTCCAGGAATGGCACCGCTCCCCCGTCGTCGTCGGAATCGACCCCGCCCGCAAAACCGACTCCACCATCGTCACCGTCTGCTGGGTAAATTGGGATTATCCCGACGAGTACGGCAACTATGAGCATCGCGTGCTGAACTGGCTGGATCTCCAGGGGATGGACTGGGAGAGCCAGTACTACCGCATCGTCGAATTCCTCAACCACTACTCCGTGTTCGCGATAGGCATCGACTCCGGCGGCCTCGGCGACGTCGTCGCAAGCCGGCTGCGGGTCCTCATGCCCTACGCCGAAATCGTCGACCTCAAGTCCGACCGCACCGCCCAGACCAAGAGGTGGGCGCACATGATGGACCTCATGTCCAAGGGCCTCGTCGTCTGGCCGGCGCACGCGAAGACACGGCAGACGAAGACCTGGCGGAAATTTCGCCAGCAGATGGAGGACGCCGAACTCAATTACCAGGGTCCGCACATCATCGTCGCCGCTCCCGAGGTCGACGCGGCCCATGACGACTATGTCGACTCGCTCTCCAACGCGCTGTACCTGACTGCCGACCTCACCATGCCCGAGGTCGAAATGCACAACAGCCCCTGGTAGCCATTAACGGGCCGGAAAACCGCGCCTTTAGCGTCCTGGTGAGACGTCTCAATCATTGGAGGCACACCATGGCGAACAGCCCCCTCGCTCCGGACCCTGAATTCCAGGAGTCCAGCGACCGCTTCTACGAGACGAAGCACGCGCAGAACACGTCCCGGCGCGGCCCCCTTCGCTTCCAGGAAGGCGTCAGCACGGACACCGACATCCCGACCGAGTTCGGGACCGGCATCATGCAGGGCTACCGCACGCCGGCCGGCCGGATGAATCACAACAGCAACGTCTTCGAAAAGAGCGCTGAGGAGACGATGCGCGAGCGCGCCCACGTCGGGAGCGCGAGCTGGCCCGAGGCGCCGACTTTCATCTCCGCAATGGCCCAGGGCGCGTCCGAGCCCGAGCAGTCCTACGCCCAGGTCGACCGGGGCGAGGGCCGCTCCCAGCGCCGGAACTACGCCCGGGTGGACTGAGCTTTGACCAATCCCGGACAGTCCACACCCTGGGGAAAGATCCCCATCCCCAGCGAGGGGAAGTCCCCGGACGTCCCCGTGGACCTGGCGGCCATCGCCGACCCGATCGACACCCTGCTCAGGAATGTCATCGGCGGGGCGACGGCTCCGACCGGGCCGCTCAGCCCCACCCTCACCGAGGCGTCCGCATCCATCGGCGGGCTGAACTCCACGCAGTCCAGCCAGCAAGCGGCCATCACCACCATGCAGGGCCAGATCGCGGCCCTGAGCGCCGCGCCCTGGGCGGTGGGCACCTCCCGAACGAGCGCGTTCTCTCTGGCCGGCAACGTGAAGACGCCGACCCTCGTGCACTCCTACCAGGTGCCGGCGTTCACCCAGCGCCGGCTCCTGATCGCCTGGGCCAACATCGCGGTCGGCTGGAAAGACAGCACGACGTCCGCCGTGCGCGCCCGCCTCCAGGTCCAGGCCGACGGCGCGAGCACCTACGTCGACCGCAACCAGCACATCCAGACCGGTGTCGAGCAGTCCCACACCCTCTTTTTCACCGAGACCGTCGAGGCCGGCAAGTCGGTGCGCGTGGGCCTGTCGATCGACGTCTACGGCGCGGCCACCTCCTCCAAAACAGTCCAGACCCAGGAGGTCGACCCCCGCATCTACCTCATCGCCCTGCCCTGGTCCGGGTCCGCCGTGTCTTCCCTCGCCGTCTGACCCCACTACCCCGAGCTGCCGATTGGAGGTGATGCCATGTCGATCGCCTTTGCTTCCCCCAGCATGCGAGCTGCCGCCAGTGACCTGACCATCTCGGTCAGTCCGCTCGGCCTCGTCGAGCTGGCGGACGAGGAGTTCGAATTAGCGAGGTCCACGGTCCTCGTCTGACCCGCTATTCGAACCACTGGGCCTGGTACCTCGGCTACCACTGGGCCTATAAGCGTGAGGCCGGCGAGCCCAACGTCACCATCAACTACACCGGAGCATTGAGCCGGTACATCACCAACTTCACGTTCGGCAGAGGCGTTCACTTCCAGACCGAGAAGAAGTACGAGCACATCGTGCCCGCACTCCTGGAGCGGGTCTGGAGCGTCGACAATGACAAGAAGAACACCCTCTGGCAGATGGGCGAGAACGGTTCCGTAGCCGGGGACTGTTTCGTGAAGGTGGCCTACGAACCCGCCTGGAGCGATACGGCTGGCAACACGCACCCCGGGCGCGTGCGCATTTTGCCGCTCAACGCTGCACAGTGCTTTCCGGAATACCATCCGCACGACCGTGATCGTTTGCTCAGGTTCAAGATCCGCTACAAATTCTGGGGCACCTCCCTAGAAGGGACGCGTGCCGTATACACGTACACGGAGATCATTACCGATGAATACATTGAAGAATATGTAAATGATGAACTCCTCGACGCGCGAGAGAACCCCCTGGGAACCATCCCGGTGGTGCACATCCGGAACATCTCCATATCCGGCTCCCCCTGGGGCCTGTCGGACATCGCCGACCTGATCCCGCTGAATCGCGAGTACAACGAGAAGTGCACCGAGATCAGCGACATCGTGAATTATCACGCGGCGCCCGTCACGATTATCACCGGTGCGAAAGCGAGTCACCTTGAGAAGGGGGCCCGGAAAATCTGGGGCGGCCTCCCCAAGGATGCGAACGTTTTCAATCTGGAGAACGGCGTCGACCTCAACGGTCCGCTGCAATACCTGGAGCTGATCAAGCGCTCCATGCACGAGCTGACCGGCGTCCCCGAGACGGCCCTGGGCCAAGCCCAACCGATCTCGAATACGTCAGGAGTGGCTCTGGCAATTCTCTACCAGCCACTCATGTCCAGGTACTCCCTGAAGCAGACCAACTACACGGCCGGCCTGCGCCGGATCAACGAACTTGTACTGCGCACACTCTTCCTCTACGAGCCCGAGTGCCGCATCTACGACCCCAGCACCCAGGGAATTCGGGTATCCGACGAACAGCCCCTCGTCATCGACCCGCGCGACCCCGAGGTGTACGACACCACCGTGGACTGGCCCCCGCCGCTCCCGGTGGACGTCCTGGTCAAGCTGAATGAAGTCCAAGCGAAGCTCGCCCTGGGCCTGGAGTCCAAGCGGGGAGCCCTGCGCGATCTCGGGGAGACCTTCCCCGGAGAAAAAATGCAGGAAATCTTCGACGAGCGACTCACCGAGGCCAAGGAAGACGGCGCGCTCGAATATATCAAGGCACAAATCGCCAGCACTATCTTGCGAACTACGGGATTGCCGCCGGAAGGCGTGGAAAGCCCACCCCCTGCACCGGCCGCTTCCGGCTCCAAGGAGTCCGGAAATACCGGAGCGACAAGCGCCGGCCCCTTTCCCGGAGTACCGGGAGTGGGGCAGGGCAAAGACACCGACTCGGTCCTCAGTGAACTCGTGACGCTGTCGCAGGGCACGAAATTGGCCCAGCGACGGAACCCGGAAAACGACTGAACCGTCCGCCGCTCATCCCTACTCGCATCCGGCGGCCCCACCAGCCTGGAGTGAACCACCGTGGCAACAAACCCCGCGCCCAACGGCCCGACAGAGACCGACCCCGGCACGCCGGCCGGCCCCGCCACCGGCACCGCCGTCACCCCCGAGGGGACGGTCACCGTCCAGGACCCGCCCAAGCAGCCCGAGCAGCAGTCGCAGGCCGGCCAGGAGTCCCGCTTCACAGCGGCCGACCTGGAGCGTGTCCGCCAGGAGGAGAAGGACAAGCTCTACGGCCGCCTCTCCAAGGTGGACGAGCGGTCGGAAGCCCTGGAGGCGGAGCTGAAGGAGCTTCGCGAGGAGCGCCAGGCCCGCGAAGCCGAGGAGGCCCAGCGCCAGCAGTCCGAGGCGGACGAGGCCAAGCAGAAGGCCGAGGCCGAGATGAGCGCGAAGAAGCTCCTCCAGGAACGCTCTTCGGAGTGGGAGAAGCGCTTCGAGCAGATCGAGCGGGAGCGGGAGCAGGAGCGGGCAGCGCTCGCGAAGGAGAGCGAGTACAACCGGCTGCGCGCCTACATTCAGGAGCGTGCCGGCGCGGAGCGCGACAGCATTGCTCCGGAACTTGTGGACCTCATTGCCGGGAACTCTCCGGAAGAGGTCGACGCGTCCATTGAGATGCTCAAGGACAAGACGCAGGCAATCTTCCAGTCCGTTCAGTCGGCCCAGGAGACTGCGCGTTCGCAGATGCGCGGTGTGGCCGCCACCGGGTACACCGGGAACGGCCCGACTGACGGCGACGGCGGCTCTCGTCAGCTTTCTGCGGACGACATCAAGAACATGCCGATGGCCGAGTTTGCGAAGTATCGGAACCAGCTTCTCGGCGCCGCCGCACAGAAGACGAACAATCGCGGCCTCTTCGACTGACCGCGTCCACCCTGAAAAGTAGCCATACCGCCTCTCGTTCCCATTCATCTCGGCGGGCCCGTCACGGGATGAGAGGTACAACGTGGCAAGCGGAATCACCGGTACTCCGGTTCTGTCCCCCACTCCGACCGCCTACCAGGCGGCCAACTCCAGCATGCTCACGCCGGCCATTCAGCATATCTGGAGCAAAGAAATCCTGTTTCAGGCGATGCCGGTGCTTCGCTTCGAACAATTCATGGTCAAGAAGACCGAGCTTGGTACTGCTCCCGGCCTTTCGGTGTCGTTTATGCGGTACCGCTCGCTGGACGGAGCGCAGCAGCTCGTCGAGGGCGTCCGCATGGAAACTCATGCGCTTTCCGCCGAGCAGATCACCATTACCGTGGCGGAGCACGGCTTTGCCATTGCAGTGACGGAACTCCTGCTCAATGCGAGCTTCGACGACGTGATGGCGTCCGGCGCGCGCCTCCTCGGCCGCAACATGGCCACCTACCTGGACTCGATGTGCCGGGACACGCTGCTCGGGGCTCCGTCGGTTCTGTATGGGTATGACAAGCTCGCGTCGTGGTCGGCTGGTGCCGCGCGGACGCCGCTGTCGCCGTACGACCGTGGCATGTTTGCAGACAGCGAGGCCACGATGGCTGCAAACGGCGGCTTTCACTTCACGTCTGCGCTGGTCAAGGACGCAGTCGAGACCCTGGCGACGAAGAACGTGCCCCGATTGGGTGAAACGTACGTTGCATTCGTACATCCTCACCAAAGCCGCCGGCTCCGCGATGATCCCGAGTTCATCGAGGTGACAAAGTATGCGGCTCCCGGCAACTTTATGCTGGGAGAAATCGGACGTCTGAACGATGTCGTCTTCATCGAGACAACTCAGGTCTTCCAGGGCAATACGAACCAGCCGGCGACCCCGCAGCTCGGCACGAACATCGCCCAGGGCGGCGCCCAGAGCTGGGGCGGACAGCCGGCCCGCAGCGCTTCCGGATCGGCTCCGGCAATTCCTGCCGTGAACGCTCAGCCGTCGAATCCGAGCGCCCCGTCCAACCCGATCTACCGTGCGCTCGTAATTGGCGACAATGCGGCCGGCCACGCCATTTCCCTCCCTGTCGAACTAAGGGATGGGGGTGTGCTCGATTTCGGCCGCGAGCATGCGCTTGCATGGTACAGCATTTGGGGACTCGGGCTGATCACGGACTACGCCGTGGTCCAGTGCGCGACGAACTGACCCACCCGCAGAAAAGGGCGGTGGCGTCATTTTCGTCACCGCCCCGAATTCAGTATCCGATTCGCTAGGAGAACACTCATGCCCGCCAATCCGCGCACCAAGCGGAACCCGAAGGATCACACCGGGAACAAGAAGGCAGCCCTCGCCGAGCAGCACGCCGAAGACCTTGCCAAGCGCAAGGACGAACTGGCGATGGACCACCAGGCGCAGAAGGCCGGCTTGGACGAGCCGATCGCCCTCGACGACAAGGGCCGGACGCTTCAGAACGTGTCCGAGGAAGCGGCCGAGGAAGGCCCGGTCGAGATCCCCCCGGAGACCGTGAATATCCGTATCGCGTGCGATCTGGAGAAAGTCACGATCGGGCAGGGCACTGCATTCGATTTCAAGGAGGGCCAGGTGTACACCGTGCCGCTTCACGTGGCTCAGCACCTGGACCGCCTCGGCTACGTGTGGCAGTGGCTCTGACGGAAGGGAAGTGCCCGATGGAGGCGCCCACGAGTCTCAAGGACTCCGGCATTGCCCCTGAGAAGGGCAACTGGTACGCCCTGCTTTCCGACCACGGCGACGGCGTCGGGATGCTCACGCGCTCCTACCACTACACGAGCCCGAGCGGCGAGGAGTACCCGGACAGTGTCCGGCAGCTCTACGTCCTGGAGGTCGTCGAGCCGGCGACGTACGGCGTCGGCTACAGCACCGAGGATTCGGTGCTGTGCATGTGGCTGGCCTCTCCGACCCCGGGACGGATCGCGGTCCACCATCTGTCGCTCCCCGTCAGCCAGTTCACCGAGCTGGTCACCGAGGGCGCTGAGCCACCCGAGTACGAAGACCTCCGGGTGCAACAGGCCGGCGGTGACCTCTGATGGCGGCCAACGGGTTCATCGCCGTCCAGGGCGCCGTGTCTGCACTGGACCACCTCGCGGGGCGTTCCACGGCGCTGGAGGCAGAGTGGCTGGCCAAAACGCAGGCCGGTGATCCGCTGCCCCGGGCCACGTACCTGATGCTCCTGACCCAGGTCGTGACCGATGCCCAGACGGACATGACGACGCTGGTCGGCGCCGAGGCCGCCGGCACCGGCTACGCGCGCCAGCCCGTCCCCTGGCTGGCCGCCGCGACCGGTACCAGGACCGCGACGACCTCAGACTTGGTGCAGTTCGGCCCGTTTTCCGACCCGACGGGGCTCGCGGCCCCGGTCACGGGTGCGGCCCTGGTGACCCGGATGACGTCCTCGGCGGGGCAGCCCTCCGGGCTGTGCCTGATGGCCTGGAACCTCGCGACGGCGATTACCACCAGCCAGAACCAGGCGTTGCAGTTGGCCGCCGGCAGTCTCCAGATGACGTTGGCGGTGACCTGATGCGCTAGCACCGGCAACGACACCCAGCAAGATCACTTAGCTAGCCAGCACTCATTCCCACTCGGTTCCGCTGGCGGGACCGGAGGCGGGAATGGCTGCTCCAGCGGACATCGTCCGCAGGATTCGATCCGAGATCGGGGACCTTGAGTCACCCTTCCTCGACACGTACCTCGGCGCGGACGAGCTGTCGTCATACGACCTCTCCGAGACCGGCGTCTCCGAGGTCACCGCGAGGGTCACGACAGTGGACCCGCCGGCCACCGTCGACCTGGTCCCCGACGTCGACTACGTCCTGGACTCCGCCCAGGGACGCATCGTCCTGATCAACCCGGACTACTCGCCCCTGCACCACGGCCAGACCCTGATCGTGCGGGGGACGGCCGAGGGCCTGTTCACCGACGCCGACCTCCAGACCTATATCGGCGACGCGGTCGAGCAGCACGCATACGGCCGGAGCCTGACGACCCGCTACCGGGACGCCCACGGCTTCATCCGCTATGACCACGCCCCCATCACCCTGGAAAACCTGCCGGCCGTCGAGGAGCCGCTGGTCGCCTACCTCGCGGCCATCAACTGCCTGTGGACGCTCGCCACCGACGCGGCCACCGACATCGACATCTCCACGGCCGAGGGCACCTTCGTTCCCCGCACCCAGCGCTACCGGCAGCTCATGCAGCACATCGGGGACGCCACCACCGGACTCCAGGGCCGCTACAACACCCTCGCCCAGCAGCTCAACGTGGGCCTCGGCCGGATCGAAATGTTCACCGCCCGCCGGGTCTCGCGCACCACCAACCGGCTCGTGCCCGTCTTCAAGGAGCGCGAGTACGACGACTCCTCGAAGCCCCAGCGGCTGCTCCCGCCGATCGACGGTGACGCGTACGACGACGAGTCGGGCGTGCCCTCCCCCGCCTACCCGGGCCTGTGGGGGTGAGCGGCAGTGCGTGGACGACTTGACTGGAAGCGGGGCCGGTGGAACATCAACGCGGAGACGACGCTGATCCACCGGGGCCTGCGCGGGTGGCAGCGCGCCACCGGCGACTCCTTCACGTACTTCCGCTGGCAGTACGACGAGTCGGAAATGCACCCCGTCTACGACGAGGCCACCGGCTCAGGAAAGCACTTCTACGGCCGCTTCCAGCTCCCCGCGCTGCACGTGAACCACACCGAGGCGGCAAATACGGAGCCGCGTGACAGTGGCCTGTACATCGTCGACTCGCTGCACGTCACGGCCGAGTTCGACCAGCTCGCCAAGACCGGTCTGCGGGACATCAACATCCGGCACGGCGCCTACCAGCGCGACCGCATCGCCTACGACAACTTGCTCTTCGCGGTGAAGCACGTCGACATCCGGGGGCAGATCCGCCGCCGGGACATCCTCGTCACGATCGACGCCGAGCAGCTCCGCGACGACGAGCTGGTCAACGACCCGACGTTCGCCGCGTATCTGCGGGACTTCAGCCGCAACCCCGATCCGGTGCAGCCGAAGCCTTCTCCCACACCACTGGAGGGCGGCGATGATCCCTACGCCTGAGATTGCCATGCCCGCGCTGCCCTCCGGGGTGCCCCTGGTGCGTCTGACCGGCCGCTTCATCGCGCCGGACGGAACGCCGCTGACCGGCAAGCTCACGTTCGCACCGCCGATGGTGATCACCCTGCCGGGCGCCGACACCATCTCTCCCATCCCCGCCACCGTGGAGATCGGCAAGGAGGACCAGGGGAGCTTCGCGGTGAACCTGATCGCCAGCGACGCCCCGGGAATGTCGCCGAGCGGCTGGACGTACCGGGTTACCGAGAAGATCACGGGCGCGCAGATGCGCGAGTACCACATCCTGCTGCCCTGGCGGGAGGACAGCGCGTCCGTCGACCTCGCCGACCTGGCGCCCGCCTCGCCCTACACCGGCCGTTACCTGCCCGTCGTCGGAGCCACCGGACCCCAGGGTCCACAGGGCATTCCCGGGGAGGTCCAGCACACCGAGCTTCAGGCCCTGGAGGAACGCGTCGCGCCGCGACCGGTGTCGTGGACACAGACCGTGGCGAGCACTGAATGGAACATCACCCACGCCTTCCCGTACCGGCCCGGGGTGCGCACGTACGACAACAGCGGCCGGGAGATCGGCGGCCTTGTCTCCCACCTCACCGACACCAGCGTGACCGTCCAGTTCGCCCATGCGGAGACCGGATCGGCGATTTTGAGCTAGGAGCCTTTTTATGGCAGTGACCGATTTCCGTGAGTCCCTCCGGCTGAATTCTCTGCCCGTGCACGGGCTGGTGCCGGAGACGTCCTCCGCCCCGCCGGCCACGCCGGTGGAGGGCCAACTGTGGGCCGATTCCGTCAACCATGTCGTGAAGTTCTGGAACCTGACGACGTGGAAGAACGCGCTCGACCGCAGTGACCACACCGGCGCGCAGCCGGCCGCCACGATCTCCGATCTCGCCGCCACGGTGAAGGGCTACCGGCTCGACGAATTCACGGCCCCGACCGCTGCGGTTTCGCTGAACGGGCAACGGGCCACCAACGGCGCCGACCCGGTGGCCGCGACCGACCTGGCCACACGGCAGTACGTGGACAACGCCCGCGCGGGCATCGCCGGGGTGAAGGACCCCGTACGAGCAGTCGCCACTACGAACATCAACCTGGCCTCGCTGCCCGCCACCATCGGCGGCGTCACCATGGCCAGCGGCGACGGCTTCCTGGCGGCGGGGCAGACGACCGGCACCCAGAACGGCATCTACGTCTACGGCTCGTCCGGCGGCTCTGCCACCCGCCGTTCGGACGCCGACCTCCTCGGGGACATCCGCGACGGCACGATGGTGGCAGTGGCCGAGGGCACGGACGCCGGCACCCAGTACATCCAGACCGCCACTGCCTCCGGTGCTCCGGGTGCCTGGACGCAGACGTGGGTCAAATTCAGCACCGGCGGTCAGACCTACACCGCCGACGGCCAGGGCCTGGAGCTGTCCTCCACGACGTTCTCCCTGGAGCTGGCCGACGCCACCCTCTCGAAGTCGGCGGCCGGTCTCACCATCGGCATGGTGCCCATCTCCAAGGGCGGCACAGGTGCGACGACGGCCGCAGGAGCACGCAGTGCTCTGAGCGCGGTGGGCAAGTACGCGGCCAATGTGCCTGCCATTACCGGCGGGACGCCCCTTCAGATCACGCACGGGCTCAACACGATGGACGTCCAGGAGCCGACACTGCGCGAGATAGCCACCGGTGAACTCGTGGGCGTAAAGCCCGTCGTGGTCGACGCCAACACCATCTCAATCACCACGGCATCGTCGTATCCCGCCGGCACCTTCTCGATTGTGGTGATCGGCTGATGGCCGGCCGTCAACTCGCCTCGCAGACAGTGCCCACCACCGGCGGCAACGTGCTCACCACCGACAAGGTCGGCGCAGTCTCGGGGGTCGCCGGCCTCGACACCGGCGGCAAGGTCCCCCAGAGTCAGCTCCCCACCCCGAAGATCACCGTCGGCACCACGGCGCCCGTGTCCCCCGCTGTCGGGGACGTGTGGATCGACACGAACTGATGGCACGGCTCGTCACATGCGGGTTCGAAGCGAAGTCGGCCTCGGAGTGGGGCGGTACCGAGGGCACCGCCCCCGTCTTCTCGACGACGGTGAAGAACAGCGGCACCGCGTCGGCCCGCTTCCAGAACACGACCGCGTCGGCCCGCTCGATCCGCTTCGCTGCCTACGCGGACGACGAAACAGGCAAGCTGAAAAACGTCTTCATCCGCGCCTACGTCCGGCTGGACACGGCGCCGGCCGCGCAGACCGCGATCCTCGCGTGGGATGACACGACCGGGATCGGGACAGCGTCCTTCTACGGCATCAAGATCAACACGAACCGGACGCTGATCTGCACCTCGTCCACCGGGACTACCGGGACCGCGTCGGCCGCGCTGACGCTCGGTACCTGGTACCGGCTGGAGATGAACTACAACGAGGTGGCGAAGCAGGCGACGCCGTACCTCAATGGCACTGCGTGGGCGTCGCCGATTTCCGCTGACCTGGGTGGTGGCCACTGGGCGCGCTTCGGGATTATCAACTCCACCACGGCCGACATCTATTTCGACGATATCGCGGTCAATGACTCCACGGGGACTATCGACAACGGTTTGCCCGGGGCGATCAGTACTTCCACCGGAGTCCCGGCGAAAGTGTGGACAGGCAGTGCCTGGGCCACGAAGCCGGTCAAGGTGTGGACGGGCAGTGCCTGGGCCCCGAAAACGGTGCGGGTACGCACGTCCACAGCCTGGCGATAGCGGACGGAATTATCAGGCGGTGAAAAAGGCGTGCCACGCTCACATTCCACCTCTTGCCGTTCCTAGCCGAGGAGTTTTCATGGCTCGCTACGTTGCTGTCAGCATCTACGACTACGACAAGCTGATCAAGGACGGGCCGTTCGAGATCAACGACCCGTCCGAGCAGATCGTCGAGGAGGGGCAGCGCCTCATGCTGGAGGAAGTGGCCCTGGCCGCCGGCTACCACTACGCCGAGGGCGCCGCCTTCTCCGAGGCCGAGGGGCATGACCACGGAAAGCACCGTGGGCACGAGAAGCGCGACGGCGACAAGCACGGAAACCGCAAGCGCGACCACGACAAGTAGTTCCCGCATCTGCGCGAGAAGGGAGCGGGCTATGTCCGTGGGGCAGATCGTCGGCCTGGTAGTCGTCGTCCTCCTGGTGATCGTCGTCCTGAAGATCATCGGCACATTCTGACCTGCACACGAACTGGCAGCCATTAACCGCTGCCAAATAGCCGGAAGCATTCTGGTGGGGCGATCCACATACGCCCATACCGGAGAGTTCCGTGCCGTTTCTTCTGAACGAAGACCGGGCCCTGAAGCAGAAGTTCCAGGGCCTGATGGTGCATGACTCGACCTCCGGTATGGGTCGCAAGGTAACCGTCCGCTACAAAAACCCCGAGTACGAGCTGGCCGACGCTACGTACCCGATGACGCTGATATCCCACACGCGCATTTCGCGTGACCCGGAGCGGGAAAGCCGGGGCTTCGTCAATCTGCACTACGCGCCCGAGGGCTACGAGCCCTGGGCGGACATGACGGACCCGAGCCAGTCGCCGTACATGTCACAGATGCCCATTCCGCTGAATGTGGACTACCAGATTGACGTCTTCGCACGCAAAGAGCTGCACATCATCGAGCTGACCGGCAGCATGATGCAGTTCGACGTCCTCCCCCAGCGATTCGGCTACCTGCCGATCGGCGAGGACGGAACTGTGCGGCGTCTCGACCTCCTCGGTGGGCCGGACTACACCGAGACCAAGGACGAGCAGGGAAAGCGCCTCTTCTGTGCCTCCTGGGCGATCCGGGTTTCGAGTGAGATTTTCCCCGACGAGATCCGCGACCTCACGCCGGTACAGCGCGTCCTTATCGATCTTCTCGACAAGCAGGCGTGGGACGAGGGCGTAAAACGCCCCTGGGAGCCCCCGCACGAGGTCACCAAGACCCGCCTGTCGATCACTCCCGAGGTGCTGCCGGCCGCAACCGCAGACCAGACCTACCGGCAGGCGCTGACCAGCACGGGCGGCCACGGCGACATCCGCTGGTCCCTGCCCGAGGGCTCCCGCCTGCCCACCGGCCTCGCGCTCTCCCACAAGGGCGTCGTCTTCGGCACGCCCACGGCCCCCACGAGTTCGCCGGCCCGGTTCACGGTCTCCGCCCGCGACTCCGACCTCGTCCCGCAGGTCACCTCGGCCCCTTTGACGCTCACCGTCTCGCCCGCACCCCCTGGGAGCTGATGCCGATGACCACACCGACGACTTTCGCCTACAAGCGCCCGGGTGTGTACATCACCGAGAGCTTGAACCCCCTGCCGCAGCCGGTTTCCCCGCCCGGCCTCGCCATAGCAACCTTCGTCGGCACCCATGACGCCGGCCCCTCCAATCCCGTGAAGGTCACGAGCTGGGAGCAGTTCGTCAGCCTCTACGGCGGCTTCGGGAACGGCCTCAACTACCTGCCTTTTCAGGTCTATTCCTACTTCGCGAACGGCGGTTCTCAGGCGTGGATTCTGCGGGCCACTCCCACTGATTCCGTCGCCGCGCGTCTGGTCGTGAAGAACCAGCCGCTGCCGCCGCCGGAGAACATCGTCGCGACACCCGACGGGGCGGCGCCCAGCGGATCGGGCACCAAGCCCTCCAGCAAGGTCACCAACGTGACGCTCAGCGCTCCCTCGGGGAACGTCACCGCGAATCCGGAGCAGACCGGCTTCCAGATCGAATGGGACGCTGTCACCCCGGCGGCTTCGGTCGACGCCTACGAGGTCGTCGTCACCCGGCCCGACGAAGGGTCCTTCTCGAAGTCGATCTGGGTCGCCCAGCCTGCCGAGGGCAAGCCCACGGCGGCGTTCACGGCCCTGGCGCCGGACACCACGTACTCCGTGCAGATCACGCCGTACAAGGGCGCCACGGCCGGCGACCCGATGACGGCGGCAGCCACATTCAACACGGCCGCCGGATACACCTCTGTCGATGCCCTCCAGGTCACGGCACGCGGCCGGGGCGCGTACGGCAACAAGATCTTCATCAGCACCACGCCGAGCTGGACAACGGGCCGCTTCCATCTCTTCGTCAAGTACGGCTCGACCAACCAGTCTTCGCTCGTCGAGACCTGGCAGGACGTCTCCCTCAACCCCGGTGACCCGCGCTACGTCGTCGGGCTCATCAATTCCTCCACGGGCGGCTCCACCTACATCGCCGTGCAGAACCAGCTCCCCCCGACCTCGACGGCGCCGGGCACGGGCCCCACCCCGGACGCCTCCTGGCAGCCGGAGTACCTCGCCGACGCCCCGCTGGAGACCGGCACCGACGGCGTCCTGGCCGTGAACCTGGCCGAGCAGCTCAGCACGCAGTTCGGCTCCGTCTCGGACGTGCTCCTGATCAATCTGTGCGGCAACACCTCGATGCCGGACCACATCCCGGCGCAGACCCAGATCAACTCCGTGCTGTCCTGGGTCGAGCAGCGGCGCGGTGCCTTCCTCGTTCTCGACGCTCCGCGCCAGCCGGCCCCGATCACTTCGGACGTGGCCGCGACCAAGTACACGGAGACGATCGGCGGTTATGCGCCGCAGTCTTCCTACGCGGCGTTTTACGGCCCGTGGATTCAGGTGGCCGACCCCGCCGGCGCCTCGGTGTCCTCGACGCGGATGCTCCCGCCGGCCGGTGCGGTGATGGGCCAGTACGCGCAGGCGGACGCGGCTGTCGGCCCCAACCGGAGCCCGGCTGGTGTCGCCTACAGCCTGGTCGGGGCGGTGGGAGTAGAGAACCAGTTCACCCTGGACCAGCTCGACGCGCTCAACCAGCTCGGCTGCAATGTGATCCGCCCGGTGCCCCAGAGCGGCTTTTGCATCATGGGCGCCCGGACGCTTCGACAGGGAATGCCGGACCGCTACATCGCCATCCGGCGCATGCTCACGTACCTGGAAAATCTCCTGGAGAACGCGACCCGGTTTGCCGTTTTCGAGCCCAATGGACCGGCGCTGTGGCAGACCCTCGACGCGCTGGTGACGCAGCAGCTCCTCACTCTGACGCAGGCAGACCAGCTTCAGTCGTCGGTTCCCGACCAGGCTTTCTTCGTGGTTTGCGACGAAACGAACAACACCGCGCAGACCATCGCCAACGGTGAAATCCACATTTCGGTCGGTGTCGCGCTGGCGAGCCCGGCAGAGTTTATCGTCATTGAGATCAGCCAGTATCAGGGCGGCCTCTCGGCGAGCACTTCGTCGGTCGAGTCCTCCATCTGACCGACACCAACCAGCTTTACCGCCTCTCATTCCCACTCGTTTTCGGCGGCCCTCCGACCGGGATTGAGAGGTGACCAGTGGGAGCCACGACCACAACGCAGAAGCCTTCGCTCGCACAGCTCCAGACGGACCCCCTGAGGAATTTCAAATTTCAGGTGATGATTCACCTGGCGAATTCCACGCTGGACTCCAGCAAGCGGTCCAACCAACTGGGCTTCATGTCCGTTTCCGGCCTGTCGATCACCACGGACGTGGTGGTCTACCGGCAGGGCGGCATGAACACAACAACGCAGAAAATGCCTGGTCAGAGCGATTTTGCCCCCATCACGCTCTCGCGTGGGCTCATCTGTGGCGACTCCGACATCTACGCCTGGCTGAAGCAGCTCTTCATGGTCATGCAGGGCACCGGCGGAAATGACGGCTCCTACAATTTCCGCGCCACGATGGACATCTTCCTCCTCGACCACCCGGTGACCACGTCGAGTGTCACCTATAAGGCCGGTTGGCGCGTCTACAACTGCTGGCCGACCTCAATTGCATTCGGCGATCTCGACAGTGGCGCGAACGGAGTTGAACTCCAGCAGATCACCCTCGCGCACGAAGGTTGGGATTTCAAGATCGCCAGCAAGTACGGGCCGGGCTCCGGCATTTCCCTGCCGTAATTCCGACCCCATTCAAAGGACGACACGATCATGACTGAACCCATTGCGCTCCCCGACTTCGACGCCTTCGGCGACCAGGCCATCAAGGGGCTCGACAACCCTGACCAGGCCACCGCAGCCACCCAGGCCCTCCTCAAGGAGGACCGGAATTCCGGCGAGCCCCAGATCAGCGAGCCCGCCGAAAACTGCCTCACCCTGGAGCGCGGCATCTGCCGCGAAGGAACCTGGTCCCGCGACGCAGAGGTGAAGGAACTCACCGGGGCCGACGAAGAAGCAATCGCCGCCGCCGGCAGCAACTCGTACAAGGTCTTCGAGACCCTGCTGCTGCGCGGCACCGTCTCCGTCGGCAACGAACCCATGACGCGGGCCCTGGCCAGCGAACTCCTCATCGGGGACCGCGAGTACCTCGTCATGGCCATCCGCCGCGCGACGTTCGGCGACGACCTCGAATTCGTCGAACTCCCCTGCCCCCACTGCAACGAACTCGTCGACCTCACCGTCCCGCTCGACGCAGTGCCGTTCACCCGCCTCGACGACCCCGAGCAGACCGAGTTCGAGGTCCCCCTGCGGCACGGTGACAGCGCGGTGGTCCGCCTCCCCACGGGCGAGGACCAGGCGGCCGTCTTCGCCGTCAGGGACGGCAACACCGCCAAGCAGGACAGCGTCGTCCTCGACCGCTGCGTACTGCGCCTCCGGCACGCCGACGGGACCGAGACCAAGCGCCCGCCGGCCGCCTCCCTGGCCATGAGCGCCCGCAAGGAAATCCTCGCGTTCCTCACGAAGACCCAGCCGGGCCCCCGCTACGCGGACTTCTCCTTCACGCACGACCCGTGCGGAAAGGAGGTCCCGCTGCCCATCTCGCTGGCTGTGCTGTTTCGCGGAATGTGACTACCGCCGCGCATTCAGCGAGATCGAAATCCTCACCCTCGTCCACCCCGCCTGGCAACTGACGGAAATCAAGAGCCTCTCCATCCGTGAACGGCGCCACTGGATCAGCCGAGCCGCCTGGGAAGTAGAAAGGAGGGCGTAAGTGGCCACCCCACCCCCGCCGCCCAATCCGCCCCCCGCCCCGACGAACCAACTCGGCAACCAGATCGACGCCTTGACCAGGGCGTTCACCAGTTTCACCAACCGGTTCGCGAGTTCGGCCGGCCTCGGCACGCTGAGCATGGGGGCCTATGGCCCCATGGGCGGACAGACCCGCCAGGATCACCAGCTCGGCAATCTCCAGCAGCAGTACCTCCAGACGAACCAGGCGCACATCGTCGCCCGCCAGCGCATGGAGGACGACGTCCAGCAGCAGCAGATCCGCTGGGCACAGCAGCGGCGCACGCAACTGGGCATCATCAACAATCCGAGGTCCACGCTCGCCCAGGAGACCGAGGCCCGCCAGCGCCTCGGAGAGGGCTCGCAGCTCAACCGGATTCGCACGGACGCCATCGACCGCGACTGGCAACTGCGGGAGAACAACTTCTCCGGGTCGATGGTCCGCATGAACTCCGACATGGACCGGCTGCGCCAGCAGTCCGCCCAGACGACCACCATGAACCGGCTCGCGTTCGCCGGCCAGGTCACCGGCTCCGTCGTCGGGGCCGCGAGGAGCTACTACAGCGGCGACATCGAAGAACAGCTCGGCCAGTTCGAGCGGCGCCTGTCACTCCAGCGTCCCTCGTGGAAGGGCACCTCCGGCGAGCGAGCGCGCAGCCTCGGCTACGAGATGAAGCGCAACGGCTCGCTGCTCTGGGCCACCTCGAACGAGGACGCCATCGGCGGGCAGACGGACATCCTCAACCAGAACCCCTACGACCAGTACACGCGTCAGACCCGCCGGGCCACCGGAGCCGCCTACGTCACCCCCGGCCTGGGCGTTCAGGGCGGCGCGCAGATGCAGCAGGAACTCGGCACCGGTCAAGCCTTCTACGCGTCCCAAATGTTCGGCCTGGCGCCGACGCGGTTCGGCGGCGGTGAGCAGAATTCCCCGGCCGCGATGGCGCTGTCGCTCGCGCAGAGGGTGAATGGCGGTGACTTCAAGAACCTGACTGGCTCCGAGCTGCATGCCCAGCTCGCCCAGGGCGGCTCGCTGTCCATGTCGATGGCCAACTGGGGCAAGGCTGCCGGGGTTTCCGGCCAGTCGCTCGAAGCCATGCGCAACCAGACCGAGCTTCTGCGCGACTTGGTCAACCCGGAGAAGAAGGGCCTGAAGGGGGTTTCGGAGAAGCGTGCTCTGAAGCTGATCGAAAACGCGGGCCGGCACGACGACACCGGCGAAGAGTCCCGCGAGGAGATTCAGAAGTACTCCGACAGCGTCGGCAAGAGCTACCAGGACTCCCAGCGCTTCCTCGCCGGCACCAGCCGCGAGGGGCATCTGCCCGCCAGCGCCAGCTTCCTCGACGCCGCGCGGGCCAGCGCCGACACCCTCGCCGACATCAAGACGATTCTGCAAAAGGCCCTCGAACCGATGGCCGACGCGATCGGCTCCGTGGCCGGCAGCTCCAAGGGAGGCGGGTTCTGGGGGTCGTTGGGGTCCGGCCTGAAGTCCGGGTGGAACTGGGGCGACAACCTCGTCTTCGGCGACGCCGGCGAGGGGACCGAACAGGACTCCCTCGCCAAGAAGGCATGGCGGGGCATCAGCGGGATCTTCGGCGGTGATTCCGGTACGCCGGAGTCCAAGCAGGGCAGCTCGGGGAAGAAGAAGTCGGACTCGGCCGGCGTCGCGGGCGGCGGCGTCAGCAGCGCCATCGGATTCGCCCGCGCGCAGCTCGGCGACCGCTACGTGCTGGGCGCCACCGGCCCCAACGCCTGGGACTGCTCAAGCCTCATGCAGGCCGCCTACAAGAAGGCCGGCGTCAACCTGCCGCGAGTCACCTACGACCAGATCAAAAAGGGCGTCGAAGTCCCGATGGACGAGATCAAGCCTGGCGATCTCGTGTTCTACAAAGACCTCTCCCACGTCGGGATGTACACCGGAAGCGGCAAAGTACTCGAAGCCGCGAATCCCGGGCGAGGCGTCGTCGAAGGCCCGATGTACTCAAAGTTCAAGAGGGCCCGGCGCGTTCTGGCCGGCGGCATGGAGGCCAAGGCCAGCCTTTCCGGAGAGAACGAAGATCCGACCTCTTCGCAGTCCGGAGGCGGCGGACTCAAGATATCGGGCGCCTACGGGTCCGTAGAAGAGGTCGACGCGCTTGCCGCAGCATTGTCGGGCGGCGGCGGTGACCAGGCCGTCAGCCGCACCCCGAGTGCCTCGCAGAACGAAGAGGCCGAGGACGAGGGGAGCAGCGACGCCGGCAAGGATGCCCCGCACAACGTGCAGAAGAACGTCGCACTCGGCAAGAAGATGGCCGCCTCCTACGGCTGGACGGGCAGTAACTGGACCGCGCTCTACAAGCTGTGGATGGGCGAGTCCGGGTGGCGGCACTGGGCCGACAACCCCAACTCCGACGCGTACGGCATCCCGCAGGCGATGTCGAACATCCATAAGGAGACCGCGACTGCCGCCTGGCGCAACTCCCCCGAGAAGCAGATCGCTTGGGGTCTGAAATACATCAAGGGCCGCTACGGCAGCCCCTCCCGGGCGTGGTCGTTCTGGAACTCCAAGAGTCCCCACTGGTATGCCGACGGCGCATGGGAAGTGCCGGGACAGTCCGGTGAAGGCATCGACGCGAAATTGCACGGCGGCGAAATGGTGCTGGAGCGCAATGCCGCTCACACCGTCCGCCAGGCGCTCCTCAACCAGGGACTGACACCGTCACCGAACCAGGGCTCTGGCGCCTCCGGCGGCTCCACGGGGTCGGTCACGCTCCAGTTCGGCGCCGGCTCCGTCGTCGTGCAGATGCCGGCCGCCACCGCCGAGGGCGCGAAGTCGGCCGCCAGCTCCTTCGTCAGCTACGTCGCCGCCGACGACCGCATCAAGTCCCTGATGGGGGGCTGGTAGCAGCCATCGCCCCGCACTGTTTCTGAGACTCATGGCCAGCCTTCATTTCTGCTCGGTTCCGCTGGCGGAACTGGAGGCTTCACATGGCCGAGAAGAAGTCGGACGGTCCGGTCAATCTGCCAGCCAAGGGGATCTGGGAGAACACGTTCGACCGCCGAATCCAGAACATCCCTTCTTACCTTCCCGGCGAGCCGGGGACCAGCTTCGGGCTCCAGCGGGGCTACATGGTCTCCGCGTTCCCGAAGGACAGCAAGGCCAAGAAAAACCGGTTCTACATGCTGAATTTCCTGTACAACCCGTCGCAGGTCAGCGTGAACCACAGTACCGACGCAGCGAATCAGGTCATGCCGGCGTACACGCGCTCCGACTTGGACAACGGGATGCCGTTGGTAGCGGCGGGCGGCTCGCTGTCCTTCGCGCTGCTTTTCGACCGCACCTACGAGATGTCGGACCCCACCAAGTTCGACACGATCGAGGGCACATACGGGGTGATGGCCGATGTGCACGTGCTCTACAACCTCCTCGGCATCACCGCGACGCAGAAGGTCAAGGAAACCGGCAGTGAGGGCGACAACACCTACGACGGCAACGTGCTCGGCATTATGCAGATGAGCCCGCTGTGGTGTCGCTTCGGGCAGGCCCGCCACTCTTTCAAGGACAAGCTGCCGGCGATCTCCAGAATGGAGTACTTCGGGTACGTCAACAACATCGGGATTACCTATAGCCATTTCACGCAGCGTATGACGCCTGTGCGGTGCGCCGTCGACATCAGCATGACGCTCATGTCGTCCTACGGATGGGTGTGAGGAGAGGCAATGGCCATTTCCCGGACGTCGCGATATCAGCGCAACGCGACGGCACTCGTCGCCGACCGCAAAGGGCAGCTCCAGCTCGCCGTGATGCAGCGCTCGCCCACCGACCAGTCGCTGCGTGTGTCGGACTACCGGTGGCGCAGCGGCGAGCGTGTCGACTCCGTCGCCAGCGAGTACTACGGCAGCGAGACGAGCTGGTGGATGTACGCCGAGGCGAACCCGCAGGTGCTCGACTGGACGAATCCGCCGGCCGGCCTTCAGATCATGGTGCCCCGTGGCGTGGCGTAACACGTACAAGCCCCATCTGACGGCCTCGCAGCCCGCGTTGGAGAGCGGCGCGTGGCTGTCGAGCTTCGAGCTGTATCAGGCCGAGCAGGCGCACCAGGTCGCCGAGCTGACGGTGATGCACACCTACAACCCCGCGCTGCCCTCCCAGCAGTGGCGGACCCCGGCCGGGTCGGTGTGGGCGGAGAACACGCCGGTTCATCTGAAGTTCGGGTGGTGGGCGGACGACAGCGCCGACTGGTACGGGTACGTGGCCTCCTCCCGGGTGCTCGCCTCGGAGAGCGATCCCCGTTATGGGCACGCGGTGCAGATACCCGTGGTCTACACGCTCACCGGCACCAGCATGCTGACGCAGACCCGCCGCAACCGGACCTGGCGCGACACCTCGGCGTCCGCCATTGCGAGGACAGTGGCCTCCGAGTACAACCTTCAGCCGCGAGTCGACGGCTCCAGCGTGGTCTTCGCGCAGCAGATGCAGTCCATGAGCGACTGGCAGTTCCTGTGCGACATCTCCGACCAGATCGGCTACCGCGTCTACGTGGACGGCACCGTGATGTGGTTCGTGGACCGCGAGACGGTCATGCCGGCCTCCGACGGGAGCGTGCCTACGTTCCGGATGACTAAGGCGCCCGGGGCCATCGACACCTTGCGCGAGTTCTCGGCCGTCCTGGGCGACACGGACCCCGCAGGAGGCGTCCGGGCGCGGTACCAGGCAGTGGCCTACAACCGCACCTCCAGCGTCCTCACACCGGCCACGTACTCCCAGAGCCGGACCACTTTGCACGGGCAGCAGGTCGCGGCCCTCCTGGACCGGCAGTACGGCGACCGGCCGGCCGCGTCCTACAACCAGGCGAACCGGCTGCTGGCCGCCGAGTCGGACTGGCTGTGGGTCGAGGCCCGCGCGGAATCCAACGGGGACCCGCGCCTGAGGCCGGGCACACTCGTGGACCTCCAGGGCAACGCGGTCGGCGAGAGCAATCTGGGCCTGTGGATGGTGCGTTCCGCCGTCCACAAGATCAACATCAACCTGGTGTACCCGCAGAAGACGACGTACACCTCCACCCTCGTGCTCGGCCGCAACGACGCCCGCAAGTTGGACCTTCGGGTGCAGCAGCCGCCCGTGCATCCCGCGCCGACCGTCCTCGTCAACGGCCGCTGGCGGGCCGCGTACACGGGAGGGCTGACATGACGGCTCTGTACGGGACCTACAGCGCCATCGTGGTCTCCGCCCAGGACCCGCAGCATCGCGGCCGGGCGCAACTGCGCATCCCCCAGATCATGGGGACGGCGGTGAGCGGCTGGGCAGTGCCGGTCACCCTCGGCGCGGTCCTGCCCGGCGACCAGGTGTACGTGATGTTCGACGGCGGCGACCGCTCGGTGCCGCTGTTTTGGCCTCAGCCGCGCGGCGGCGCACAGGGCTGGGTTCCACTGTCGCTGTCGGCCGGCTGGGCTCCTGGCATCAACGGGACGCCGTCGGCCCGCCTCGGCCAGGACGGCATGATCGAGCTGGCAGGGTCGATCACCACCGACACCCTCAGCGTCGGCGTCTCCACGAAGTTCTCGGCACTGCCCGGCGGCCTCGGCCGGCCGGTGCACCGGGTTATCCAGCCGGTCGCCACCGACTACCGCACCGCCTTCCGCTCCACGGTCGCGTTCGCCGAGTACCGCATCTCGCATTCGGTGACCTCCACGAGCTACGGCCCCGATGCCAACGGGCCCGTCGCCACGTTCGTCGCCCCCGGCAGCGGCGCCGCCGCCATCGTCTTCGGCGCACACGTACAGAACACGGTCAGCACAGGGCGTGCCGTAATGAGCCTCCAGGTCTCGGGAACCACCGGCGTGGTCGCCCCGGCCGACGACAACCACGCGGCGGAAGGCCAGAGCGCCAACAACGCCACCGTCGCCGGCTCCTACTTCCTGACCGGGCTCACCCCCGGCTCGACGTACACCGTCACCGCGATGTACCGCTCCGACGGCACCAACAACTCGGCCACCTTCGACAACAAATGGATCACCGTGACGCCCACCGTCATGGACAACTCGCCGATGGCCCGCATCGCCGTCGAGACCAGCGGAGAGCTGCGCGCGCTCTTCGCCGCCTCGCACTATCCGCCGTACGCGGCCTCGCTGGACGGCGTGCGCGTGCGCGCCGTGTAAAGGAGAGAAGGCAGTGGCCTACCCGAACTTCCGCCACCTGGCAGCCGACAAGATCCTCGGCATCGACTACGACATCAAGAACCGCTACGGGTCGGGCACCTACCTGCTGCATGCCGCGATCCACGGCGGCGGCATCGAGCCGCCCACCTCCCAGCTCGCGGCCTACTGCGCCGGCGACGGCGCCTGGTACTCCTTCGAGGCCCTCAACGACCTCACCGCCCAGACCGTCAAACTGCCGGCCGTAGCCTTCGACGAGCCGTTCTGCGTCGTGAACGCCGGCAACTCCAGCCGGACCGTGGTGTGGCACGGCGTGGACGACCAGCGCGAGGCCGAGCAGGTCACGTACATCAGCGGCGCCGACTCCGTGCTGGCCTCGCTGATCGTCCAGGAACTCGTCGCCGCCGGCTTCCAGACCGACCGCGCCCCGGTCACGTTCGAGGGCGAGACCCCGCAGAACATCTGCAACCGCAACAAGGCTCGGGCAGGTGTCCAGCTCGACCTCTCCTACACCCTGCGCAAGTCGTTCTACGCGAGCGGGGACCTCTCCACGGCCGCCCTCTCCCAGCCCGACAACCGGCTGCCGGCCTTCTTCGCCTACGGCGACGCCATCCGCCGGGCCTGCGCCCAAGTCCCCCTGGCGAGCGACACCGACGACGTCCCGCCGGTCATCACCCAGCCGCGCACGCCCGCCAGCCAGGACGTCAGCACCGCCATGCGCACCCCCTTCGCCATCGACCACTCCGGCGGTGTCTCGGCCACCACCGACGAGCGCGAGCAGCTCGTGGACCGGGTGCACGCCCTGGTGGGCACGCTGCCCGGTGAGCGCGTCATGCGCGCCACCTACGGTGTGCCGACCTCGGCCTCCCTGTTCGCGATCAACCCGGAGATCGCCAATGATCAGTTGCAGCGGGCCGTCATCGACGCCGTCGCGCAGTTCGAGCCGTCCGCCGTGGTCTCCGCCATCGTCGCCGACGTGAACGAGAACCTGGGCTCGGTCAACGTCAACGTCCAGGTGAGCCGCGCCGACGTGCCCGGCGCCGAGCGCGACAACACGCGGTCGGTCGGCGTCCTGGTGGGCGGCACCGTCATTTCCACTCCGGAGTAATTAACGGGCATTCCGCCTGCCTCCGTAGAATCCCCTTATCAGGCCAGCACTCATTTCTCATTCGGTTCCGCTGGAGGAAACCGAGAGGAAGTGTGTGCCGTGGCAGTCGACAGCGGGTCCGTTGCGCAGATCGACTACACCTCCCGCGATTTCACGGGCTATCGCGACTCGCTGCTCCAGTACGCAACGCAGATCCTGCCGGAATGGACGAGCCGCTCACCCGCCGATTTCGGCGTGGTGATGGTGGAACTTTTCTCCTACGTCGGCGACATCATCAGCTTCTATCAGGACAGGATCGCCGACGAATCCTTCCTCGCCACCGCCACCCAGCGCTCCAGCGTGGTGGCCATCTCCCAGCAGCTCGGATACCAGCCGCACCCCGCGATCCCCGCGACCGGACAGGTGGCCTTCTCGCCCGCTCCCGGCCTGGTCTCCCCGGTCACGCTCGACGCCGGCACCCAGGTGATCACGGAATACCTACCGAGCCTGGACCGGCCCATCGTCTACGAGCTGACCTCTCCCGTCGTCGTGCCGGCCTACACCACTCCCGTGCCGCAGGTCGTCGGTCTGGTCGCCGAGGGGGCCACCCAGGGCGACCGCAGTCTGGTGCTGTACCCCTCGACGTCGGGTGAGGCCGGCTCCACGGTCCGCGTCGAGGACATCGGCACCTCGGACGGCACCAAGTCGCAGACCTTCGCCCTGGCCCAGTCCCAGGCGCTGCTCGACACGGTGCGCATCTTCCTCGATGACGGGGTGGGCGGCACCGAGTGGACACGAGTCTCCGACTTCCTCCTGGTGCGCGACAGCGACCTCGTTTTCACCGCCGAGACCGACGACCAGGGCGTCACTCACGTGACGTTCGGCGACGGGACCAACGGAGCGCTGCCGGCCACCGGCATCAAGCTCACGGCGGCATACCGGACCGGGGGCGGCTCGTACGGCAACATCCCGCAGGGTTCGATCATCGATCTCGCCGATGCGCTGCCCGGCGTCGTGGTGGCCGGCTCCGCCCCGATGGCCGGCGGCGCGGACGAGGAGCCGACCGACCAGGTCCGGGAGAACGCCCCGCGCTTGTTCCGCACGCAGGGCCGGGCGGTCTCCGCCCAGGACTACGCGGACCTGGCCCTGGCCGTGCCCGGCATCGCCGACGCCCGTGCCGTGGTCCGCTCGTCCAGCGCCGTGACCATCTATGTCGTCGGCCCGAACAACATCCTCCCGAGCGAAGGCCAGAGAGACTCCGTCGCCCAGTACGTGCAGGACCGCGCCCTGTCGGGGGTCGTGGTCAACGTGGTCAACGGCTCGCTGATCCCGGTGAACATCGGCTCCAGCACCGCGCCCGTGCTCCTGTCGGTACTGCCGCGCTATCGCCGCGACACGGTGAAGCTCGCGGTGCAGCAGGCCGTTCAGAAGGTCTTCACGCCTCCCGAGACCACGCTTTCCTCCCGTATCTCGATTTCGCACCTCTACAAGGCCATTCAGCAGGTCGCGGGCGTCGACTGGGCCGTCATTCAGCTCATGGCCCGCTCCGATCTCCCGCAGTCCGGCACCGCCGATGTCGTCTGCCGCGACAACGAAATCCCGATCGTCGGCAACGTCGTGATCACCGCCAGCGGCGGAGTATAGGAGCCCAGGCCATGCCCGCTGTCTACCCCCTGAATGTGCGCGCCTTCACGCCGAAGACCGACAATGTCGACGTCATCTGGGCCGCCCACGTCAATGACCTCCAAAACGAGGTGTCCGCCGTCGAGCGCACCGTGGGCGCGAATCCCCATGCGTGGGGCGGCTGGTGGCCGAGCGGAAATACGAGCTGGCCGCCGAAGACCGGCACTTTCACGGTGAAGACACCCGCACCGGTACCCAACTTCGGTGCGGGAAAGATCTATTCGTCGGTGTCCGACCGCCTCAAGGCCGTGCAGCAGCAGACGACCTGGCTGACCTTGATGACATCGCTGCTGGCGGGGCAGTCCGGGCAGAAGCCCGCCCCGCCGCCGGCCGCCGTGATCCGGGCGCCGGGACTCAAGGTCCCCACAGGCGAGGGCGCGTGGACCCCCATGCGATGGGGTGCGGCCGATTACGACCCGAACAAGATGTACCACGGGGGCAGTTCCATTTACGCGCCGCAGAGCGGCTTTTGGGACATCACCGTGAATATCTGGGGCGACTCCACGGTGAGGAAGGCCAACGATCTGCACTTCTTCCATGTGCGGCTCATGCGCGGAAATGATGAGGTGGCCGGCCAGGACTCGATGGTGGAAACCCAGACGTGGATTCGCCATCGCATCAACCTGGCCTGGCAGGGCCGTTGGAATGCGGGGGTGCCGATGCAGGTCCAGGTGAGCCAGCACGGCGCCGTCGATAAGACGGTCGACGCCAACGCCAGCATTTCGCTGTCGTTCGTGCGCTCGTACTGAGGGGGCCGGCATGGGCGTCTACGAACTCGACATTTACGCGAAGACCCTCTACGGGGCGCCACTCTTCTTGGCGTTCGATTCCAACGTCACGGTGGAGCAGCGTGGTTACGGCGCTCTGGAGGTCGCATGGGACACCCCGGTCCAGGCTGCCGCGTCGCAGATTCTCGCCGGGGTGAAGCCCTGGACCAAGCTCCGCCTGGTGCGCAACTCCTACGGAATTCCCGACGCCGAGGATGACGGTTGGGTCATCCTGGAGACTTCTGCCGGATCGGATGCCAACACTTTCCTGGACGACACCACGGTTCCCGGACGGGTCTACTACTACGGGGTCTTCGTCTCGACCGCGCCGGACACGTGGAACTCGACGGTCACCTATTACCCGGGGGACCTCGTCTCCTACAACTCCAGCATTTACACGGCGATCCAGGTCGGCCCGAGCGGCGCCCCCGACCTCAGTCCGACGTACTGGAGCCTGTCGCCCGTCACCGAGCAGTGGATGCGTTGCGGCGGCGGAGTCGGGCTCGCTGTGAGGGACTTCGGCAACAGCCTCCTTCTGTACGACCACATTCCTCGGCCCTACAAGGTGGAGACGGTCGAGTCGACCGCGTCGACCATTCCCGTCAACGACCAACTCAAGCGTTTCTGCACGCTGTTCGGCTATTTCTTCGACGTCATGAAGACCGAGAACGACCAACTCCTGCGCCTGAACGATGTGCAGCGGTGTACGGACCGCCAAATCGGCCTGATAGCGCAGCAGATGGGGATTGCGGACCGCCTTCCGTCACTGCCGGAGCTTCGCCGCACCTATGTCCGGGACGCGGCCCTCATTCAGCGCGACCGGGGCAGTACCTCCTCAACGGCCGATCTGGTGAAGGCAGTTACCGGCTGGGACGCAGACGTATCCATTGGCTACAACGAACTGCACGACCTGGACGAAGCGTCCTTCTCCAGCCCCACCTATCCCACCTGGGCGCGCGACACCGTCTACTCCACGACGGCCGGCAGCCAGCTCTATTCGGACATCGTCCAGTACAACGGCGACCTGTACGCCGCGATCGGGACGCCTCGCCGCGAGTCGGCCTACCTCTCCTACACCGCGTCCAACCCCACACGGACCGGCAGTGGCGTCATCGTGCGCGACCCCGACCGTGTCGCCGATCCCTACCCCGGCTACGTCCATCTCGACAACGCCGCGATCGGGGACACTCTCACCTTCATGTTCACCGCTGCCAGCGGCGGTGCCGGCGCGTACAACGTGCTCCTGGTGGCCGTCGCCGATCCGGCCGGCGGCATCATCACGGCGAAGGTCAACGGGGTCTCCGCGACCATGGCGCCGCTGGACCTGTACAGCCCGGCGCGGCAGCTCATCCCCATCCAACTCGTGGGGAACTTCAACCTGACCGCGACCGGCAACACCCTGACCCTCACCGTGACCGGGAAGAACGCGCTCTCGACCGGGTACGGGATCACCGCCAGCCATTGGATGCTCCAGGGCAGTGGGATCAACCTGAACGTCCCCCCGACAGGCCACGCGCAGTCCGCCACTTATTGGCAGGCCCTGACGCCCAACACGCTCCAGGACACTCTCACTGAGCAGAATCCGCTCACCGGCGGATACGGGAGCTGGAACCTGAGCCTGCCCACCGGGGTCGTCAATCCCGATGTCTCGTCCGGAGTGAACCCGGACTGGTGGATCTCTCCGCAGGGGGCCCGTTCCGGGACCAGCAGCCCCGGCACCGGCAACTCCCTCAACTACACAGCGAAGACCACCTCAGGCACCCGCGAGGTCTACCTGGCCGGCCTGATCCGAGCCGGTGCATGGGACTCCACGAACACGTACGCCCCCGGCCAGGCAGTGACCTGGAACCCCTTGGGCTGGAGCAAGCCACCCGTCTACGTGGCCAAGGCCCAGTCCGTGGGCAAGCAGCCGGACCTCAACCCCTCGAAGTGGGAGTTCACCTCCTACACACCGAACACGTCGCCCGAGCCGAGCCGGATCATCACCGACTGCGTCCACACGCCGAAGGTCGTCTCCTGGTCCTCGACCCGGACATACGCCAAGGGAGACCGGGTGGCCTGGCGCGGCCACCTGTACGAGGCCGCGCTTCCCTCACTCGGGATCTTTCCCAGCGGCTACAACACGGACAGCCGGTGGTGGCGGTGGTGCGGGCTGAATTCGCAGCGCTACACCTTCACGCTCTACCACAACCGGAGCGCCACGGCGGCAGGAGCCGACGTCCGCCTCTTCGCGAACTTCTACGACTCCAACGGCGGTTTCGGCGGCAGCGGCTTCCTCACCTCGGACGCCCAACTCCTCTACGACCGCTTCGAGTTGCCGGACCAGACCTACCCCAGTGGCACCGGCAGCCCGCCGGCCGGCTACGTGAAACCCGCCCTCGGACAGATGGGTGTCCCCATCCCGTGGAACGTCTCGCGGGGGAACTGGACCAATGCGCGCGGTGTCGTGCGCCCGACGAGCTGGAGTTCTGCGGCCACGCTGGAGCGCAAGGTGGGGCGCGCCCTGTGGTTCAACCGGAGCTGGGTCTACGACCCCGTCCCCGCCGGACAGACGGGCGAGCAGGCGCACGTGACGTTCATGTCCGCCCCCGACGACAGCGCCGGCGTCCTGGAGCACGGCATCGTCTTCCGCTACGGCGCGAACGCGTACTGGCTCGCCTCTCGCGACCGGCTGACCTACACCACGTTCACCGTGGTCTCCGGAGCCGTCACCGACGTCACGACCACGGTCCTCGCCACCTGGACACCGGTGAAGTCCGGCGAGCGCTTCCGCGTCGCCAACCGCACCGGCGACATGGTCGTGACAGCCCGTATCCCCGGCCAGCCGTGGCGCACGCTCGCGGCCGTCAGCGACACACGCAACAACACCGCCGTCGGCTGGGGTCTTCTGGAAAGGGTCCGCCCATGACTGTCGCGATCCCCCTCGCATTCACGGGAACGAGCACGTCGCGCGGGGCCTTCACCCCGGCGCTGCGGCTCATCACACGGATATCCCTCGCCGGGACCAGCGTCGGCAACGGCGACCTCGCCCTGACCCAGTCCATGGTGCCCGGGGCCTTCGCCGACTTCGCCTTGATCCCGCTCAGCTCACCGGTGTACGCGGACCCGGCCTTCACGCACGTCACCTCGGCCGTGTACCGGCCCGGCGGCAGCGGTGACACCCCCAACCAGTGGCGGCGCCTGTCCCTGTCGCTGACCGTGCCCAACAGTGAGTACAGCCCCGGCCCCCTGGGACGCATCTACGGCATCTTCGACCAGGCCCGGCTCGGCATCGGCTCCACCAACATGGCCCTCAACGAGACGCACCAGATCGCCTACGCGCAATTCGAGAAGACGCCGCCCGGCACCGACCCGGACACCAACCAGTTCGGCAGCAACCTGTTCACGCTGGAGCAGGCGTCGTACGAGGGCCGCATGCTCTACGCCCCCACCGGTAGCGCGGGCGAGACGAACTACATGACGTTCGCCCGCAGCACCGAGCGCGCCTCCTGCGGCGCCTACGCCGGCAAGTTCGTGTACCAGGCGCCGCCTCCGACGAACGCCTACACGGCCGTGCAGAACTTCGGGTCGTACCCGAACCTGCGCGCCCGCCGGCAGACCTACGCCGACGTCAAGTACCGCGCGTTCACCACCGACGACGCCCTGCCCGGCACCACCCCGAGCACCGACGCCGGCGGCACCCCGATCGCCGCACCGGCCGTGCTCACGCTCAACCCGCTCCAGGCCGCGTTCGTGCGCGTCGAGCCGGGCGTCACCTACCAGGCACAGATCTCGGTGGCCACCGAGGTGGCAGGGCAACAGTTCACGTGCGCGATCCTGCGCTACGACGCCAACTTCAACCTCATCGGCACCTACGCGACGGGGGCGACGGCGGTGACAACGGCCGGCGGCTTCAAATGGCAGCAGGCCAGCGCTCAGCTCCAGATGGAGGACACCGCCGTGTGGGCGGCCGTCGTGCCGCGAGTGACCAGCGGCGGCGCGAGCCGGTTCGTGTTCTACGTGGACGAGCACCGCATATGGGTGCCCTCGACCCTGGCGACGAAAAAGGCCAGCGCATCGCCGTCGCGCACCTGGCAGCCGCCCCGCCAGCTCACCCTCAAGCTCCGCGCGACGCGCGTGAACTACGTTACGAACCCCAGCTTCCAGAACAGCGTCGCGGGCTGGAGCCAGGTCAAGGACCCGAGCCTGACGTCCACGGTCAGCCTGGTGACGGGCGGCGGCATCGTCGGGAACGCCGGATCGTTCAGCATGGCCACCGCCCCGTCCGCCACCCTGATCAGCGGCCTGTCGCCGCGCACCGGCGTCACCAGTGTGGTCGGACAGAGCGCACTCATCAGCCGCCTGAAGCCGTCCACGGTCTACACCGCCTCGCTGTACGTGAAGCCGGTCGCCTGCCCGGCTCCGATCACTCTGTGGGCGCACGACGGGGACCAGCTCGTGCGCGGCACGAGCAGCCCGCTTGCCGACCCGTCGCTGAACGAGACCTGGTACCGGCTCAGCGTCACCGTCAAGACGAGCCCCACCTTCGGCGGTGACGGGTCGCTCAGCCTCGGCTACGCCGCCGATGACATCGCGTCCGTGTTCCAGGCCGTCGTACCCGACAGCAACGACAGCGTGTGGGAGCAGCTCGACGACGACCCCTCGGGCTATGCCGGCTGGAGCCAGAGTGCGACGTACGCCGCCGGGGACCGAGCCGTCTACAACGGAGTGCTTTACCAGGCGCGCGTACTGAACGGCCCGTACGCAAACGTCGGCCCGCTCACATTCTCCTGGGACCAGATCCTGGTCGAGGAGGCGGACAAGGTCGCCCCGTATTTCGACGGCAATAACCCGAGCGCCGACTACGTGTGGGAAGGCGCCCCCGGGGATTCCCGCTCGCACTATTACCGGGGAAAAAGGGTCAATCAGTACCGTCTCGATCAGCTGATAAAGCGGCAACTCGGCGTGGGCGCCTCGTACCGGATCGTGTATGCGAGCGCCCCCTGACAAGGGGCCCTCATGACATATCTGATCGTGCTCGCACTGGCCACTTTTTTCGCCTGGGACTGCCTGTTGCGCCCCCTTGTCGGGGCGGTGTGTGACGGGCTCGGCATGCCCGATGTCGTGGCCGCCTATCTGAAGTCGCTGACCGCGCTGGCCGCTGCCGGGGTCCTCGACCATTGGGTGGACAGGGACTTCCTTCTGCCTATTGCGGCAGCTTCCCTCGCCGGAACACTCGCCATGTTGCGTCGTTCGGGTGAGACACAAAACATTTCCGCGATCGTGCGCGGCAGGGCCAGACGAGGTATGCCAATGCCGGGTCCTTAGAGGTCAGAGGGGGTGTCTCACTCTCCCGGGCGCATTTGCGCCGCCAGAGTGGATTCAACAGAAACGGTCACGACACCCCTATTTTCCGACAGGCACGGAAGGCAATATCACTGCCAGTCCGGCACATCTACTCATGTGAGGAAAATATGGCTGACAAGCGCCCGGTAACTCTCGGCATCTTCGGCTCCGGAGATGTGTCGCCCACCCTGGTCTGTGACTCCCTCAACGACCAGTTCTCCGTCGGCCCCGAGGACGCCGAGGGCTACTTCGCCCCGTCCGAGGAGTACGACCTTTTCGTGCTGCTGCCGGCCGGCGGCAGCGCCACATCCGAGGGCGTGCACCGGGTGTGGGAGTGGGCGGTGCGCTGCGAGCTGCCCTACAAGGTCATCTGGGACGAGACCGGCAACCAGCGCACGGTCGACGTCCTGGGCAATGTCGAGGACGCCGAGAGCGACATCACGATCGTCGACGACATCGCCGGCGCCCTCATCGAGCAGCTCGGCAAGGGCGAGAACCCGATGCTGCTGGTCATCTCCGGCGGGGAGGACGCCGAGTTCGACGACGCCACCGCCGACGTCGCCGCCGCAGCCCTGCGCGCCGAGATCCCCGTCTACGACCTCTCCCGCGCGCTCCTGGAGATCACGTGGCGGCACCTGCCGGACCACGAGCCTCCGCAGACGCCGGCCGCCGAACCGGGCACGGAGGGGCAGACCTCCCTCTCGGTGGTCGCCGACGGCCCGGACGTGAGCCTCAGCGCCCACGAGGCCGCCCTGCTCGTCACCGCGTTCGCCAAGGCCGAGGAGCTGCTGGACCACATCGGCGACGGCCTGCTGACGCGGATCTCCGAGACGCGCGAGTCGCTGATCCACGGCCGTTCGCTTCTCGCGCCCAAGCCGGAGACACCCGTCGAGGACGGCGAGCAGCCGAAGAAGACCCGTTTGGAGATCTTCGACCCGGAGCGGAACGAGTGGGTGCCCGCCGGCCGGGGCCGCCCGCCGAAGGGCGTCCAGAAGCGCCGCGTTCCCGCATAAGACATGAAACGGCCCCGGCGGACGCTGCTCAATTCCCGCCGGGGCCCCGTTTCCGGATGGCCGCCACGCCATTTCAACTGCATTCCCCGGGAGAATAGCATGTCGGATCACGCTTTTTTTGGTACGGGAAATGGGAGCGAACTCCCGGTATCCGTAGAGGACATCCTCAGCCGGCTTCCCCAGCGCGCGCGGCTCGCTTACACGAATCTCGTCACGAGTGCGGAGTCACGCTACGACGCGGATTCCGGCTGGTCCTGCGCCTACGTCACACAGCAGGGCCTCGCGGATGAAATGTACGTGTGCCTGCGCACGGCGACGCGCGCCATCAGGGATCTGCGAACCCACGGCCTGGTGCGCGTACTTGCGTGGCCTGGCTCCCGCACGGAGACGCAGGTGCGCATCGCTTCCGTCGATATTTCCTCGCCCTTCGGCCCTATCCAGGCCGCACTCAACCGTGCACCCAAGCAACAGCTCGTCGACACGGCGATTGCCCAACTCGTGGCACAGAACCGCGAGTTGGAGGCTCTCGCCTCCGACATGTGACGGAGTAACTCCGGTGACGCAGCAACTGACACATCGAGCGCATGCATGCGCACTAAAGCACCAGCTCTAGCTCAAGCAAATTGCTTGGTGAATAGAAACCTACGGTTTCTATTAACTGCCCACGAACATTCGTTCGCGTGCAGTTCTGGCCCGCCACACAGCCAGGAGAACCACATGGCCCGCAAACGCATTCACGACCCCGACGCCGAACTCGACGCCACAGCCGTCGTCCAGAACATGCTCCATGGCCACCAGGAGCCCGTCTCAGCCCCTCGGACCGCCTGGACCCCACCCGAGCACGGCGAGCGCCGCACAAGGCGCTCCAGGGGCCGCCAGTACGGTCCGGACAGCATCCCGGGCCTGTGCGATTACTTCACCAACTCCTGCCCGCCCCTGAGCTGGGCCGGCGGGCTGGAGATCGGCAACCGCCAGGCCCTCATGCAGGTTTTCTCCGAGCTGCGACGCGACGCCGGCCTAAGCCCTGACGACTGCCGCGCCGTGGTCGACCTGTACATCACCCGTCTCGCCGGCCGGGCCCCCAACAAGCCCTTCGTCTGGGACTTCAAGTGGCGCCGCTTCCAGCTCATCCGGGACCTGCGCAACACCGGCATCGCCGTCTCGGCGGACGACTACCGCACCTGGGAGCAGACAGCCCAGAACGATCCGGCCGCCGACGCGGACTTCGCGGCCTCCTGGGAGAACGTCTCGTGATCACCACACGCATGGACCCCGAAAAGGCCCGGTGGGTGGGGACCGGAATTCCGCCCCGGCTTCGCGGAATGACCCTCGGCGACATCGAAGACCTCGGTGGACAGAGCGACACCGTCACCAAGGCCCGCCACTACGTGGGCGGATACGGGGCGCAGCAGTCCAGGAACCGGCGCGGCCTGCCGGTGAACCCGGCCGACTTCGGGCGCGGGCTGCTCCTCGCCGGCCCGCCCGGCACCGGCAAGACGACGCTGGCCGCCGCGATCCTGTGCGAGCTGCGGCGCCGCTACGGAATCAGCGTGTATGCCTCCCGCTACGCCGAGCACATCGAGCGCGAACGCAAGCTCATGCGCGCGGATCAAAACACCGACCTGGAAGAAATCTCGCGCTGGCAGTACGCCGTCGAGCGCGTCCAGTGGGCCGACGCGATCCTGCTCGACGACGTCGGCCACGAGCACCGCACCGACTCGAAGTTCGCCGAGGACACCCTGGAGCGGCTCCTTCGCCAGCGCTACGACGAGGGGCGGCCGTCGTTCATCACCACGAACCTGACCGGTGGCGACTGGGCGGCCACTTACTCCAAGCCGCTGCGCAGCTTCATGGACCAGTGCACCCGCCGGTTCATTTTCAGCGGCGAATCGTTCCGCCGGGGCGAGCTGTGATCGGCGCCGACCTCGACGCCGAGCCGACGCCGGCAGAGGTCTACGTCGTCTGGGAAGACCTCCTGGCCGTCCCCGGCCCGCGCTACAGCCTCAAGCGCTTCGCCCGCCGCACGCGCTGGCGCCGCCGCTCGGCCCTGGACCTCTACACCACCAACGGCCGGGCGGTGGGCGTCCTGTGGGACCTGTGGGCCCAGGGCCGCCCCGTCACCGTCGTCACCTATCTGCCCCCGGCCATCGCCGCGCACCTGCCCGCCCGGCTGGAGCACGACAACGTCCCGCACACCCGGTTCCTGGTCGACACCCCGCTGCTCATGAGCCGGTCCATCGCCCTCCTGGACGGCGTCGGGCGGATCTTCCACTCCAACCCGACCCACAACCTGCTCTACGGCCCCAAGGGCTTCCTCGTCCCCCCACAGTCACCCGAACTCATGCGAGAGGTCCTGTAATGGCCCACGACGTCATCCCGCTGGTATTTCCCGAGACAAATAAAAGGGTCCGGGTCCTCATGGTCGACGGCGCCCCCTGGTGGGTCGCCCGCGACGTGTGCCAGGTACTCGAAATGGAACGCCCCGACGCCGCGCTGCGCGGCCTCGACGACGACGAGAAGGGTGCTCAGACTGTGAGCACCCCCGGCGGCGACCAGCGCATGTCGGTCATCTCCGAGTCCGGCCTGTACTCCATGATCCTGCGCAGCCGTAAGGCCGAGGCCAGGGCGTTCAAGCGGTGGATCACCGGCGAGGTTCTCCCGGAGATCCGGCGCACCGGCGGCTACGGCGCCGACCGGCCGGCCTTCGACACCCCCAAGACGTTCGGCGACGCGCTGCTCCTGGCCGCGCAGCAGTGGGAGGAACTCGAAGCCGCGAAAAAGGAGTTGGAGGCCGCCGCCCCGAAGGTCGAGGCCGCTGACGCGTATTTCGCCAGCGACAAGTTCCTTCTCGTCCGCGAGGCCGCCAAGCTGCTCGGCCTCAAGGAGAAGCAGTTGCGGAGCCTGCTGCTGGAGAAGGGCTGGATTTTCCGGCACCGGAACGCCTACGGCGACATGTACTACGACGTCGCCGCGAAAATCGCCGACTCCGGGCTGCTCGTCACCCGCGTCTTTTCACGGATGGGAAATGACGGCGGCGCACGGACCACCTACACCGTGTACGTCACCCCCAAGGGCGTCGAGGCCATCCGCAAGATCCTTCGCAATCTGGCCGACAGAGGAAACGTTCCTGCACTCCGTCACGGCCCGGCCACCTACGTCGCCCGGCCGCTCGTCAAGGACGGCGCCGCCTGATGTCCGACTACCTCCCGGCCGGCGCCTACCGCCGCGAAACCGTGCAGCTCATCCCCGACACGGTCGGCAAAACCGCCCGCTTCACGTCCGAGATCGGGGTGGAAGGCTACGACTGCCTCCCCCTGGTGGGCTGGGCCGTCGTCGCGACCTTCACCGAGGGCGAGCTGCCGCGCCTCACCGTCGAGCCCGTCGTGGACGACGACTGCATGGGGCCCGTCGCGCTCGGCGACCTCGAAGAAGAGGCGGGGCCGCTCACGCTCCAGGAGATCGTGTGAGCGGCATCGAAGAGGAGGTCATCAACTATGTCGCCCTGACCGGAGACCTGGAGACGGTCGTCGCTCAGGGCGGCATCACCGCCGACCACTTCCTCGACCCCGAAACGCGCAAGGTCTTCGCCTCTATCCTCGAATTCCGGGCCGATTTCGGCGAGTCACCCACGCCGGACGTCATCGCCCGCGACCACCCCAACTTTGCTTTCTCCGAGGAGAGTTCGGGGCCGATCGATTACCTGCTGCGCGAGCTGCACGAACAGCGGCGCCGGACCATCATCGACCTGGGCATGGGCGCCGTCGGCGACGCCCTGGACAAGGGCGGCTCCGAGGCCGCCCTGCCCCTGCTGCGCACGATGCTTGCGCAGGCCACCACCGCGACCGCCAGCTCCCGGGAAATCGACTACGCCAGCACCGGCGCTCAGCGCCTGGACGTCTACCGCCAGGCTCGCGACAACCCCGGCGAGTTGTTGGGAATCCCGACCGGATTCCAGTTCCTGGACCAGGTGACGCTCGGTATTCAGCCGCAGCAGATGATCGTCCTCACCGGGCTGGCCAAGTCCTGCAAAACCACCGTCATGTTGGGGATGACCAGGTCGGCCTACGACTACGGCGCCAAGCCGTTGCTCGTCTCCTTCGAGATGCCGTATCAGGAGATCGCCCGAAGGCTCGATGGATTCCTCGCTCGGGTCAACCCCCGCAATCTCCAGACCGGACAGCTCTCCGCGAAGGAATGGCGCCAGCTCGAAGAGGCCCTGAACGGGCCGCTGGGTGAGCAGCCCTACATCGTCACCGAGGACCGCGCCGGCGCCATGACGATCAGCGGCATCCAGACGAAGATCGACCAGCTTTCCCCGTCCGTCGTCTTCATCGACGGCGCCTACTTCCTCTACGACGAGATCAGCCGGGAATCCCAGACGCCGATCGCGATGACGAACATCTCCCGGGGCCTCAAGAAACTCGCCCTGACCAACGACCTGCCGGTGGTGGTCACCACGCAGTCGCTGTCGCACAAGGTCGGCGCGAAGGGCTTGACCGTGAATTCCCTCGGCTACACGAGTGCGTGGGGCCAGGACGCGGACCTGGTCGTCGGCATGGAAGCCTGCGACGAGGATCTGTTCTACCGGCTCAAGGTTCTCGCCTCCCGCAACGCGGCGCCCCAGGAACACCTCATCTCCATCTCCTGGGACCCCCCGATGTTCGAGGAGGCGGAAATTGAAGCCGACCTCCCCTACTGACTTCTGGGACGACCTGTCCGCGTACGCCAACCCCGTGCCGGCCGACGTCCCCGGCACCCTGCGCGCCCTCGGCATCGACGTACTGCGGGAGTTGAGCAAGGAAGACTCAACGGAGTATCTCGCTCACTGTCCCGCCCACCTCGCGCTCACCGGCAAACGGGACCGCACGCCGTCGTTCTCGGTCAACGGCACCAGCGGCCTGTTCCACTGCTTCTCCTGCGGGTACGCCGGCCCGTTCGTCCAGCTCGTGGAGGACGAGCGCGGGTACAGCCGCATCGACGCCTTCCGCTGGATTGCCCGTCGCGGGACGTACCGGACGGCCGAGGCCGGCGCCCCCGCCGCCGCGCCCGCCGAAAACAGCATCCGCATTAACGAAGCCTCCCTGGCCCTGTTCACGGCCCCGCCCTCCAAGGCGTGCGCACGACGCGGCATCACCCCCCAGGCGTGCGCCGACTTCGGCGTCCTGTGGAACCCCGAGAAGCGCCGGTGGATTCTCCCCATCCGCGACCCGCACACAGCAGAGCTGTGGGGCTGGCAGGAGAAGGGCAAGCGGTTCTTCCGCAACTACCCGCCCGGCGTCCACAAGTCGCTCACGCTCTTCGGCGACCTGTCCTGGAGCGGCGACACCGCGCTGCTGCTGGAGTCCCCCCTGGACGCGGTACGCGCCCACAGCCTGGGGATAACCGGTGCCTTCGCGAGCTTCGGCGCGCACGTCTCCGAGGCGCAGATGCGCCTCCTGAAGGCCCGCTGCCGCTGCCTCGTCATCGGCCTCGACAACGACACGGCCGGCCACACCGCCCGCGACAAGATCCACAGCCGCTGGAGGCCGCGCGGCCTGGCCATGAAATTCCTCGACTACAGCCACACCCCGGCCAAAGACCTGGGCGACATGAGCGACGCCGACGCACTGCGTGCGTACCAGGGCGCGCACCACCCCTGGCGCAGGAGGCGTTGATGTTCACCGGCACCCTCTTCCCCTACCAGCACGAGGCCGTCGACCGCGTCCTGCTCGACCGCTGTCTCCTCGTCGCGTACTCGATGGGCACGGGAAAAACGGTTCTGACTCTCGCGGCGTTGGAGGAGCTGTTCGGCGAGGGTGACATCAGCCGCTGCGTGATCATGGTTCCGTCCAGCCTCAAATGGCAGTGGGCCCAAGCCGTGGCCGCGTTCACGGACGTCCCCACCCGCACCATCACGCTGCGCGGCGTAGACCTTGTCGTTCCGACCGAGGACATCTGCACCGTCATCAACGGCACCCCGAAGAAGCGCCGCAAACAGTGGGAGACGGCGCAGCACGCGGACTACGTACTCGTCTCCTACGGCGCCGTCCTGCACGACTGGAAGCAGTTGTGCGCGCTGCCCGCCGACGCCCTGGTCCTCGACGAGGCCAGCGCGATCAAGAACTTCGCGGCCCGGACCACCAAGCGCGTCAAGAAACTGCGCCCGCCCGTGCGCATCGCGCTGACCGGCACACCGGTCGAAAACCGGCCCGAGGAGGCGTTCTCCATCATGGAGTGGGTCGACGCGAAAATCCTCGGGCGCTGGGACCTCTTCGAGAAGAGCTACATCAACCGCAACTTCTTTGGCGGGGTGTCCAGTTACAAGAATCTCGGGCTCCTGCACGAAAACCTGTCGCGGGCCATGATCCGCAAATCCAGACTTGATCCCGAGGTCGCGAAGTATCTGCCCGAGGTCACCGAGACGACCCGGCACGTGCAGCTCGACACGACGACCCGCTCCATCTACAAGGCCATCCTCGCCGACGTCCAGGCGGCGATGGACGAACTGGCCGAGGGCGGCCAGGACTTCGATCTGGCGGCGTACTACGCGGGCATCAAGCAGGACGGCGCGTTCGGCGCCCAGGGCAAGCTCATGGCCCGCCTCCAGGCCGCCCGCCTCCTGCTCGACCACCCGCAGCTCCTGATGGACTCCGCCGTGGCGTTCCACGAGGGCACCGGCGGCTCGCAGTACGCGGCCGACTTCGCCGCCTCGCGCTACGACCTCCCCGACCTGCATGCCGCCCCCAAACTGGGCGCTCTGGACGACCTGGTCGCCACGATGCTCGCCGAGCCCGGCGCCAAAGCCGCGATCTTCACCGACTACCGCCGGATGCTGCCCTACCTGGCCGAGCGCCTCGACAAGCACGGGGACCTGGCGCTGTTCCACGGCCAGCTCAACTCCGACGAGAAGGCCGGCGTCCTCGCCCGCTTCAAGACGGACCCGGAGTGCCGACTGTTCATCTCGACAAATGCCGGCGGATACGGGCTCGACCTTCCCGAGGCCCAGTACCTCGTGAATTACGACCTCCCGTACTCGAACGGGGTTCTGTCCCAGCGCAATACCCGCCACGTTCGCGCCTCATCGACATTCGAGCGTGTTCACGTGACGAACCTGGTCGTCGAGAACACCGTGGAAGAGCGTGTGCAGGCCACTCTCCGCCTGCGCCAGAAACTGTCGCAGGCCGTGGTCGACGGTCGCGGCGCCGGCGCCCTGGACATGGACGTCGAGTCCCTCGCGGAGCACATCGAAAATGTCATGTGAGGCACTCGTTTGGCCGATTGGCCGCAATTTTTCAGACTCGTAGGGTTTTCGGACCGGAGCATTCCGAGTAGCTCCTTCCCGTAAGCACTCCCTGGGAGCAATACGTGCCCGAAGACAACGTCGACAGCACGGCACCAGAAAGCGAGTCCCGCCCCCTCCCATTCGACCCGGTCATCCCGACCTTCCGGGAATGGGCAATGCTCAAGGCGCAGCAGACGGAACTCACCACGCGGATGAACAAACTCCGCGACAAGGTCGCAACCGCTGTCGAGGCTCGCGGATACGCCGACCACAAAGGCAGTCAATACATTGACCTGCCCTTCCCCATCCCGGTCGGCGACAGCGAGTACGTCCGCATCAAGCGCGAACGCCGCGTCTCCGTCGTCGCCGACCTGGAGGCCGCCGAACGCATCACCCGCGCACGCGGCGAGAACATCTACCGCCGCGCCTTCCCTCCGGTCCCCACCCTGGACGCCGACGAGCTGTACGTCCTGCTCCAGGAAGGTCAGCTCACCGAGGCAGACATGGACCAGATCATGGTCCAGAAGGAGACCTTCGCATTCCGGGGCCTGGTGTCGTGAGCGGCATCATCCCGCAGCGCCAGCCCCTGGACGTCTACCCGGGCACATCCCGCCCGCTCGGCACCGCCCACCCCACACGGGGCTACCCGGGCGGCGAGATCCCGACCTGGGACGACGACCCGGTCTACAAGAAGATCTCCGGCTTCTACCGCGAATTCTTCGCCATCTCGCACCTGGCCGGCGCGCTCGGCCGCGCCCCGAAAACCATTTACAAGTGGGAGGCCAACGGCCTTTTCCCCGGGGCGACTTGGATCTACAACTCGGACTCCAAGAACGGCCGCCGGCGCCTCTACACCAGGGCGCAGATCGAAGGCGTGGTGCTCATCGCCCACGACGAAGGCGTGCTGTCCGGGACCAGCCGCTTCATCTCGCAGACCAATTTCCCCGAGCGCTGCCGCGAGCTGTTCGTCAAGACACGCGCCGCACTTCCCGAACCAATTCAGAACTGGAGCTGACCCATGCCCGAAACCCGTACCTACGGCCGCCGTCGTCGCCAACTCCCCACCACCACCGCCTCCGGTGACACCGCGCCCGCCAAGCGGGAGGCCGTGTCCGGCCGCGTCGTCTCCACGGGTGCCGGCGGAGAGACCCAGATGGCCGGCTGGGACGCCATGGAGAAGGCAGCCTCGGCCTCCGGCTCCGACATGTACCTCAAGGTCGACGACAAGCCTCAGGTGATCAAGGTCGTCGGGGACGGACCGTTCGACGTCTACAACTCCCACTGGATCGACGAGATCGAGGACGGCTCCAAGTCGGTGCGCTGCTGGGGCACACCCGACTGCCCGCTGTGCAAGATCGGCGACAAGGCGAAGCGTTTCTCCGCGTGCTTCGACGTGATCTCCCTGGACGACCCCGACACCCCCGTCATGAAGGTGTGGGAAGCCGGAATCAAGGTGGCCCGCCAGCTCAAGGAGATCGCCACCGACGACAAGCGCGGCCCCCTCAATCGCGAGGACATCTACTTCACGATCAAGAAGGAGCAGAAGAAGAAGTCGGTCGAATACACCTTGGAGCGCGTCAAGAGCCGCGACCTCTACGAGGAGTACGACGTCGAGCCGCTGACCGACGAGACCCTCCAGGCGTTCGCCGACGAAGCCCATCAGTGGGGCGACGTCGTCAAGGAAAAGCTGGACGACGACGCCATGAGCGAAGTCGTCGACCTGGTCATGGAGAGCTGACCCACTCTCCCGCCGACCGCCCGCCCCGGGTGACGCTCACACCCCGGGGCGGGCTGCTTTTCGAACCAGGGGCGCTCGTGCACCAGCTCGTCACCACCACCGACCAACTCCACGAAGTTGTCGAGTACTTCGAGGCGCGCGACGCCTTCGCATTCGACGTCGAAACCGTCGGCACCCACCGTGGCGTGCCGGCCGTCAACGAAGTCACCTGGCTGTCCCTGTCCACAGACGGCGCCTGCTCCGTCATTCCACTCGGCCACCCCAACGGCTACAACCTTCTGCGGAAGGCCACCTGGCGCAAGAACAAGAGCACCGACGAGCGCGAGGCACTCCCCGCTCTTTTCGACGAGCCGCCCAAGCAGCTACGGCCGTCCCAGGTATTCGGCGCGCTGGAGAACCTGTTCTACTCCGACCGCACCAAGGTCGCCCACAACGCCCCTTTCGACCTCCTCAGCGTCTCGAAATATTTCCCGGACCGGGACTTCCCGCCCCCGCCCTACGGGGACACCATCGTCGCCGCGTGGCTGCTCAACGAAAACCGGCTCCTGGGCCTCAAGCCCTTGGACCGCGAGCGGTACAACCTCGACTACGACCACGACAACACCGGCAAGTGCGTCGAGAAATGGCCGTTCGGCCAGGTCCACGAATACGCCTGGCTCGACGGGCGCACCACGTGGCTCCAGTGGAAGGACATGCGGCCGAAGCTGACGGCCGAGGGCCTGGACGACGTATGGGCCCTGGAAATGGATGTCCTGCACTGCCTGCTCCACATGGGCAAGGGCGTCCCGATCGACATCGCCGCCCTCAAGGAACTGCGCACCCGGCTGCGCGGGGAGATGGAGCACGCCGAGGCCGAGGTCTACCGGGCCGCCGGCAAGGTCTTCAACCTCAACTCCACGCCGCAGAAACAGCAAATCCTCTACACCGAACAGGGCCTGAAGCCGCGCAAGTTGACGAAGAAGGGCGCGCCCAGCACGGACGCCGAGGCCCTGGAGCCGTACAAGGGCCGCAATGAGGTCGTCAACGCACTCCTCAACTTCCAGGACGTCAACAAAATCCTGTCCACCTACGTGGAGGGCTACCTGGGCAACGAGGAGGAGGGAAAGCCCACCCAGATCTTCAACGGCCGCATCTACCCGCTGCTGAAGCAATTCGGCACGGTCACCGGCCGGTTCAGCTCCTCGAAGCCGAACGTCCAGAACTGGCCCAGGGCTGAAACGGAGTGGGGCAAGGCCATCCGTGACCTCATCAACCCGCCGCCCGGACACGTCCTCCTGGTCGCCGACTACGGGCAGATCGAGCAGCGCATCCTCGCTCACTACGCCGGCAAGGGCGCACTGTGGCAGGGCTTCTGGGACGGCGTGGACGCCCACACCGCCACCGCGAGCGCCGTGTTCGGGGTCGCCCCCGAGGACGTCACCAAGCAGATGCGCCAGGTGGCCAAGGCCATTGCCTTCGCGATCAACTACGGGGCGGGCCCCGGCAAGGTCGCCGACATGTCGCACACCACGCTGCGCCGCGCCAAGCAGATCCTCGCCGAGCACGAGCGCCAGTTCCCCGAGGTGTACGCCTACAAGCGCAAACTGCTGCGCACCGTGCGCTCGCGGCACCCCGAGCCGTATCTGCGCACCCTGCTGGGCCGCAAGCGCCGCCTGACCGACCTCCACTCCTACGACAAGGGCCGCCGCGCGAAGGCGGAACGCCAGGTCGTCAACAGTCATATCCAGGGCTCCAGCGCCGACATGACGAAGCTCGCCATGGTCCGTCTGCACAAGGGGCTGATGGACGGCATGCAGATCCTGCTCTCCGTCCACGACGAGATCGCCGTCATGTGTCCCGCTGACATCGCGGACCAGGGCGCGAAGATCCTGCACAACGCCATGGCCGGCGAGGAAATGCAGCTCCTTTCCGTCCCCGTCACCACGGACGTAAAAATCTGCAATCGCTGGTCTGAAGCGAAATAATTCCCCGACCTAGGCTGGGAGTATGCCTGATATCGAGTCCACAGCACCCGCCATCTTCCGAGGAATGCTCCGGGACATTGTCGCGTGCAGCGATTACGACGAAGTGTGCGTGCGGCTCGGACTGGTGCCGGCCGGACCTGACGTAGACGAAGTCGAACACCTCGCGTCACACAACAGGATCGAACGCTTCATGCCGGTCGCCGATCAGGCTCTCGCGCATGCCGACGTCGCCGCGAATGCCCTGTGCCGGCTGACGCATCTGACAGACGAAGAGGAGGACAT